AACGTAGGTATTGGGAAGACACCAAGTGAAAAATTAGACGTTGAAGGTAATATACAAGCCGTTAATACAGCAGGAACCGCTGTCTCTTATGTTGATATTGTGAGCGGCGCGACTTGGAGGTTGGCTTCAAATCCTACATCTGGAACAAATTCTTATGGGTTAGATATTATTAAAGGAAGTGCTGGTACTGATGTAAAAATGTCAATAGACAGTTCTGGCAACGTTGGTATCGGGACGACTTCCTAACCAAAAGCTACAAGTTGGTGGTAACCTACACGTTTACGATGAAGAGGGCGATACTGATGCTTCAATTTTCTTAAGCACAGGTACGTCAAACGTAACAACTGTTAAAATAGCTTCAAACGGTGATTCTTACTTCAACGGTGGCAACGTAGGTATTGGAACTACTAGTCCTGTTTCTAAGTTAGAAGTTTCATCTGAAATGGAGATTGCATATTAACTGTTTCAGCAGATACAGATAATTCTACTGCTACAAGTAACCCTAAGCTTTTGATGTTACAAAAAGGTAGCACAAAAACTTCTTTGATAGAAATGGATTCCAGTAATAGAACTCATTTTTCAAATTCAGATGGTTATTATTTTAGCGGAGGTAACGTGGGGATAGGAACTACTAGTCCTAGCCAAAAGTTAGAAGTTGCAGGGAGCGTTGCTGTAACTGGAACCAATGTAACAGTTGCAAACGCATCAAACCCTTATATATATATAAACGATACAAATGCTGGTGCTGGTATATTTCAACAAGAAGGCAATACTACAAGAATAGGTTCTGATTCAAATACTCAAGTTGTACTTGTTCAAAACAATGCAACTGCAGTTACTATAGACACAAGTAAAAACGTCGGGATTGGGACGACGAGTCCTGATTATAAACTTGAAGTAAATGGTACGTTAGGTGTAAATAGAACTGATGGTATTATTTTTGCGGGTAGTGCAGCACCAGGTTATGGTAACAAAATAACTGTAGATACAAGTAACGACTTTATTTTTAGCACGTCTCTACCTAGTGCTCCATACACTACTTCTGAAAAAATGCGTATCGCAAACGGCGGAGCCACTACTTTTGCTTCTACTGTAACCGCTACAAACTTCATACTATCTTCTGATGAAAGACTAAAAGAAAATATTGAAAAAGTATGTGATAATAGAGTTAAAGCAGATTGGAAAACTTTTGAATTAAAAACAGAAAAAGGGCAGAAAAGATATGGTGTTATAGCTCAAGAGTTAGAAAAGACTAACCCTGAGTTTGTAAGAGAAGACAGTCAAGGATTTAAGTCTGTAGCTTATATAGATTTACTAATTGCTAAAATTGCTGAGTTAGAAGCAAGATTAGAAAAACTAGAAAAATAATGGCAGTACCAAATACAACTACTTTTACGCTGCAGAACGTTGTTGATGAGGTTAATCCAACGACAGATGATTTAGTTGATTGCTTCGCAGACGCAACAAGTTCTAGTTTTGATTCTAATTACAGTGGTAGTAAAAATAACTTACTTAATTTTAGAAACTATGGAGGTGAACAGTATTGGGATTATGCGGCCGGTACTCAATCAACACTTACTAATATATGCTCTTTATCATTAACTGAAATAATATATCAACAACATCCCACTGTTCAAGCTTTTGATTTTAATGATCCTATATATTCTGATACATCAGGAACACTTGCACCCGCAGGATGGTGGAAAGTTAGTGTACTTTATAGGTACTGGACTGGATCAGCTTGGGCAGGATCAACATTATCGTGTTAAAATAAATAAATAAATAAATAAATAAACCAAAACTAAAACAAAAATTATGACAACTTACAATTGGAATTGCAAAACAGTAGATTGCTACCCAGAACAAGACAACGAAGCGGATGTAGTGTACAATGTGCACTGGATTGTAACAGGTGTATCAGATCAAAAAGATCCACAAGGAGACTTTTACTCAGCTACAAACATTGGAACACAAACTCTAGACACAAGCCAGATAACAAATTTCATACCGTTTGATCAATTAACAAACGACGAAGTAGTTGCTTGGACTAAAGGAGCAATGGGTGACGAACAAGTTGCTAGCATTGAAGCAAGCATACAAAGTCAGATAGATAGTTTGATTACACCTACAAGTGTTACATTAACTATTGGAGATCCTGTGCCGCCTACACCTGAGGTTGAGGAGCCGCAAGAGCCTGAGGCTGAAGATTAATTAGGTAAAAAATCGAACAAAACGAGTAATAATACTCGTATACCTAAAAAGGGTGAATTAAATCAAATCAAATTAAATTAAATATGAACGGAATTGTCAAAAACTTGAACTTTGGTGACGATGCTAGAGATCAAGTATTTAAAGGAATAGAAAAGTTAGCAAATGCTGTCAGCTCTACATTAGGAGCTGGCGGTAAATGTGTGATGCTAGAAGACGGTACGGGTAAACCCGTCATAACGAAAGACGGTGTTACTGTAGCTGATTCTATAATATTGTTTGATCCAGTTGAAAACATGGGATCTACACTTTTAAAAGAAGCCGCTAGGAAAACTGTTCAAGAAGCAGGTGACGGTACAACTACCGCAACTGTTTTAGCGCACGCTATATTAAAAGAAGCTTATACTGTTTCAGAAAAGAAAAATGCTAGAGAAATAAAAGATGGTATTAATTCTGCAGTTGAAAAAGTAATTAAGTATTTAGAAAAGCTAGCAGTTGACGTGAAAGGAGACATGCTAGATAATATAGCTTCTATATCTGTTAACAACGACAATGAATTAGGTTCTATTATAGCTGATGCTTTTAGATCTGTAGATAATACAGGTATTGTAATGATGGAAACTGCCGGTGACGGTAAAACTGTTTCTGAATTAATTGAAGGTGTACCTTATGATAAAGGTTTAACAAACTCTCATTTCATTACAAACGAACAAACAAAAACAGCTGAATTAGAAAATCCATTAGTATTAATTATGGAATCCCCAGTTAATACTATAAGAGATATACAAAAAGTGCTGGAGTACGTAATAAAAAACAATAAACCTTTGCTTATTATAGGCGATTTAGAACAAGGTGTTTTATCAACTCTGGCTACCAATAAAAAGAAAGGTAATCTAAAAGTAAACGTAATCAATGCTCCTACTTACGGTATTAGCAAACGTGAAGTACTTGAGGATCTATCTTTACTAACTGGAGCTACAATAGTCAATGAAGATTTAGGAGATGACCTTGATTCAATTGACGTAGATTATTTAGGATCTTGTTTAAAAAGTGTTACCTCACACGAGGACACTGTTATAACGGTCTCTGAGGCATCCGAAAAGATAAAGGATGTAATACGTAGCATAAAAGAAAAGCTTACAAACAACACGCTAAAAAGTTGGGAAGTTATAAAGCTTGAAAAAAGATTATCAATGCTAACTGCTAAAATTGCAGTGGTTAAAGTTGGTGCAAACTCTGAAGTAGAGTTAAAAGAAAAAAACTGATAGAGTTGAAGACGCTATCTGTGCAACAAAAGCAGCCGTTAAAGAAGGTATTGTACCAGGCGGAGGCGTTGCATTATTAAATGCTTCAACATATATTAAAAGTGAAGGATTAGGTGAAGAAGTTTTATTAAGAGCTATAAAAGCCCCTTACTTTACAATATTAGAAAATGCAGGTATCACAGCATCAGAACCGCAAGACAAAGGTGTTGGTTTGAATGCAATAACAGGAGAACCTGTAGATATGGTTAAACACGGTATAATTGATCCGTTAATGGTAACCAAAAGTGCATTAAGAAATGCTGCGTCTGTAGCTACTACAATATTATCAACTGATTGTGTAATTAATAATTTAAGAGCAAATGAAGGCGATAGGTAGAAACTTAATAATAAAGAAACAAAAAGAAGGAGTAGCCGCAACTAAAGGCGGTTTACTTCTTGCCGAAAAACAAAGGGAAGATATAAGATACATTAAAGCATCTGTAATATCTCCTGGAGAAGAAGCAACCAAAGCAGGTCTAAATGAAGGTGATTTAATTTACTACGATAGACACGCTGGTCACACAATAGAAATAGAAGGTGATCCGTATCAAGTTATAAAAATGCAAGATATAGTTGTAGTTTTATGAGAATAGATGCTAGTGATGTTAAAAAATTAGGGTTGTTGAAACACTACAGAATCATACGAAAATGGGCATGTAGAAATAATGACTTAAACGACGCTGATCTAGAACTATTAATTTATTTAGATTGTTTAGACATGTTTACTAAGCAAGATTTTAAAACAGGTACGTTTTCATACAGTTGGGATAATAGAAGATGGAATAAGTTATTGAAGGAAGACTGGATTTCTGTTTGGCGAAAAAGAAATAGAACTACTCAAAAGTATCATATATATAAAGTATCATTTAAAGGCAAGCAGCTTATAAATAGAATTTATAGGATAATGCTAGGTCAGGATGATATACCTACGAGTAGTAGAAATAGAATAATGAACGGAGATACTTATACTGATAAAGTACTAAGTGTTTCTATAAAAAACGTAAATAACGATAAAAGCAGATAATTATGTTTGGAGCAGGTAATCAATATAAAGGAATTTTAGGTATAACACAAAAACTGCTAGCAAAGCGAGAACAGGAGGAATATAGAGCTAATGCTAGCGTAGGAGATCCTTTTTTTAAACCTGGGGTAGAAAGAGTTAAGCCGCCGCAAAGAACTGATTCTGCTAGTTATGGGAATAAATCTATTTTTTCACCAAATGAAAATACCTGCGGGAATCATGTGTTTGGCGATCAAGAGCAAAGAAGAAGAAGTATGCCTGTTAGAGGAAATGTTGAAGGACCTTTAGCTATGAAAGATCAAAATGGCGACGGTAAAATTACGCGTGCTGATGTTATAAAAGCTAGAGTAGAGGGTTATAAAAAATAAACTTATAAATAAATAGATATGAAAGATTATAAAAACAAAGCATCCGTAGGTCAGAACGCTATATGGGATGGACCATTAGATTTAGACGCGTTACCAAAAGGCTATGGGTCTAGTTCAGGTTGCAAAGGAATGGAAATTTCAAAAGCGCATTGCGGATGCAGCTCTATAAAAGGGCCGATCACACAGCGAGCTAAGCAGTAAGGTTATGATAACTCAAGATGTGAAATTATACGCAATAAATCTAGCTACAATGGCAGTGACAATGACTAATATAGAAGTATATTTAAAAATACTTTTATTGCTAGTGACAATAGGATATACATTATCCAAATGGGTTAAACTAAAAGAATAAGATATGGCATTTACACAACCATCAAGTCCTTTTTTAAAAAAGAAAAAAAGTGCTGCTAGGACAGAAAGAAAAGAGTTTCGCCAAGAAAGGCGCGCTAATAGAAAAGCTGAAAAAGGAAAAGCCCCCTCTCGTAAAAAATCAGAAGGAAACTATGCTAAAGTAAAAAAAGGTGGAGGTACTGGAGCCGCAGCAGGTGGCGGTATGACAAGTAAAGGAGTAGCTAAATATAGAAAAGATAACCCCGGTAGTAAATTAAAAACAGCAGTTACAACACCTCCTTCTAAATTAAAGAAAGGAAGCAAGGCTGCTAAAAGAAGAAAATCATTCTGTGCTAGATCAAAAGGCTGGACTTCTGAAAGAGGGAGAGCTGCTAGAAGAAAGTGGAATTGTTAAAAAAAATATGGCTTTTAAAATCCAACCATTTTACAATATAGACAATACTCCTATTTACAGTGTAGATATGGAAGAGGGTGTTTTAGGTAGAGCTAATAATAACGGTACTATTGTTATAAATAATAATTTATCACCAGTTAAATTAAAAAGTGTAATAGCACACGAAAAAGTACATATAGATCAAATGAAGCGTGGTGATTTAGATTACGACGATAATAATGTGTACTGGAAAGGTAAAAAATATTCAAGGGCTCAAATGAAAGAAGGGGCTAAAAACCTACCTTGGGAAAAAGAAGCATATAAAAAAGCAAAATAATTATGGCATTTAAAATAAAAAGATTTATATCACCAATAAACAATAATTCTAATGAGGATCCTATAGATCCAGTAATGGAAGCGCATGCTGCAAAATATTACAGAAGAAAAGAATTTGAAAAAACAGGTAAAAATAAAGTAGCTAAAGCGGTTAAAACTGAAAGTGCTTCTAAAGGAGTTAAGTCAGACTCTACACCTAAAATAAATAAGTCAAAACCGACTAAAAAAGAAGCGCCTAAATCCAAACGCGAAGTAAAAAGAGAGGATCGTAAAAACGAGCGTAAAGCTAAAAGAAACGCTAGGTTAGATAAAAAAATAGCTAGACAGACTAGAAAAGGTAAAGAAGCTGGAGACGGCGCTAAAAAAGGTATTGATTCAAAAGCGCTAGCAAAAAGAAGAAGAGTTGATAAACTAAAAGCTAGAAAGGCTAAAAATAATAAATAAATAAATAAATTATGGCTTACAAACAATCACCGGGTAGAATGAACATGCCGAAAACAGGTAGAGGTATATCAAGTGCGTTGGCACTGGTAGATCCAAAAGATCCAAAAGATCCAAAAGATCCAAAAGATCCAGATCCAACTAAACTAAAGTATAAAAATACCAAAGTAACATCTACTGTTGATAACAAAATAGTCCCTATAAAAGGTGAGGCTACTGTTAATATAAGTGCCACTAGAGAAAAGAAAAGTTTTAGTAAAGACTCTAATGAGCTAAAAAAACAAAAAGATTGGATTAAAAATAATCCAGGTAAATACAATAAAATGATTTCTCAGACTAAAGACAAAGTCGTAAAGGTAACTAGGGAAAGAGATTATAAGGTAAATAAAACTCCTGACAAACTATACGCTAATCCTTATAAAAAGCCAAATTATAAAAGATATGAAAAATCAAGAAACAGTAGGCTAGCGAAAGCTTCTCAAGCTGGAGATTCATTGAGTTTACCTAAAATTGAAAAACTAGGAAGAATGGTAGATGGACCTGGTTTCCATAAAAGTACTACTATGAGAGTTTTCATGAGAGATAACAAAGTTGGTTATGGTAACGCTCCTAAGTCCAGCAAAGGATCTAAAACAGGTTCTATGGGTAACTGGTCTTATAAAATTAATAAATAGTGAAAAAAATATTAGAATTTTTTAGTACTAAAGTTTTCAAACAAGTAGGTGATGTGGTTGATAAACTATTTACTAGCGAAGAAGAAAGATTAAATGCTAGAAATGAAATATTCAAAGTACTACAAGACGCTCAGTTAGAGCTGCAGAAAATGCAAACTGAAATTATTGTAGCTGAAGCTAAAGGTAACTGGTTGCAAAGAAGTTGGAGGCCAATACTAATGCTTTCATTTGGTTTTATAATTATATATACAAAATTCATATCGCAGTTATCCACATACTTAGTAACACCTGTTTTAGAGCCAGAATTCTGGAGCTTATTAGAAATAGGTATTGGAGGTTATGTAATAGGTAGAAGTGGTGAAAAAATCGTAGATAAGCTAGGACCTTTATTTAAAAAGTAAAAAGATTAAAAACAAGTAATAATAGTAATAACAGTAACCAATTAAATTAAATAAAATGGGAAAATTAACAGATGAACAATTAAAGTCTATTAAAGACGCAACAGGAAAAATGAACTCTATACTTACGGAAGTAGGATTTTTAGAGGCAAAAAAAGCAGAATACCTAGCAGCACATTTTGAAGCTGCAAAAGAATTAGATGGTATCAAAGCTGAAATCAGAGAAGAGTATGGTGACATCACTGTGAACTTAGCTGATGGTACTTATGAAGAAGCTAAGCAAGAAGAAGACAAAAACTCTTGAGATAGCGGAATAATGGATTCTGTTGTAAGAAAAATAAGTATAGGTTCTGACTATAAGAATGACGCTATGCACTATTCAGTAGGGCAAAACGTTTATGGTGGACATACTATAGATTGCATAATACATGACACGCAATCTAATTCTTACAGTATTTACATAAAGAAAGGAAATGAGGTGATGCCATGGAAGAAGTTTAATTCTAACATGGCAATATCCGTTGAGTATGATTTAGAATATTAAATGAGAAGTCTATACGATTTTATCGTCAAACCTATTGGCGATAGATACGATAACAAAATAAAGCTAGGCGACGTTACATTAATACTAAACACTAAAATTGAAGACTTTAAGTCTGTAAACAATTTAGCTATAGTGGTTGAAACACCAAAAGCTTTTAAAACAAGTATAAAAAAAGGTGATATCATAGTAATACATCATAATGTATTTAGAGTTTTTTATGATATCCGAGGTAATAAGAAAAGAAGTAGATCTCATTTTAAAGATGACTTACACTTTTGTTCAGCAGATCAAATATATTTGTATAAAAATACAGGGGATTGGAAATCATTTGGAGACAGATGCTTTGTAATGCCTTTAAAAAACAAAGACACTTTAAGATCACAAAAAGAGCAAGACCTTATTGGTATATTAAAAATAGGTAATAGTTCTTTAAAAGCGCTTAATATCAATCCAGGGGACACAGTAGGGTTTACACCCGGCAGTGAATGGGATTTTATAATAGACGATCAAAGAGTTTATTGTATGAAATCTAATGATATTGTAATTAAGTATGAACACAAAAGAAACCAAGAAGAATATAATCCTAGCTGGGCAAAAAGCAGTTAAGGAGTTAATTAAAGTGGCAGAAGAAAAGATCGTTGACTCAGAAGATGATTTATCAGCTGACAGACTTAAAAATGCTGCCGCAACTAAAAAATTAGCTATATTCGATGCTTTTGAAATACTTGCTAGAATAGAAGAGGAGGATGAAAGATTAAATGAAAACCCAAAAGAAGCTAAAGAAGAAAAAGCTTTTAGAGGTTTTGCAGAAGGAAGATCTAGATAATGTACGAACAAACCTTAGTAGCAGTATTAAAAGACTATATTAAACCTAAGATATTAAAAAGGTTAAACAGGTATAAGAAATGGGAGTACGGTTATAACGAAGAACACGACGTAGTTGTAATCAGTAAGACCGGGCAGATAGGAGAGGTTTACGAAATACAAGGAGTAAAAATAGCATTGCCAAAGAAAGATGATGTTATTAAATTTGAAGGAGACAAGTGGAAACACACGGAATACCCAAAAGAGCTTTCAAAGATAAAATCGGTATTTGATTGGGACGAATACCCTTCACAGTTTAAAGAAAAGTGGTATGACTATATTGATACAGAATTTAAAAGGCGTGAAGAAGGTTTTTGGTTTTTTAACAAAGACAAGCCTTCTTATATTACTGGTACTCACTACATGTACTTGCAGTGGTCCAAAATTGATGTTGGGGCAGCAGACTTTAGGGAGTCAAACAGATTATTCTTTATATTCTGGGAAGCTTGTAAAGCAGATGTACGTTGTTACGGAATGTGCTATCTTAAGAACAGACGGTCAGGGTTTTCTTTCATGGCCTCAGGCGAAACGGTTAATCAAGCTACAATATCCACAGACTCCAGATTCGGAATTTTATCAAAGTCTGGTCCAGATGCGAAAAAGATGTTTACTGATAAAGTTGTACCCATCTCAGTTAATTATCCCTTCTTCTTCAAACCAATCCAGGACGGTATGGACAGGCCGAAGACGGAACTTGCGTACAGAGTTCCCGCGTCCAAATTTACGAGAAAAAAGCTTGATACCAATGAAAAGCTACAAGAGATTACCGGTCTCGATACCACGATCGACTGGAAGAACACCGGGGACAACTCGTACGACGGGGAAAAATTAAAACTATTAGTCCACGATGAAAGTGGTAAATGGGAAAGACCTACAAACATATTAAATAACTGGAGGGTTACAAAAACTTGTTTGAGATTAGGTTCAAAAATTATAGGTAAGTGTATGATGGGTAGTACATCAAATGCTTTAGACAAGGGTGGTGAGAACTTTAAAAAACTATACTATGACTCCGACGCAACAAAAAGAAATGCAAATGGACAGACTCGTTCGGGACTCTATAGCTTGTTCATTCCTATGGAATGGAACTACGAGGGATACATTGATTCTTATGGATTTCCTGTATTTGAAACGCCAAAAAAACCAGCTGAAGGTCCTGACGGATCACCTATAAGACAAGGTGTAATTGAATACTGGAACAATGAAGTTGAAGGATTAAAAGGAGATCAAGATGGTTTAAACGAATACTATCGCGTCAGTTTCCAAGAACAGAGCAACACGCTTTTAGAGATGAAGCAAAGCAGTCGCTGTTTAACTTAACAAAGATATACGAACAAATAGATTATAACGAAGACCTTAGGAATACATCGATAATAACCACCGGAAGTTTTATGTGGGAGAACGGTGTTAAAGATACTAAGGTGATATTTGTACCAAATAAAAACGGTAGGTTCAACGTTAGTTGGGTACCACCTGTACAAATGCAAAACAGAGTTATAACAAAAGGTAATACAAAATATCCAGGTAACGAACACTGCGGCGCTTTTGGGTGTGACAGTTATGATATATCAGGTACAGTTGATAAAAGAGGTTCTAATGGAGCCTTGCACGGTTTAACTAAGTTTAGTATGGAGGATGTTCCACCTAACAGATTCTTTTTAGAATATATAGCTAGACCACAAACTGCTGAGATATTTTTTGAAGACGTATTAATGGCTTGCATATTTTACGGTATGCCAATACTTGCGGAAAATAATAAACCTAGATTACTGTATCATTTTAAAAGAAGAGGTTATAGAGGCTTCTCAATGAACAGACCTGATAAAAGATTAAACAAATTATCTGTAACTGAAAGAGAAATAGGTGGTATACCAAACTCTAGTGAAGATATAAAGCAAGCACACGCTGCAGCTATAGAATCATATATAGAAACTTGTGTTGGACGAACAGAAGCCGGTTATGGAGATATGTACTTTCAAAGAACATTAGAAGACTGGGGTAAATTCAATATAAACAATAGAACAAAGCACGATGCTTCTATAAGCTCAGGATTAGCAATAATGGCTTGCAACAAAAACTTATATTCACCGGTTAGTCCAGTGCAAAAAAAGGTTTACGATTTAGGAATTAAAAGATATGACAATAGAGGTTCTACGTCTAAAATATTAAGATAAATGAAAATACAAACAAATACCGATAGTTCTTTCCCTAACCAGGTTGTTAGCGACGAAGTAAAAGCTAGTTATGATTACGGCTTACAAGTCTCTAGAGCTATTGAACAGGAATGGTTCAATCAAGGAAGAGGTAATGGTAATAGATATTTAAATAATTGGAATAGCTTTCATTCATTACGATTATATGCAAGAGGAGAGCAGCCAATACAAAAATATAAAGATGAGTTATCTATAAATGGTGATTTATCTTATCTTAATTTAGACTGGAAACCGATACCAGTTATATCAAAATTTGTTGACATTGTTGTGAACGGTATGTCAAACAAATCGTACGATATAAATGCTTTTGCTCAAGATCCATTTTCTGTAAAAAGTAGGACTGATTATGCTTCTGCAGTTGAGAGAGACATGAATACTAAAGAAGCTTTAATAAACGTTCAGGAAAATTTAGGTATGGATTTTTCTTTAACAGGTAATTTAAACAGTCTACCTGAGAGCAAAGAAGAATTGGATGTGCATTTACAAATGACTGCTAAGCAAAACGTGGAAGTTGCTGAAGAGGAAGTTATAAACAACGTATTGGCATTTAACAAGTACGATCAAATAAAAAAACGATTAGCTCATGATTTAACCACTATAGGTATTGGAGCGGTTAAAACATCATTTAACAAAGCAGAAGGAATTGTTACTGATTATGTTGATCCTGCTAATATGATTTATTCATATACAGAGAATCCAAACTTTGAAGATGTATATTATGTAGGTGAGGTAAAGTCTATATCTTTATCGGAACTTAAAAAGCAATTTCCATCATTATCAGCGTCAGAGCTAGAAAAAATACAAAATATGCCTGGTAACTCACAGTATGTAACAAACTGGGGTAATTACGATGCTAACACCGTTCAAGTTTTATACTTTGAATACAAAACATATTCAGATCAAGTATTCAAAATAAAGAAAACAGATCAAGGATTAGAAAAAACATTAGAAAAACCTGACACATTTAATCCGCCAGCTAATGATAACTTTGAAAGGATATCTAGAACAATAGAAGTTTTATATACTGGAGCAAAAGTATTAGGTACAAATATTATGTTAGACTGGAAGCTAGCGGAGAATATGACAAGGCCTACAGCTGATACTACAAAAGTAATGATGAATTACTGTATATCGGCACCGAGAATGTACAAAGGACGTATAGAATCTATAGTTAGTAAAATTACTAGCTTTGCTGATATGATACAAATAACGCATCTTAAATTACAACAAGTAATGTCTAGAATAGTACCAGATGGTGTATTCTTAGATATGGATGGTTTAGCGGAAGTTGACTTAGGTAATGGTACAACATACAATCCAGCCGAGGCGTTAAACATGTACTTTCAAACAGGTTCTGTTGTAGGTAGATCACTTACTCAAGATGGCGAATTAAATAGAGGTAAGGTACCTGTACAAGAATTATCATCTTCAAGTGGTCAAGCAAAAATACAAAGCTTAATCGGTACATATCAGTATTATTTACAAATGATAAGAGATGTAACCGGGTTAAATGAAGCAAGAGACGGTAGTGCACCAGCTAAAGATTCACTTGTAGGTTTACAAAAAATGGCAGCTAACGCTTCTAACATTGCAACTAAACACGTACTAGACTCTTTGTTGTACTTAACTGTTAGAACATGCGAAAATATAAGTTTGAAGGTAGCTGATGTTATTGAAAATCCTTTAACAGAAAATGCTTTAACAAACGCTATAAGTACATTTAACACTAAAACTCTTGAGGAGTTAATGAACTTACAGTTGCATGACTTTGGTATTTATTTAGAGCTAGAACCTGAAGAGGAAGATAAAGCTTTGCTAGAGCAAAATATACAAGTGGCACTGCAGACACAAGCGATTGTTTTATCTGATGCAATTGATATTAGACAAATAAAAAATATAAAGTTAGCTAATCAATTCTTGAAGCTTAGACAAAAACAAAAAATAAAAAGAGAACAAGAACAGCAACAAGCTAACATCCAAGCGCAAGCGCAAGCAAACGCTGAAGCAGCTGAAAAAGCTGCAATGGCTGAGGTGCAAAAACAACAAGCACTTACTCAGGAAAAAGTAAGTATAGAGCAAGCTAAGTCGCAGTTTGAAATACAAAGAATGCAAACTGAAGCTCAAATAAAAAGAGAGTTAATGGCTGAAGAGTTCAACTTTAATATGCAGTTAGCTCAAGTAAGAGCAAACGCAGACGGAGCTAAGGAAAAAGAAATTGAAGATAGAAAAGATAAAAGAATAAAAATGCAGGGATCCCAGCAGTCTGAGTTGATACAACAAAGACAAACAGAGGGATTACCTAAAAACTTTGAATCATCAGGAAACGATGTGTTAGGTGGATTTGGGATAGAAGAATTCGGCCCTAGCTAATAAACAATTATTTAATTATATTATATTATGTCAGAAGTAAAAAAAGAAGGGGATTTTAAAATTAAATCCAAGAAAAAAAATCCTAAGCAATTAGGTAATCAATCTAGCGAACCTGTAAAGGTTAATATAGATGAAATAAAAGAACCAATAGCCGAAGAGGTTGCTAAGGTGGTAATACCAGAAGTTAAAGAAGATGTAGCTGAAGAACCTGTTATTGTAATTAACGATACACCGGACGACACTGCACAAGATGGTATTATAGAAATTGTAGATGAAGAACCCACTCAAGAGCCTGAAAAAGTTATTGAACAACAACCTCAACCAGTAGCTGAGCAAAGAGTGTTACCGGAAAACATAGATAAACTTGTTACCTTTATGGAAGAGACAGGTGGATCAGTGGAGGACTACGTTAGATTAAACGCAGACTACTCAAGTGTTGATGATAAAACACTATTAAGAGAATATTACAAACAAACAAAACCTTATCTAGAATCAGATGACGTTAGCCTACTATTAGAAGACTACGATTATGACGAAGACTTAGATGAGGAAAGAGATATACGCAAAAAGAAAATTGCGTTTAAAGAAGAAGTTGGAAAAGCTAAAAGCTTTTTGGAAAAAACCAAGAGTGAATATTACGACGAAATCAAGTTGAGACCCGGCGTTACTCAGGAACAACAAAAAGCAACAGAGTTTTTCAACAGATATCAAGAAGATCAGAAGATAGCTGAGCAACAGCATTCGGACTTTAAATCAAAAACAAATGATTACTTTACTAATGAATTCAAAGGTTTTGACTTCAATGTAGGTAAAAAGAAGTTTAGATATGGTTTACAAGATCCTAACAAAGTTGCAGAGAACCAATCAAGTATTAACAATTTCGTAGGAAAGTTTCTTGACGATAGCGGTAATATAAAAGACACGAAAGGTTATCACAAAGCTATTTACATCGCTTCAAATGCTGATAAGATTATTAATCATTTTTATGAACAAGGGAGAACAGATGCTACTAAAGAAATAGTTAGTAGTTCTAAAAATCCTAGCACAGAGCCAAGACAAACTAGCTCTGGTGAGTTTGTAAACGGAATAAAAGTTAAATCACTAAGCGGTCCTGATTCTTCTAAACTTAGAATTAAAACAAAAAAATTTAACTAAAAAAATTAAAAAATTATGGCTGCAATACCAGTAGATCCAGTATTTGGATCAATCACCCCAAGTCAAAAACAACAGACTTTGGCGGACAATTATTTAAACTTTACCGATGGAACAGGAAAGAACTTTTCACAACAGTACTTACCAGAGATCTATGAGGCTGAAGTAGAGCGTTACGGAAACAGAACTTTATCTGGATTCTTAAGAATGGTAGGGGCTGAGATGCCAATGTCTTCTGATCAGATCGTTTGGTCTGAGCAAAACAGATTACATATTTCTTACGATAGTGTAGTTTCAAATGCTGCAGGAACAACTTTAGCAATAGCTCAGTCTGCTGATAAGCAGTGTGTTATTAGCAATAATGCTACTATCGTAGTTATGAATCCTGCTACAGGGGATGAACTTAAATGTTTTGTAGTAAGTCAAACAGGAGCTTCAGGAGCTAGCGGTACTGTTACTTTAACCATAAAACCTTATACTCAAGCAACTTTAGATAGTACTAGCGGTTCTGAGCCAGATTTAGCTGCAAAAAGTAACTTAAAAGTATTTGTATACGGTTCTGAGTACGCTAAAGGAAGTGGAAATGGAGCAAGTTACGATCCTATATCAGTATCTCCTCAATTTAAACAATACTCAAATTCTCCAATTATTATTAGAGATCGTTACCAAATCAATGGATCTGACACTGCTCAGATTGGATGGGTTGAAGTAGCTACTGAGTCTGGTCAAGGAGGTTTCTTATGGTACTTAAAAGCTGAATCTGAAACAAGATTACGTTTTGAAGATTACTTAGAAATGTCTGTTATTGAAGGTGAGTTAAAATCATCTACATCAACTTTAGGAAATACTGTAAAAGGTACTCAAGGGCTTTTCTCTGCTATTGATGAAAGAGGTAACACCGTTACTGGTTTCACAGCTGCAAACGCAGGTGATCAGTTAGCTACTTTTGACAATATTTTGAAGAACTTAGATACTCAAGGTGCTATTGAAGAAAATATGCTTTTCTTAAACAGAGCTACTTCTTTAGACTTTGATGATATGCTAGCTAGCCTTTCTGCTGGAGCACAAGGTGGAACTGCTTATGGTTTATTTGAAAACTCTGAAGAGATGGCATTGAACTTAGGTTTCTCTGGATTCAGAAGAGGTTCTTATGACTTCTACAAGACTGACTGGAAATACTTAAACGATGCTTCTACTCGTGGAGGTGTTGCTGCTTCTGGAATTGATGGTGTATTAGTACCTGCTGGAACTTCTACAGTTTACGATCAAATATTAGGAACTAACATCAGAAGACCTTTCTTACACGTAAGATATAGAGCTTCTCAAGCTGATGATAGAAGAATGAAAAACTGGATCACTGGATCTGTTGGTGGAGCTTCTACCTCTGATTTAGATGCAATGCAGGTTCACTTCTTATCTGAAAGATGTTTAGTAACTCAAGCTGCTAATAACTTCGTGTTATTCAAAGGAGCATAATAATTTTGTAAGGATTACCCTTGTTGAACTGACAGGGGTAGACCTTACTCTTAACTATTTAATTATATTATATCATGGCTGCAAAAAAAGCACCAGCAAAGAAAGTTGAGGTTGCTCCTCAGCAAGAAGTAGTGGCAAAAGCCCCTGCAAAAGCACAACCAGCTAAACCAAGTTGGGAAATAAAAGATAGAACTTATCTCTTGAAGGGTAATAAAAGCCCTGTAACTTTTACATTAAATTCAAGACATACACACAGATACCCTTTATTATGGTTTGATGATAAAACAGCTACTCAAAAAGAATTAAGATATGCTGTAAATCAAAACTCTCCGCTTAAAGAAGAGCAAAAAGGAGAGTCAACTTTAGGACATATAGTTTTTAAAGAAGGCGTTTTAACAGTGCCAAAACAAAGGCAAAATTTACAAAAGCTTCTTTCTTTATATCACCCTAAAAGAAATGTTTTGTATTATGAATACAAACCAATAGAAATAGCAGAAGATGAATTAGACGATTTAGAAATTCAAATAGAAGCTATGGTAGCAGCTAGGTCTATGGATATAGATGACGCTGAAGCAATTTTAAGGGTTGAACTAGGATCTAAGGTTTCAGAAATGAGTTCAAAAGAACTTAAGAGGGACCTTATGTTATTTGCTAAAAAGAATCCAGATTTATTTATGGAGCTAGCAAGTGACGACAACGTACAATTAAGGAATGTAGCTATAAAAGCTACAGAAATGGGTATTGTTGTATTATCCCAAGATCAAAGAACTTTCACATGGGGATCAAACGGTAGAAAATTAATGACTGTACCTTTTGATGAAAACCCATACTCTGCTATGGCATCTTACTTTAAAACCGATGAAGGTGTAGAAGTTTATAGGTCAGTAGAGAAAAACTTAGAATAACATGTAATATTAATATTAGCTGGCTACTTACCGTGGCCGGCTGGTATTATAATAAAAAAATAAATAATGGCTATAAATGTAGATTTAGTTTATAAAACTGTCTTATTAATACTTAACCAACAACAAAGAGGTTATATAACTCCGGACGAGTTTAATAAAGTAGGTAATCAAGTTCAGCAGGGTATATTTGAAAAATATATGAGTGACCTGAATCAACAGCTTCGTATACCGGAAAATGACAACGAGTATGCTAACAGAGTTAAAAACCTAGAAGAAAAACTAGATATATTTAAAAAAATAGCCACACCTACTTTTTCAACAAATCACTTCACAACTGCTTCATTGCCGAACTTCTATAGGTTAGGCACTGTTATATATGACGATACCATTGAAGCTCAAATGGTGCAAAGAAATGAATGGTATAAAATAAAGAAATCACCATTACTTGCACCAACTAAAAAACAACCTGTATTTTTATACGAAGACACTAAGATAAGTGTATACCCAACAAGTATAACCTCTAATATTCAAGTATCTTACTTGAAGCAGCCTGCGATGATAAATTGGGGATATTCAGTTGGTAGCTTAGGTCAATACATTTATAATGCTGATTCTTCAGTCAACTTTGAATTACATCCGTCTGAACAAGTTGATGTTATTACAGGTATATTATTATATTCAGGAGTTATAATACAAGACCCTACTATAATACAAGTAGCATCTCAAAAAATACAACAAGAAGACATAAACGAAAAATCTTAATAATTCATGGGCTTAATCACAGAAAATAATCAGCAATATTACGCAGGTGTACAAAAGTTTTTATCTGCAGCTGGGGAAAATCAAGCCTTTACGACTACCTTTGATACAGACTTAGTGCTTGGTAGTTATAATCCCTCTAATGCAAATTATGCCTTAAACAACTTTAAGTTATATACCGCAAACGCAGGGGTTTCAACATATACAGAGTATACTAGTACATATACTGTTGTTGATAATAAAATAACTATTTCCGGCAATTTAGGAGCTAACACAAGTGTGGTTGTTCAATTAAAAATACTAAGTGGTGGTGAATATGGAAACAGGGATGCCTACGGTAATACTGTTGAAGAAAACTATGGTAGCTACAGTTATATATCTTTAGAGGATATAATAAACAACTTTCAAATAGCTTATGTTGGTACAGGTAAGTTAATACCTAGTTGTAAAAGAACTGATATAATATTTCACGCTAAACGTGGGATGCAAGAATTTAGCTATGATACATTAAAAAGTATTAAGTCACAAGAATTAAATGTACCCCCTGAATTAAGCGTTGTGATACCACAAGATTACGTAAACTACACAAAGGTATCTTGGATAGATCAGCTAGGTGTTAAAAGACCTATATATCCTGCAAACAATTTAACTACAAACCCATTTGAAAGTCCTATACAAGATTCTAAAGGTGTTCCAACACAAGACAGTTTTGGTGACAATATAGAAGGTACATCGGTAACAGAGGAAAGATGGAGGACAGCAAATGATGATTTAATAAACCAGGATACTACAGAAGGATATGACAACTGGGGATGGGGAGAACAGTTATTAGGACAAAATTACGGGCTGGATCCTCAACATGCTCAAATAAACGGATGGTTTACTATAAATCAAAGAGAAGGCAAAATGTCTTTCTCAAGTAATTTAGCAGAGGCATTAATAGTTTTAGAATACGTATCAGACGGATTAGCTTACGATATGGACACGCAAGTTCCTAAGCTAGCAGAAGAGGCTCTATATGCTCATATAAGCCACGCTATCGTAGCTTCTAGAATAAACCAACCTGAATATATAGTTAGAAGATTAAAGCAAGAGAGAAGCGCTAAATTAAGAAACGCTAAATTAAGATTATCAAATATAAAACTTGATGAAATAGTTCAAGTAATGAGAGGTAAATCTAAATGGTTAAAACATTAAACTAAATGGCTGAAATTAAAAATACATTTCTTAAGGGCAAGATGAATCAAGATCTTGACTCTCGTATATTACCTAACGGTGAATATAGAGAAGCTATTAACCTATGTTTAAGCAGATCAGAAGGATCTACTGTTGGTGAATTTGAGAATATTTTAGGTAATAAATTAATTTCACAGACAGAAAATTCAGCTATTATAATAGGATTTTATATAGATGAATCTAAGAACAGAGTGTTTATCTTTGCAACTGATCACAATAACGCAAGTGGCACTTATGATAAATCTTCAAAAAATTACATATACGAATTATCTTTATCCGGTAACTACGCTAGAAAGACATTAGTGAAGGGTGCTTTTTTAAATTTTAATCAATCATTTCCAATAATTGGTGTTAATTTAGTAGAAGACCTTTTGTTTTTTACCGATAATTTAAATCAACCTCGTAAAATAAATGTAACACTTGCTAATCCAGAAAATGTAGCAAGTCCCACTCATTATAGTAAAGAAGACCAAATATCGGTAGCTAAGTATGCTCCTTGTGAGCCTATTATAACTATAGATAGGATTGTGCGGACAGTAACCACTGCTGGTACAAATATAAGTGTTTTAACTATTAATAGCTCTGCTGATATAAATCCAGGTGACGCTGTGTTTCCATTAGAAACAATAACAGTACCTAGCGGATGGGACAATAGAGTTTATGTTGTAGCAGTAAACCCAGGAGGAGTAGCTAACAAAATAACTTTATCTAAACAGGTTACAGTTAGCGCTAATCAAAAGTTATCTATAACAAGGTCAACAGCTACGAACAAAACAAATGAGTATAATCCTAACGGCGTTAAAGTTCAAGGAATTAGTATACCCTCAGGAACTGGTGTTGACACTGTTTATCAATTTGCTCTTCCAGCTTTAAACAAAGAGGCTTCTGTTATACCTAAATTAGGGGATTTAGTTTTAATGACAAACGTGGCTGGAACTACTAGTTATCTTCCAAATAACACCTCTATAGTAAGCGCAACAGCTACAGCTTTTTCAGGAAACGGAGAGTTTTTGACTTGGCAAGTAAAGTTATCTAATGCACCTATAAATTTACCATCCCCATGGCCCGGTAATGCTGTTATGGCGCTTAGCGCAAATCCAGATTATGATCCTTTATGGTCCCAGCAAGATTCTAACTCTAAATTTTTAGAAGATAAATTTGTTAGATTCAGTTACAGGTTTAAATTTGAAGATAACGAGCATTCTTTAATGGCTCCTTTTACACAGCCTATATTCATACCTAAGCAATTTAGTAGCTTCGGAGGTGGGAATAATTCTTCAACTGAAGATATGGATAATGCTTACAAATCTACTATAATAGCTTGGTTTGAAAACAATGTTCAAAATATATTATTAAAAATACCTCTTCCTTATAGTACTTTACAACAAAACATAGATAATCTTTTAATAAAAGATATAGATATACTTTACAAAGAGTCTGATGCTTTAGCTGTAAAGGTTTTAAACACTGTAGATATAGATGACTTACCTAATAAGTCCGCCACTTTAGGCTATATAGATTGGCATGATCCTGTTCATGGAGATAATAACACCTACTATTATCCTTATAACTATGCTTCTAGCAAGCCTTATAAAACACTTCCTAACGACGACATTACCAGGGTATATGACAAAGTGCCTGTAAAAGCATTGTCACAAGAAGTTATAGGAAATAGAGTTGTTTATGGTAATTACATAGATAAACATTCAAGCCCATCTAATATACCTTATGCTGCTATAATAAAAGACAGAGATGCTTATAGTGTGAATACAGTAGAATACCCAGCTCATACTTTAAAGCAAAACAGAACTTACCAAGTAGGTTTTATATTAGTTGACAGATACGGTAGACAGTCAAATGTTATATTATCTTCTCATGACTACAATGAAAATGAAGAAGGTGGATCAACTGTATATGCGCCATACAAGACCTATGCTCAACAAGAAAATAACTCTAAAGTTATAGATTGGTTAGGTGATGCTTTAAGTGTTAGAGTAGATTCCGCTATAGGTACTGAAAACACAGGGGGTCAACCCGGGGTATATAATGGCGATCCTACGTCTAGTAATTATAATCCTTTAGGTTGGTATTCATATAAAGTAGTCGTTAAACAACAAGAGCAAGAATACTATAATGTGTATCTACCGGGTTTTGTGAACGGCTATCCTATAGTTAATTCATCGGAAAAAGATAAAACATCTTTCTCTGTATTGCTCAGTGACAATATAAACAAAGTACCTAGAGATTTAAACGAAGTAGGCCCCAATGATAGAGAATACAGTAGTAGTGAAACTCTTTTTATAAGAGTAAATAATCCAGCTATAAATACAAACGGATCAGCAGGAGCTAGGCCTTATGGATATCCTCAAAAATTTACACCTTGGAATAAACAGTATTACCCGGATTTATTAAGCCAAGAAGTAACAAATATATCTACAGTTAGAGATTTAGAAATTTCAGCTATTCCTTTTGTGGCAAATGCTCCTGAAGGTGAATATGGATCTATAGATACAAATAGCGAGTACGTTTATGGTGGCTCAAACCCTAATGTGGTAACAGAGGTTATAGAGGTTACAGAGCCTACTGGGTCTATTCCGTGGGGGCAAGCACCTAAATTACAGCCATTATACGATTCGGATTCTAATCCTTTTATAATGCAAATAAGTACTGTACAAAACGGAAAAACACCAAAACCGCAGCCAAGACCCACCTACCCTGGTCCTATAGGGGCTTATACAACAAACAAAGATAGGTCAACAGCTAGCGGAAGTGGGCTTATAGTAAGCATGCAGCCATTTTTATCAATAGCTGAGACAAAGCCATTTGAATCTGTTCTAGAATTATTTTACGAAACGTCACTTCAAGGTAAAGTTGCTGTTTTGAATGAAATAATAAATAGTCAATATGCTGGAATTATAGGTATTGATGGAAATAACTTTGCTTCTTTTTCGGAAAGTATTGCTCCAGGAAGTCAAATAGGCAGTAGTAATATAATATGGAAAGATGGAGCTGGAAATAATATAACAAACAATTCCTTATTCACTTCACCACCCGCTATATTATCAGTTTATAGAGCTAGTGATGTGGGACAAAGTAACAATGTAGCTAATAAATTTCAATTGGTTCATTCAGGGGGTAGCAATGCTGAATACAAATTAAAAACAGCATCAGGAGCATATTTTTGGTACAGCGAAAGTTCAGCTAGCAATCCTTCAAATGACGTTTACAATTTTACTTTTCAAACAGTGTATGAGCCAACGTCTGGAGAAGAATATACCGATAATACAACATATACCGCAGCGCTTACAAATGTTCAACCAACATTCACAGCACCTTCTTCATGTCCGTTACAACTAACTGGGATTACTTTAGGTACATCTACTATTTACAGTTTTACAGGTAAGAATGGTAGTAATTTATCAGGGGGTAATTCAGATAGCCAATTAATTTTTGAGCTAGATTCTAGCAACAGTCAAGCTATATTAGATGGATTTAGGATAAGTTCTTCAGGTGTTTTAACAGCAAATTCAGGTACTTTAGTGAACGAAAATACGTATAGCATAAAGGTTAAAGTTACAGATGCTAACGGTTTTGGTTTATCAAACACTTGCGTAGTCAATTTTAATGTTGGTACAGATCCAGTTCCGCAAACTATATGTGCGGGAAGAATAGGAGGTACCAATGCTGAATGTAATGAAAATATAGAATATCAATTTCTTGCTTCCGGAGTTCAGCAAGTTAGCGGTACTTATGCAGGAACACCGTTTAATACAGCGTATCCTCCAAATAAAATATACAATGCTAAATTCAGATCTACTTTTACTCCTAAAACAACGGGTGCATTGACGCAAGGTAAGATGTATATAAAACCTCACTTACAAAGAGAAACAACTTTAAGCGATGATATATATGTTGATTATTTAGTTCAATACAGAGCAACAAGCAGTTCTTCTTGGGGCACTGCTCAGCTAGCTAACGGCAATACTTTTGGATCTCCTATTGGTTATAAGAGAATATCAATTGATAACACGGGCCCTGCTTTCGTTGAGGATTCTTGGGAATTTGATACGCCTGGAGAATATAGGGTAATTGCTTCTAAAATGGCTGGTGATAATTGCGGCAGTGGTTCTAATTCTGGTCTTTTTCACGTTAAGTTTGGCGATGCTGTATATGGAACAGGTGCAGGAAGTAGTTGTTCATCCTAACATAAAAAAAGCCTTAAGTAATAATAGTAAAAAACAAGTAATAAATATAATATGTCTATAACACTTGAAGTACCATACTTTAACTCTTATGTTGTTAAGAAGATATCTGATGTACCTTATCAAGATTTGGTGGACAGTAATATAAATTCATTACCATGGGTTGCAGCAGACGCAGATGCAGATACTGATCAAGATTGGTATATTGAAGAATCTAGAATTAGAGGAGGTTATAACAATACCTCTACCGACTATGGAGTCAAGGCTTATCTAGTTGAGGACAATGACGATCAATCAAGACTTTCAAATTCATTAATATATTCAGGTGTATTAAATTCAAGGACAGGTATAAATAGGACTAATGAGTTTAGCGTTGCAGAAGAAATAACTAGAAGTGTAGACCCTATTAATGGTAGTATACAAAAGCTTTATGCTGAAGATACTAACTTAATTATATTCCAAGAAAGAAAAGTAAATAGAGCTTTAATAGATAAAGACGCTATATACTCTGCTGAAGGCGGCGCAATAACAACATCCGCTAAATTAGTTATAGGACAAATAATAGCTTATGCAGGTGAATTTGGTATATCTACAAACCCTGAGTCTTTTGCTGTTTATGGTTATCAAAAGTATTTTACTGATAGAAACAGGAATGCTGTACTTAGACTATCTATGGATGGAATAACCGAAATATCAAATTACGGTATGGTCGATTTCTTTAGAGATCAGGCTGGTTTAGTTTCATCAACAGGTAAGATAATAGGTGGTTATGACATATATAATAAAAGTTACACGTTGTCTTTACAACAATCAAATGGAAACTACAAAACATTGTCATTTAATGAAAATATAAATGGATGGAATAGCTTCTATACTTACAAACCTAGTTTTATGTTTGGTTCTCAAGGGCAATTTTATACAACTAATTCAAATTCTGTATATAAACACTATTCTTTAACTGATAATAGTAATAACCCTGTGCCAAGAGGTCGATTCTATGGAGTAAACAATGCTGCTTCTGTAAAATTTGTTTTAAATCCAGAGCCTACCTCTATGAAGACTTTCAAAACGATTAATTACGAAGGCAGCAATGGATGGGAAGTTATATCCCTAGTTTCTGATGAAACAGGTGCAGACGAGTTAAATAGCAGCTGGACCAACAATGTTAATCAAGCAACAGTAGATGTTGGTAATCCTAACACTTATACTAAAATATATAGCTACGATGAAGGAGCTTACTTGGATGGTAATGTTCAGTACAGAGCAGGATTCGACAGAAAACAAAACAGATACGTAGCAGCAATACTAAACAATTCACCTACACCTATAGCTGGTCAAGTAATAATGGGGCCTAGTAGTACAGGTATAAAAGCTTACTATGCCACAGTAACTATGAAAACAGATACCACAACAGATCCAGGTGGATTAAAAGAACTATTTGCAGTAGGCGCAACATATGGAAGATAAATTAAGTAATTTTACAAAAAGATTAGAAGAGTTCCAAAATACCATGATAGCTAATAACGATATAGAAGGTGTTTATGGGGACGGTAAATCTTTGGTAAATAATGAATTAATACCAATTACTCATAATTTTTCTGATCAATTATATATGCGTCAAATGTGTATGCCGGCTGGCTCTATAGTAGTAAGTGCTGTTCATCATACAGATCATTTTTGGTTTTTAATGACAGGTAAAATATTAGTTACTACAAACGGAGAAACAGTGGAGCACATAGCTCCTTGTTATGAATTATCAATAAAGGGAGCAAAAAGATTAATACATTGCATAGAGGATTGTATATTTATAAATGTACATAAAAACCCTACAAACACAAAAGACATGAGTCTCGTTGAAGATAAATTATATTCTTTTACTATAGACGAATTTAATAAAAAAGAAAAATTATGGCAGGAGCAACAGTAGCTATAGCCGGAGCAGCGCTAAGTGTAATTGGCGGAATGTTTGGTGCAGGTGCAGCTAAAAAAAGAGAAAGAAAAGCGGCTAGAGAAAAAGCTAGATTACAAAGAAAATTAACTAACTTAGAAAATAGTAGGCAAGATATTATAGATCCATCAGCAGGAGTTACAAACTTAAGCGGTTTAGCTCAGGATTTAAGCGGTCAAATAACAAATCCTATGGCTAATTTAAGTGTAGCTACACAGGCTGCAGAAATGCAAGTAGAGCAAGCTGATATTTCATTAGCTAACACGTTAGATACCATAAGAGCAACAGGAGCAAGTGCCGGTGGAGCAACTGCTTTAGCTCAAGCGGCTTTACAAAGTAAAAAAGGCGTGTCAGCCAGTATAGAGCAACAAGAAGCTCAAAATGAAAAATTGAGGGCTCAGGGTGAACAGCAGATGCAACAATTAAAAATGGCTGAACAACAAAGAGTTCAAGGTTTACAAATTAAAGAAGGTGGTAGAGTTCAAGGTTTAAAAATGCAAGGAAGTCAATTTGCTTTTCAAACACAAGAAAATAGAGAAATGCAACAGCTAGACAGAGTCTCTGCTCAAATAGCAGGTGCTGAAGCTAGGCAAGCTCAAGCAGGGGCCGATAGGACTGGTGCTTTTACAGGTATGCTAGGAGGTATTACTTCAATAGCTGGAGCAGCAGTAGGTAATAGCAAGTTTGGCTTTTAGCTTTAAAATTTAAAAAATAAAAGTATATCCATGAGTTATAGAAACCCAAAACAAGTAGTAGATACACAGTCGGGGCAGCATATTAGAAACATGTTACAACAGATATCCGGTGCTACAGTTGGCGCATTAAACCAAATAAAAAAAGACGCAGATAAAAAAAGAGAACAAAACTTAGCTGATAGAAAGGCTCAAGCAGATAGATTATTTACTGCAGAAACCGAACTTAATCAGGTAGCTCTTGCTAACCCTGGCTTAGATGTATCTAAAGCGATACAAGGCAATTTGGAAAAAATGGGAACTTTACTTAAAGAGTATGGGAATGAGCCTTATAAATGGCCGCCTGAGGTTAAGACCTTTATGGCTAATGTTAAAACTATGGGTACCGCTATTAGAATGCAAGGTGAGTCAAACTCTGCATTAGCTCAACAAATAAGTGAAGTAAAAGAAAAACCGTTAGGAACTATGGGTGGTGGAGATTTGTATGCAGATCCTGACGTATACAAAAAATTTGACATTCAATTTAGGTCCGGTAGAACAGCTGGTAGTAGTGAAATTGATTTTGATATGACTAAACCAGGAGGACCTATACCCTATACTGTAATGAGAGATAGTAGCGGAAAAGAAATAGGTAGAAGTTTAAATACTGATTTTGATATAGCTGACTACCCTGTGGTGCCTAATGCTACTAAAGAAGTACAAGCTTCAGGTACAAAGTTTAAAAAAGACCCGATAGTTAGAAATCCTATGGCTTCTCTTTTTGATGACATGGAAGTAATTGAACTAGAAAAGGATCCTGAAGGAAACGTTCAGTATGGTAAAAAAATAAACCCTGAAAAACTAGCTCAATACGCTAGAAAAAATCTTGATACTGACAGTTATATTGACTCATTAACCCCTAATGAAGCTGCTAGGTTTTTTAATAACATTATTAGAGATTATGTTTCCGAAGACGATTTTAGCGTTGCAGGAGGTAAAGGGTTTAAATTAAATTTTATAGACCCTAAGGTATCTACATGGAGCACTGATAAAACCGGTAAAGTTAATGATCCTAGACGTGAGATGATAAAAAACGCTTATGCTAGGTTTGTTGTAGAAAAAGAAGGATTAGCCGAGGAAGTAATTAATTTTGGGAAAGTAAAACCACAAACTACAGGCGGAAAGTTTAGGTATGAGTTTACTCAATCAATGAAAGCAAAGGATCCTATAATAAGAATGGGGACAGGCCCTAATTCAATGGTATGGAAGTTTAAAACGAAAGACGGAGTTGAAGGTTACGAATACCAACCACCAGCTAGTGCGGTTACAGGAGATTTACCTGAAGCTGTATTTGTGCCTTACATTAAAGGCAAGAATATAAATTACACCGGATTAAGGGCGGCTATGGGATTAAAAGCAACTAAGATATAATAATTAAATCATATGTATAAAAATAAAAAAACAGGTACTACGTTATCTACTGAAGCCATGCAAGCAGCTGCTGACAGAAATGGAATGGATATATCTGAATACGCTGAAATGGCAGGTTATGTACTACAATCAGAAGACGAACCACAGGATTTTCCAACAAGCACTGTAGAGGATGCGGATGCAGTGCAGCAACCAATGACAGCATCACAAGCAGGTTTTACGGAATCACCCTCGGTAGATACTCCTTCGGATTCACAAGATCCTAAGCCTGCTGAGATTTTACCTCCAGGTGTTGATTTAATAGATACCAGCGAAGAAGAATACAATAAAAGACTAGCTAGGCTTAATATCATTGATGATAAAAGAAATAAGCTTAAGGATCAACTTATTCAATTTGCAAAAACAGAAATAAAAGATGAACAACAAGCGTCTGATTATATAAAGAAAAATTTAGATGATTTTGATAAAAATAATCAAACAGAAAAAGATTTAATATTTTCTAATAAAGAATTTGAACTACAGCAAAAAGCATTAGAACAGTTAAGAAAAGATACAGGAAGTAACAAAGCAGCTGGGAGAGGCTTTGGAGGAGGAGAAGACGTCATAGATTATTTTAAATATATAGGTAGAGCTTTTGGAGTTATTGATTTAAGAACTGAAGAAGCTAGTGAAGTTATAAAAATTAACAAAGATGTAGAAACCGCTATCGCTACTTCTCTACCTAAAAAAGATTTGCAAAAACTAGCTATGGGTGTATACACTCTGCAGGAGAAAGAAAATTTAATAAACGAATATAAATTACCAATAATACAAAAGAAAACAAAAGACCTCAGTGATGAAATGCTTGATTTAAAAGCACAAGCTGAAAATTCTTTTGGTGAAATAAAAAATCGTCAGATTGAAATAAATAAGGAATTAAGTATTATTAAAAATCGCAGGCCAAATCAAAATTATACACAAGAAGAAGTTGACAAGTATAATGAATTATCTGCTGAATTTAAACAATTAGAAGACTCAAAACCTGCTCTTAGTAAAAAATTTGAAGACAATTTTAAAGCTATAAATATTAGAAAGGAAATATTAGAGGGAGATTACAATGTTAATCTTTCTAAAAATGTTATATATAATAATTTTGAGTTAACAAATCAAGTAGAAAAATACAGAGAACAATTTTCAGGTGATGGTTTTTGGAATTTTATAGGGGACGCAGTAATTGGGGAAGGATTAGGTGGTCTTTATTCTACTATTAAAAAAGGTACAATAGGTGGGGTTACTTTCTTTTCTACAGCTTACTTTGACGCTTTTACAGATCAAGACTCTTACAATAGAATTGATGGGTTTAGAGATTTAATAACTAATTTTACGGATTATTCACTATTACCAGCCTCCGAAGATGAAAAATTTTCTATAACGAAAGAAGAAGGAGGTTTTAAAGATGACGTCAGCGTGAGAAGTTTATTAAAGTTGGGTATGCAAATGGTTCCTTTTACCGGTTATTTAATGATGGAAGCTAGAAAAGGTAACATATCAGGTGTTAAACAAGGCGTTGGAAAATACTTACAAGGTTTAAAAGGTAGTGCAAAAATCTTAACTCCATTAGGTAAAAGCTTGAAAAACGAAGTAATTTTAGCAGACGCAGCTTTTAGAGCTACTATATTGGACAACGCTAAAGAAGCAAAAAATAAAGGGCTAGACGGCGTAGCAGCTAACACTTATGCAACAACAATTAGTCTAACCGAAGGAGTCGTTCAATCTATCATGCCTGATGTTAACTTTCTAAAAGGTACACAAGGTAAAGCTATCAAAGATGCTTTCGTAGGATCTTTAAAAAATGTTGCAAATAAAAAAGCAGCTAGTACTGCAGCTAAAGAATTTTTTACAAACATAGGTAAAGAATTTGTTGAAGAGGAAATTACTTACGGTCTTAACTTAATGACAGATACTTCTTTTGGTTTAGCTTTACCGAAAGGATCTGAATTTTTAAATGCACAAATAGAACTAGCAGCAGGTACTATTATGCTAAGCGGCGGTATGGGTACTGTTGGAGGTGTAAAAACTTTTAGTAATCAAAAAAAATTAATATACAATCAAATTTCTAGCAATATTGAATCTACTGATGCGTATCTTCAAAAAATGCAAGAAACCGTTACTGATCCTGATATTAAAGAGGAATTAAAAACTGCTAGAAATTTTGCGGGCGATATACATAAAGCAATTAAAAAATCACCAGAAAATGTTACAGCTGAGCAAATAGAATTGCTGGTAGAAAAAAGTAAATTGCTTAAAGAAAAAGAAAATACAGATAGTGCTTTTCATGAAAGTATTGATAATAAAATATCCAATATTAACGATGAAATAAAGCAGTCAACCATACAACAAGGCATTGCAAAAGACTTTGAAAAAGATATTAAACTTCTTAATAAGTCTATAGAATCCTCAGGTTTAAAAGTTGATGACACTATAGTTTTTGAAGGAGAAGAAAACTCTAGCGCTGGTAGTAAGCAGAAGGAATTTTTAATGAATGAAGCGGGGTACACTGAGGAAAAAGCTAACGCTTCAAAAGATTCTTATGGTCTTTTTGTAACTACAAAAGACGGTAGAGATGTTCTTGTAGTTAATAAAGACTCTTCCTTGCAAGACGCAGTAGTTACTACGGGGCAGCATGAATTTATGCACAAAATTTTAAAGCAAGCATTAAATAATGATCCAACCTTAATAAAGAAAGCTTCCGAGTCTTTACTTAAAGAAGTTACAAATATAGTGGGAAGTCAAGAAGCGGTATTAGGTACTAAATGGGCTAAAAGATGGATGGCATATAACAAAAAAGTAAAAGATGGAACGTATACCATGGATAGCTTTTACGAAGAAGGATTGCCTTTATTTTCTGAAGCTTTAACTAATAAAGATATAGAACTGAATACTAATGCTTTACAAAAAATAGCAGATATTTTTAGGCAACTATTTCAAAATCTAGGATTAAAAAACATTAATTTTGAAACAGGAGAAGGAGTTAAAAACTTTATAATAGACTACAATAAAGCTTACAGCAAAGGTAAATTTAAAGGAGCGTTAAAAGAATTTGGAGCGTCGGGTAAAGCAAAAGGAGTTGCAAAGCCAACCATTGATACTAGTAAGGCTAAACCAAAAACTAAAACAACACTTTCTATAAATACTTTTCAAGAACAATTAGATGACTTAGATCTAAGTGACTTTGATAACGATGAATACGCATTTGCTGATGCTAAGGCTAATTTAGAATTAAAAATTAAAAAAGCTAAACAAAAAGAGTTATCTAAGCCATCCGAGGCTAAAGAAAAAGTTAAAAGCGATACCAAAAAGAATGAAAAAAGAATTGGTGATCAGCTAAAAGAAATGGTACCCGCAGGCACGACTAATAAAGAATTTAAAGAAAAAGTGGCAATCAAAGTTATAGATAACATTGATAGAGGTATGCTTAATCCTTTAATTAAAAAGATCGCTGCTGGTTATGGTGTTGTAGCTGACAATGTATACGGTAAAAGCTGGGATGACTTTTTTATAGAAGTAGCCGGAGTTCAATTAAAGAAAAACATAATGAGCTTTAATCCTGAATCAAACGATGATTTAGGTGGTTACATTATAGGTAGTCAGTACGGTGTAAGGAATAGAGTAAAAGAAGCTTTAGCTAAATTCAAGAAAGAAGGTGAAGGTGGTTTTAAAGAAGACGTTAGTGTAGCTAAAAATGTTATTGCAAGAGAAGACGCTGCGCCTCAAGAAGCTGAAAAAAGAAAATACGTACCCGCTTACTAAAAGCAATATTGTACCTAACTTTACTATAACGGCTATAACAGAAAAGTTAACGCAAGTTTTAGCTAGTCTTGAAAGTAAGATCACAGCTAAAAGAGGTGACAATTCTGCTACAACACCATTAGTTGCAGAAATAAAAAAGAAAATAGGTAAAGTTGTAGGAGATCCTAATGCTGCACCTAAACTTGTTATACAAAGACTAGGTAAACTAAAAGATGGTACTTATGAAAAGAATCTTATAAAAAATAAGAAAGCTATCATAGAGAACATGACTACTACTTTTTTAATGGGTAAAGATAGCGGTAAGAAAGTTAGCGGAGGTATTCCTCAAGCAATTGAAAAATCAGTTGGTGGTAAGTTTACCGGTAAAAAAGTAACTGTAAATGTTGGTGGTAAAGAAATAGTTCAAGAAGAGTTTATACCAAACTTTGTACCATATCCAAATTGGGTTGGTCAAAAGATTGATCGTGAAAAAACATTAGTTAGAGGGGCAACTGCTGGTAATGAGATAGTTAGAAGAGTACCTGCTGATAAAGTTTCCGACGCTGACTTTGTAGGTTTGTTTATTGATGAAAAAGGTAAACTTATTAGAGGTAAAAGAGAATCTTTAGGTAAAGCTATAGCTGAAGAAATAGCTTTTGAAATATTGTCTAAAGAAATTCAAAATGAAAATTCAGATATAAGCAAAGCTTTTGAAGGCAATCAAGAAGCTTTAGGGGAAATGTTAAGTGATACTTTTGTTAACGAGCTTCAAAGAGATTTAGATAGAGGTACTGTAAAGTATTCTATGAAAGAAGAAGACATAAGAAATATACAAAAAATTGCAATAAAAGAAGGTCTTACTTCTGAAAAAATTAAAGAGATAGCTGTTAAAAATAAAATACCTATTAATATATTAGAAGGGGCGTTAGAAAAAATTATACACGAGGGAATAAAGCAAAGAATGGAAGATATTCTTGCAGCTAATAAAGGAATTAAATATGAAAAAGCTTTACAAAAAGTTTTAAATGATTACACTAGCGGTAAAATAAAAATTGAGTTAATAAAGTCTCAGAAAGGTGATATTGTAGTTAAAGCAAATAGCAAGGAGTACAAAGTAGAAGTTAAACTTAATGATAAAGCTCAGATAGGTAGTATATCGACTGGCTTGTTTAAAACAACGAACGGTAAAATATCTTTAATAAGTTCTGACAATTTAAAAATAAACAACAAATTAAGTGAAAATAACAAAGAGGAATTTGTAGATTTTTTAAATAAAAATAAAAAGTATTTAAACAATTTAGTTAATGCTATAAATAAAGCTAATTCAAAATCAAACGAAAAAGCAACTATAAATAATAACGGTCATCTAAAATTACCATACAAAGAATTTTGGCAAAATATAAAGGATGAAATGCCTGGTAAAATAGCGGGGTATGTTAGCTATGAAGGAAATCAATCTATTGTAGAAGACTTTTACAAAGGGATAGATTTAATGCAGATTGGAAATTACGGTACTTTTGCAGTTGGTAATCAAAGTAAACTTTCTGGATTTTATCAAAAGCTCGAGGCTACTACAAATAATGTATTAAGACCCGTAAGATCTACGAACACGGTATACATGAGGCTTTTCCCAAATTTTAAACAAATACAAAACCCTAAAGGCAATTCATTAGATACAGCTAAAGGTATAATGTTTTTAGCTAAAAGCATTAAAACTGCAGCTTCATTAGATTACGTAAATACAGGTCAAAGTGCTGAAACTAAATTATCTATGAAAGCTGATTTTAATAGGATGTTGGAAAGAGGCACGGGTATTAAAGCAGATGAAACTATTAGTAGAGTAATAGCTAGAAGGAAAGGTATTAAGAAAGGTAGATTTAAAGTATTTATGCCTTCATCTCTTGATGATTTTAAAGGATTAACTTCTTATACTTTTGCTGGAAAAGGTAAACAAGGGGAAGCTGATCAAAAGTTTTTTCAAGATAATTTGATAGATCCATACTTTAAAGGCATAAGAGCTATTGAAGAAACTAGACAATCGTTTAAGGACGATTTTAAAGCACTCAATAAACAAATGAGACCTGTTATAAAGAAACTTGGTAAACTTGTGCCAGGAACTGAATTTACACACGATCAAGCTATAAGAGTTGCTCTATGGAATGCTTCTGGATATGAAATACCAGGTTTATCTGAAATAGATCAAAAAAAATTAGTTGATTATGTAAACGACAATGCAGATTTGAGTGAGTATGCTAGAAAACTACAACAAATATCAAAGAGACCTAAATGGGCTAAGCCTGGGGATTTTTGGGACGCAGAAACTATATTATCTGATTTAAATAATTTAACTGAAAAAATAGGTAGAAAAGAATTCTTATCAGAATTTATTGAAAATGCAGATATAATATTTAGCGAAGATAATCTTAATAAAGTACAGGCTGGTTACGGTAAAGCTACTAGAGATGCTTTAGAAGACATTTTATACAGAATGAAAAATGGCACAAATAGACCGTCTTCTACTACTGATAATACCAATAGGTGGAATACCTGGATTAACAATTCTATTGGAGCGATAATGTTTTTCAATAGGAGATCAGCATTACTACAAACATTGTCAACAGTAAACTTTATTAATTGGTCAGATAATAACCCTTTGAAAGCAGCGGCAGCATTTGCTAATCAAAAACAATACTGGTCTGATTTTGCAACATTATTTAATTCGTCTAAGCTTAAACAAAGAAGAGCTGGTTTAAAAAGCGACGTCAATGAAGCTGAGATTGCAAGAGCAGTTAAAGGATCTAAGAATAAGGCAACAGCCGCGTTGAGTTATTTGCTAAAAATTGGATTTACCCCAACGCAAATGGCAGATAGTTTTGCTATTGCAGCAGGTGGCGCTACATTTTATAGAAATAGAATAAAATCTTACCTGAAAAAAGTAAATGAAGACGGTGAAGCTTTATACACTAAAGAGCAAGCAGAGGAAATGGCTTTTAAAGATTTTAGTCAAATATCTGAAGAGACTCAGCAGTCTGGTGATCCCGCTTTAATATCATCTGATCAAGCAAGTATTGTTGGTAGAATGCTTTTAGCATTTCAAAATACGCCTATACAGTTAAATAGGTCTATAAAGAAAGCTGCTTTAGATATAAAAAACAGAAGACGAACTCCTGGCTTAACGCTAGCCCAAAGTAATTTTTCTAATTTTAGTAAAATTATATATTATGGTACTGTTCAAAACATTATATTCTCTGCATTGCAGAACGCCTTATTTGCTTTAATACCTGGATTTGAAGAAGAAGATGATGAGCTTACTGAAGAAGAGCAATTAGAGAAGTATGGAAAAGTGTATAGCACAAAGCAGGGTAGAATAATAAATGGTATGATAGATACTACTTTAAAAGGAGGATTTGGTTTACCCGGTGCTGGTATATCTATGATTAAAAACCTTGCCATGGAGTATAATAAGCAAGAAGAAAAGGGATTTATGGCTGATCATGCATATACAATACTAGCTTTTTTTAATATAATTCCCTCTATTGGATCAAAAGGTAGAAAAGTTTACAGCGCTATTCAAACAAAAAATTTGAAAAAGATGTTATTGAAAAAAGAGGATGGGATGTTACTATAGACGGTAAATTTAATTTAAGTCCTTCATATAAAGTATTAGGCGCGGTAACTGAAGGTCTTACAAACCTACCTTTAGACAGAGCTGTTACAGAAGTGAATGCTTTAACTGAAGCGTTAGATTATAGAAACACCGTTTGGCAAAGAGTAGCTCTTGCTTTAGGTTGGAGATCTTGGGATGTTGGCGCAGAGAATGAAGAGCACGAACTTATAAAAACAGAAGCTAAAGCTAGAAGAAAAGAAGAAGGTAAAGAAAAAGCAAAAGCAACTAGAGCTAAGAAAAAAAGCTAAAAAGAAAGCTTTTTAGAAAAGAGTTTCTATGCTTTAAATAAGAAAGAAAAAGAAACCTTTTTTAGATATAAAACTATTACTTTACAAAAGAAGTATTTAGAAAAAATGGCTAAAGAAAAAAACATTAAATAATGAAACTAAAATACTTTACATACGAAGAGTTTGATTCACCAGATGTTCAAGGTAGTGGTCAATTAATGAATGAAGAATTACTTAACATGCTTGATGTTGTTAGAAAAAAATACGGTAAATCTATTGTTATTAACTCAGGTTACAGAACTGTAAAACATAACGCTAAAGTAGGTGGCACTCCTGAATCATCTCATACAAAAGGTTTAGCAGTTGATATTGCATGTAATAATTCTACTGACAGATTTAAATTAGAAGGTATATTAAGAGAAGTTGGATTTAAAAGAATTGGCATTGCTAAGACTTTTATTCACGCTGATATAGATAAAGATAAAGCACAAAACGTATTATGGACTTATTAAAAATAAAATTATGAAACTAACAAAAGGATCACCATTCCAATTAAAAGACGCATGTTACCATAAGGTAAAGAAGCAATACAAAGTATTTCCTTCAGCGTATGCAAGTGGAGCAATAGCTAAGTGTAGAAAAAATAAAGGTAAAAAATAATGAGACAGTCACCGTTGTTTGTTAGAAAAACAAAAGAAGGTGCAAACCTTAAGCGTTGGTTTAAAGAAAAATGGACTGACGAAAAAGGTAACCCTTGTGGATCTACTAAAAATAAAAACACTAAGAAGTGTAGACCTAGTAAAAGGATTAGCGGTGAAACTGTTAAGACTTGGAGTGAAATGTCTTCAGCTGAAAAGAAAAAAGCTGTAGCTGAAAAGAAAAGAGTTGGAATGGGTAAAAGAGCATCCAATATAAAAAGAAATAAATAAAAGTAAATAGGAGTAAAGATTATCAGGCGTACCATACCTGCAATTCCTATAATAGAAAAGATTATCAGGCGTACCATACAATTCCTATAAAAGAGGGGTCTCATAATGAGGCCCCTTTTTTAATATGTATAGATTATTTAATTATTTATACATATTAATTATTATATGTATAAAAAAGTCATAACTTTTAGCCTTTAGCCATCACAAGCTAAACAATCTTCATTCATAGCTTGCTGAGCTATATCACCACGTAAAACAGATTCTGTTCTAGTATAATATAAGGTTTTAACACCTTTCTTCCAAGCTTCAAAATGAACTTTGTTCAACCACTTAGGTGTAGCTTCAGAAGGAAAAGCTAAGTTTAAACTAACTGACTGATCTACATATTGTTGTCTAAGACCAGCTTGATTAACTAATTCTAGTTGATTAATCTCTTTAAAAGTTTTAAAAACTTCTTTAACTGGAATGTCATGGCCCATAGTGATATTATCCAAAGCATCGATATCCTGTATGCTACCTCCGTCAGCCAGTATTTTATTCCACGTTTCATTTGTATTTAGTTTATGTTTCTTTAATAGTTTAACTAACGTCGGGTTTTTCCTAATGAAAGTCCCCTTTGCACTCTGCTCTGTAAAAACATTCGCAGCCCACGGCTCAACACCAGGAGAAACATTACCGCTAAGCTTGCTATTAGAAACAGTAGGAGCAATAGCACGGAGATGAGTATTACGCATACCTGTCCCAACACACCATAAAGGCTCGCCGTAAATTTCTGCCAAGTCTCTTGAGGCTCTTTCACTTTCAATTTTAATTTGCGAAAATATTTTCCTAGTTTCAAACTGAGATAGTAAACCTTCGAAAGGAATACCATTTTCTTGGAGATAGGTGTGCCATCCGAGTACACCAAGTCCCAATGCTCTCCCTTTCTGCGCAGACCGAACAGCATTTTCAAACCCGCGAAGTCCCTTGGCTCTTTGAATAAATTCCTCCATAACTCCATCAAGAAAGAAAGTGGCGTCATATATAAGATTAGTGTCTTTCCATTCTTCATATTTTGCTAAGTTTAATGATGATAAACAACATACAAAACTATGGTTTTCATCTGTGTGTAATGTAATTTCTGAACATATGTTAGTCATATGTACTTTTAATCCGTTTTCTTTATATGCTTCTGGATTTGCTTTGTTAACATTTCCTTTAAACATAATATACGGTTCTCCAGTTCCTTTTCGTTTTCTAAGTAATTTACCCCATCTAGATCTTGCTTCTTTATCTCCTTGTTCAAGCTTTCGCATAAACTTATCACCAACAATTGCGCACTGATGAAGGTTAAGCGATTGTCTGTTAACATCTCCTTTAGGTTCCCTGATTTCAAGCCAGTCCTCGAAGTCGCCATGTTCAATGTTGATATTAACTGAGGCAGCTCCACGACGGACACTCCCTTGATTAGTTGCAAGAATTGTTGAGTCATATATCTTGCAGAAAGGTACGACTCCATCTGATGTTCCATTACCTGTTATTCTAGCGCCAGCGGGTCTAATTTGATTTACACCGATACCAACTCCACCGCCGTGCTTAGCGAGTAGCATCATCTCTAAATTTTTACTTCCTATGTCTTGTATAGAGTCAGCAACATCGATACCAAAGCAACTAATAGGAAGACCACGATCTGTACCAGTATTGGAAAGCACTGGAGAAGCAAGGCAAAGCCAACCATTCCAGATATAATTAAAAAACGTTTCAGCCATCTCTGGTTTATATAACCTACGAGCAACTGTTTTAGCGACTCTTTGGTATGCCTCTCTAGGCGTTTCTCCGTCGTATAAATATCCCCCGGATATTGTCTTCTTGTATACGTCGTTATTACCCCACGCAGGGTAATCTTCTCCTTTTTTCCAATTATTCACATTATGTTATTGAGTGTATTATCCAGGCAATAGCCCATTTGTTTAAAGCTACTAGATTCCATTGTTTTTAGAGCTCGTATTACTACTACATGTCTATAGTCATAGCAGCGATCCTCCCATATTCCTATTCTAGTTGCTAAACGTTTCCAAGCAGCCTTTTGCCTAATAATCTGTCCGTTCAGTTCTAAAATTTCTTTGGCTTATTAGATTATTACCACATATATCTTCATTTTCTCCCGCTTTTGAATAATCAGTCGGCCTAATAGCGAGTATGAGTGACGCCCCCGGTAAGATGGTAAAACCAATCAAGATTAGACGCTGCTTTGTCGTCATACGCGAAATAGTTTCCAAGGTCAACGTAACCGAGTTCCACAAGTTTTTCATTTGTTCTTTTCTTTATAAAGTGTTTTAGATCATTAGATGATATACCTTCTATATCACCCATTTCAAACATTTTGTCAATATATTTAACTTCAAGATTAACCATTGTTTCTGCAGCTTTTATTATATCTTCTCGACATAAGCTCAGTAATTGATTGTCTTCTTCGCACATATGACGAAATAAAGTACAACCCATTTTACTGTGCAATGATTCATCTCTTACTGACCACTTCATTTGTTGCCCAATACCTTTAAGCAAATTTCTAAGCTGAAAAGAATAAAGTACTGCAAAGGCAGAATATAAAGAAACTCCTTCGGCAAATGCAGAAAATACAGCGAGAGACTTAGCAATACCAATTGAATTAGTCCCACTATAAGATACAAGATTATCAAATCTTTCTGCTGTAGCAGGCTCGTGTAAAAACGCTTCATAATCTTCTAGTTTTAAAGTTTCATTTAAGTAGCTATAAGCAACTGCATGTATAGTTTCTTGCGATCCAAACATCATTGCCATTTGTTGTATCTCATGCTTAGGAAACCAACCAACTACTTTTTGCGTCCAGTAATCAGATACTGCACATTCGGTTTGAGCAAAACCTAATAGTATATTACCTACTAAGTTTTTTTCTTTTTCATTTAATTTTTCTTTCCAGTCTTTAACATCGCTTTGCATTGATATTTCTGTATGCAACCAAAAAGCTTGAGCTTGTTTTAACCAACCCTCAGTATAATACTCAGGGTACTCAAAAGGCTTATAAGGTATTCTTTTATCAAATAATCCCATTATGTTTTTGTAAATTGTTTTATTGTTTCTAATTCGTTCTTCCAGGCATCTATATGAGCCAATATAACAGGCTTTGTTGTAGACTTAGATACATTCTTCATATCATGCAATACGTTGTCTATAAATAAGCCTACTGCAGCCACTACGCTTTCTAAATTATCATCCACTATTTGAATATTTTTAAAGCTATATCAAAAAATGGTAGATACAAAACGTGTATAGCAATATCCTCTTCTATATAAGATCTAAATCCAAATAGTACTCCAGGATAAAACCCTATTTCTATAACCCACGCTGTTTCGTTTTCGTCTTCTTTCATGTACATATTATATTATGTCTTTTATGTAATTGTTCTATATCTATTGATCTTACTTTGCCTTTAGCTTCCCAGCTCCATTTAACAAACTTGTCAATCTGGCGCTCTGCGTATTTTTGTCTTGCTATCCTCTTTGCTTCGAAAGGATTAACTCTACGGTCTTGTCGCATTCTTTTTGATTTTGTGGTTTGTATAATGTTACATTTGGGAATTGCCTTACTATAAGCTGCTTAAACAACTTCCATCTCATAGGAAATGATTCATTTGCTCTACCTTTAGTTTCAATTATAAAATCTTCGCCAATAAAATCAGGTGTATACTTAATAGGTAAAATACGTTTGCACCCTCTATTTTTATAATCACCTTTACCATTAGCTTGTCTCTCATAAACTTCATTTTCAAAATGAAAACCATTTAATAAAACAAATGTCTCTCCTTCGTACTTAGCTTTTATCTTTGCTTTTCTTAAAGCTATGTACATATATTTCTCAAGACCCGAAGCAAAGTTGATACCATCATATGACACCTTCTTTGCTCTTACTGGTCCACGCTTTCCGCTTTTTCTTTTAAATAATTTTTTCATAATCTACATCTAAATCACTTAGCAAGTCTTCTTGAAGATTAGTAGTATAAACTTCTTTAGCTTTTTGTAAATACAACACAGCATCCATAAGCTCTTCTTGTAAATGATTTAACCATTCAAACATTTTAGACGGATCTTGTTCTAATGTTACACCGTACTTAGCAAAGCCTATGTCTGATCTTGATACAAATTTTTGTACAACTCTTTGAACAACTGGATCTCTAAATTCTATTTCTTGCTTATTCATATAATCATTTTAGTTTTTATCAAAGCCAGTTACTCTTTTGTTTCTCCAGCTAAGATGTTTGTTAATAGGTTTCTTACTAATCCGTTCTTTAGTTTTTTGTAATCTTGTTTCAGTTTTTGTTATCATAGGGTTTGTTTTACAAATGTTCCGTTTATCATTTCGCCTTTCCGTTTAGCTATAACGTTGTAAGCACTGCTAATACAGTCTTCTATATTGTGCCCTCTTAGTTTAGCTAAATTAGTTAATACTACAACCATATCACCAATAGCATCGATCACTTCAGGTTCATCGTTTTTTAATATAGCTTGAGCTAATTCTCCTGCTTCTTCCATTAGTTTGATATACTGAGTTTTAGAATCGCCTGATCTATATATACCTTTATCACTAGCCCATTCTCTTATTAATTCAAATTGATCTTGATAAGAATATAACTTTTCTGGATATGTAGAATTTGTTGTATCTGTAGATTCATTAAGATATCTATTAAAAGCTTTATTATATATGTAGCATCTATTGTTGTTATACATAGAGGTTTTAACATTTAATAATATCCAATTTATATTTTCTTTAGTTATTTCAAATTTATAACCTTGAGGTGTCTCCCACTTTAAGCCTATATTATCCATTAAGTTACCTCTTAATTTATAAACAGGCACTGGAAATGTAGTTGTTTGGTCTGTAGGGTTTAATTTCATTCGATTTGATTTTTTAGTTAAAAAATTATATTTTTGTCTGTCGACTTTATACCCATAAGACTTTTGAAGTTCTATTTCCTTGTCAGATATATAATCTATATCATCGCTAGTAAGTAGAACTTCGTATTCGTCTGCGGTATAACCTTGTTGCCGCGTAACTCTATCTTTAAGATTACGTGTTATTCCTATTTTTTTACCTGGAATATGGTATAAATAATATGTCATATTGTTTTTATTTACCAACACTCAGCTCTGCCTTGATTGCAGGATAAGGATTGTAGTTTTTTAGATTTATATTGTCTTTATTTGGTATAAATAACTCAGAGGAGTCATTAAACTCAATTAATTTTATACCAGAGTTAAGATCTAATTCAGGAAGCTTGCGCTTAGATCTTCTTCTATACTCCCTTGCTTGCTCTAAATGGTTATTGTATAAATGACAATCACCGAGTTGACCAATAAGTTGACCGGCTTTTAAACCAGCACCTTTAGCTAACATTTCCAATAATAAACCATACATTGTAATATCGTAAGGTAAACCTAAAAACACATCAGCGGATCTTTGTTGCCACATTAAATCCATAACACCGTCGTTAATATAAACTTGAAAAGCATAATGACACGGAGGAAGTACCATATCATTCATCTCATGTGGAGCCCATGCGCTAACCATAAGACGTCTTGAGTCAGGGTTTGTTATAATGCTATACACAAGATTTTTTAGTTGATCTACGCCGTTAAAATCACGCCACTGTTTTCCATATACAGGACCTAATGTTTCATCTGTTCTACCTGAGCGTTCATAATCCGGTCTCCAGTATTTAACACCGTTATCTTCTAAATACTTAAGATCAGTTCTACCTTTAATATCCAAAGCAATTCCGTTTTTGCTGCATTAAAACTTATCTTCTTTCCTGTGAGTATAGGGAAGCCCAGTGACATATCGTGTCTAATCGTTCTTCCGAAGACAGACTTCGTCCCAGTCCCTGTTCGATCTGATTTATCCACTCCTTTGTCGAGTATTTCTGATAATAATCCTTTGTATTCATTTTCTATGTTTATCATAATAATATTTTGAGTATTCAAATATTTTTGTCCATATATCGTTTTTACCATAAGTCTCAGGGCTTGTATGGGTGTTACCGTTGTTAACTATATCTATATACCATTCAGAATTGTTTTTAGCTTTTGCTGATATACATATATTATTTCTAACGCACCATCTATATGCTTCCCACTGTTCCTCTTTATGAGGTGGGCTACCCATATTAACTGCTTTCTTTTTATTACCACTACCCATTTATTCCCAGGGCATTTTTTCACCACCTATATCTAATGGCTCGTGAGGTATAAAGCAACCTGACTTTGGTTCCCATTTAAAATGTGCTTCAGCACCATTCTCTCCTAAGTTTTGAAACTTAACCTTAAGAACTTTACACTTAACAGTCTTAGCTTCATAATCTCTATGAACTAATAGCCCGTGATAAGAAGCATCGTACCATTCACCACCTCCTTTAATGTTATACATAGTAGGCTCTTCAATCTTGCCGTCTTTGTCTTTATACATTTTAGTAGGATGAGCTACAATAAATACAAGTACATCAAACTTTTTAGCAAAGATTTCTATCTTGCTTAAGTATTCCATAGTGTATCTATTAACATCTTCCGTCTTACAATCTACATCTCTAACCTTATTAAAAGGATCTATTACTAAGCATTTAATACCTTTACGCTTAACAAGTTCAGCCGCTTTCTTTAAAACAGACTCTAATGTGTAGCGTTCCATATCTATATGAAAGTAATTACTATTACAGTGATCAGCTATTTGATTCCACTTATCGCCGCCGATATCATCTCTTGTTGGCATACCTTGCCAAGTCTTACGCATTAATTTGTGAGCGTGCAGATAGGTAGGTACATTCTCAGGCGAAGCGAAAGCTGTTTTCCAGCCATAGTTTGCATTATAACCGACAACCATTTGGTCGACAAAATCACTTTTACCGGAAGAAGGAATACCAGTGACAGTAATAAATTGACCGGTATAAGTTGAAAAGATATCATCAAAGTTTGGAAGACCAACTTGAAATCCTTTTTTGAAACCATTCCTAACAAAGTCAGTAATCTCATCTTCGATGTCTCTGAAAGTAGTAACATTTTCAAGCGGTACTGGTTTTGCTCCTGTAATTCTAGCTGTGAGTTTGTCTGCTCCATATTTTTGTAGGTATTCATTTGCATCTTTACAATCTTCAAATGTTGATAGAAAACAAACTTCAGATCCTAGCCTTCTAATTAACTCTGTTTGTAATGCTTGTCCAGCTTCGTCAGAGTCTACAGCTAATATAATCTTTTCTTTATCTTCAAAGTAATCAATACAACTATCTAAGTAGTCTAAGTTATTGGAGTTAAGTGTTGCTCCATTGGGAACTGATATAGCGTTTGTAATACCTGCTTCATGCAATGCTAACACATCCATTTCACCCTCTACTATAACACAATATTCATATCCTACAATACTATCTATATTATAAAATACTTTCTCAGCACCCTTATATAATTTAAAGTTCTTTCTTCCATCACGGTATTTAACATTAGTTAATTCGCCGCCCATAAAATAATTGAACTTTATTACATTCTCGGTTTTACCGGTCTGTGGCATCCACTCAGGACCCTCACTAATTTTTAAATCAATGAGAGTCTGTTGTGAAATACCTCTTGTTTTAAACCATTCTTCAACCTTAGTGCTTGGTTGCTCAACAACAATAGGTTCAGGTTTAATATACACTTTTTCAGCTTTACCCTTACGCTTGTAAGTATGAAGTTGAAATGATGTATTACAATTGTGACAAGTACCGAGACCCCGTTCCCAGTCATAAGAAGCACACTTCGCTTTCTTATTCGCAGGTTTTCTAGTATGAGAACAAACAGGGCATACACCCTGCTTCTTCCCTTGCTCTAGACCATGCTGATTGAACGTGTCAATCGCAAATCCATTGATCTCTGTAGTCTCTATTTGCATAGGTTATTTAATTTAATTTAATTATTCTTCGTCTCTACAATGAGGACATATGTCACAAAATTCAAAATCCTCTATAGTCATACCAGCATGACATATTTGACACGCTGTTTCTCCGTTATTCTTATACATTAAAACGGTAGATCATCTTCTTGAGGAGCAAACGATTGAGCAGGTGCCGCTTGCTGAGGTTGATCTGTTCTAGGAGCTGCTGCAACGTTATCGCCATTAGTCCATACGACTTTGACATTACCTAAATAAACTTTAGCTACTTTTGCTTCGCGCTCTTCTTTTGATTGTTCTACTACTACTGGGCCTTGATTACCAAACTGATCAACTTCATCATTGATAGTGATAGTGATTGGTAAATAAGATCCTTTTTTCCCTTTGTATATTTTATCCTTAGGGATCTCGTTTAAATTAATATTTGCTTTGATAATGCTAGCCATAATTTTAGTATGTATTTAATTGATTAAACATTCTTGTTAATTGTTCTTTGTTTGCACCAGTTGTTCTCCGTAGATTATCTACTGCTTTTACATGTGTTTGGTTTCTGTAAAAGTTAGATTCATTTGTTCTCATACCTGTTACTGTGCATACTCTTTTTTTACTTCTTGCCATTTGATTAAAGTGTTTGATTAATAAAATAATTTTTTGGATCGAAATCCGGATTTTCGTAAAACAATTTCCATTGCTCTACTGCTTGTTGTACTTTTTCCTTACCGCTTTCATAGAAAGATTCAGAACAATCGAAGATACCTAGCTGTCTTGTTTTTTTATCTATTGCAATAAATACCAAGTCATAACCGAATAGCTTACGATATATGTACGCTTGACTGTCGTAATTGTAACGGAAAGCTGAGCTTCTGAATTTAGTTATATCACCTGTTGTTTTCAAATCAATTACTAATTGATCATCGTGATTAACAATATCTGCTTTACCTTTCCACCATAATCCTTCAATCTTTTTAATTCCAGGTTGTTCGTATTCAACATTGACACCGTTTATTAAACTTTTACAAACATCATTTGAGTTCATAGTATCGATTAATAATTCTAGGTTGTCTACTTCATGTTGTAACAAACACATTTCTCCACCTGAAATCTCTCTGTACGCTTTTGTATTTCTAGTTGTTGATTCAATTATCCTATACTTTTTAAGCTTTTCTGGCTCAAGTATTGCTGTATGAAAATAACCACCAATCAAGAAATTAATATTTGGTTTTTGTGGAGCGCCTAGCGCAAGAGGATTTGTTAACAACGTCGAGATATCTGAATTACTTCTAAACTGTTTTCCAAAGTCACCGTAGTAATCTTCGTCGCTTCTAAGTCTTTCTAATACCTCACTCTTGTTAAAATCTTCCATACTATAGTGTTGTTAATTTTGTTTCTATCTCTTTAGAGATATTGTATTTAGCTTTTATAGCATCTAACTTACCTCCTTTTTTAATAAACTCAACCGCTTTTGGATAAGCTGGATCTTTTTCTGAGGTTAATGTGTTTTTTGCTTTTGGTGCTTTACCGTGTGCATTTGTAGCATCGCTGTCTGCTGTATCATCAATTAAGAATAAATTACCTAATGAGTATTTTTTTCCATAACTGGATGAGCTACCGAATTTTTGAGGCATTTGCATACCTTTTTGATCAAGGTCAACGCCGACTACAGCAGTTGCATGTATAGCATCAGTTCCGTCTGTTATCGTAGCTTTCGATTCCATTATTGGAAAAGGATCGGTAGCTATTAACGATTCATTAACCGTTACTGATACACCTAATTCTAATAAAAAAGGTTTAGTAGCTTCTAATATATCTTCAGCAGATCTGAAATTGTATCTACCAAAAGAATTGAACCTACTCTTTTTTGATTTAAACCGCGTTTGAATTGACGCTAGTTTTTGGTTTAATGTTTGTGTTTCCATATTAATATAATTACGTATTTAGTATTCTTTTTACTTTACTCTATTGACTTAAATTAAAGGTAATCAAGCACTTGCGAGTGATCTACGTTATCTATTAGCGTTTGCACTGCTTGCTTTTTTAACTCTGAAACAGTCACATAATAGCGCTTACCTTTGATATCTAATATCTCTGCAATCTCTTTTGCTGAGTGCTTATCACAATCTAAACCATAAGACAGCCTCAATACTTCATACTCTCTTGCGTCTAAATGTTTTTTCATTAGACTTTTCAAGTAAGCATTCATTAAGTGAATGTTATAAGGTTCAGACTTATCAGGTATTGATTCACTCCAAGATTCACCTTCATCTTCATCGCTTCTAGCCGTGTCTATACTTAAAAACACTGAATTGAAAAACAAAGCAACCGCTTTTTTATCATCAGGATTTTTACGTATTTCGTTTAGCTTATGTTCTGGTATTCTAATGTTACCCCTACATATATCTATACGTCTTCTAATAGCTCCTTTGATTCGTTTGCTTAAGAATGACTTCAATGTTTTTTCAACGTCCTCAGACTCGTGTAAAACAGTCCAGTCTAATCGGTCAACAGCCTTAACTAATCCTTCACAACCGCATTGTATCAGATCGTTGATGCTTAATACACCTGATGCTTGATCAGATGTAGAAAACTTTCTAGCTAAGTTCTCAACTAATGGTATAAACTTTACTATAAGTTGATCTCTTGTATATTCATCCCAAAACAAACCTTCAGGCATAGATCTTTTTAGATCTTCTTTATACCTTATATAGTTTTGTATATTGTATTTTTTCATATCATATATATTATCGTGCACTCATCGTGTCCGTTCTGTAATTTTAAAATTCTTTATTTAAAAGTGATTTTTCTTTTTTAAGTTCATTATTCATATTTCTGTGTATAGTTCTTGTAGAACAATTTAAAGACTCAGCTAACTTACTTATAGTTATTTTTTGATTGTCATGGTTTATTAATAGCATAGCGTCATATATTTCACTTGATGAAATTTTGTTTCTACCTATCATTTGACCTACTATAGTAAGCTTTTGTCGCATATCCAAACCTGAACTATCTTTAAATATTATCTTACGTAGTTTATTAGGAGGTGGTTTTTCCAAATCCATAAGTGAAACATCGTATAACATAGTTTGTAATAGTTGCTCAGATACATTAAATGTTACGAAGCCTTTAGTTTTGTCACATATATACTCAATCAATGCGCTAAACGAGTCTTGATCCAATTGTGGATTCAAGTACCATAATACATACATATGCCACTTAAGGCTCTTATATGTATTTATTTTAGCTTTAGAGTTAAACAAAGTATAACATTCATGCGTTCCATTTTCATAAAACTTACCCCAATCAAAAGTTTCTGTAGGTAAATCATTTACTGGATCACGTCTGTATATTATACGATGCAACTCTAAATATCTTGTATTTCTTTCGTACTGTGACATTAGCCTCTTACTATTATTATATACTAGCTATCGTCACACTAGTACACTATTAATTTTAATCTTCTGTTATACTTTTTTAAAAGCTTTGCTTTATTTTCTACATTACTGTATATAACAGTTATACCTTTATTAAATTGAAATTCACCTTTAAAAGATTCAGCAATTATTTCACCGTGTAGCTCTGCTATCTTTAAGTGAAGAAACTTCACGTGTTTTGCTTTTCTTCTGTTCTTTTTGAATTTTTGTATTAATGTTCGCATAATTCGTTGATGTTGTGTGGACGTATAATTTTCTGCTCATTTTTGTTTTTTACTGTGTGTTTTTCGTTTTCATAATAATTCCAGTAGCCAAGTACGCTATTGCCGTTGACTTTATATTCGTCAGGCATACATTGCGGTGGCTGCTCGAAAGCTTTATCAGATATACCGTTAGGCAAAGTGTATAGCACATCGCGGCATTTAGCGATTGTAAGATGTTCTTTACCGTAACGTTTTGTATATTCTTTACCAAGAGCTAACATATGTTCGTATGCCCACATATATGCTTCGGCAGAGGATCTAACCCATATAGCTGACGGATGGTTTTTATGCGTAGCTTTATATGGTATATCAATATTAGTACCTAACTCGTGATGAGCTGTACATAATAGTTGTGCGGTTTCAAGTATCATTTTTACAACGTGTTTATTGTATTGATACTTAGCTGCTTGCACAGGATCGTGAGATAGATAAAATATATTCATTACTTTAATTTTTTATTTAGGTTAATAATTTTATTATTTATTTTACTAGCTAATGTGAAGTTTTCATCCTCAACTGCTTTGTCTAACTCTTGCTGTAGTTCGTCTATCTGCATGTGTATTATTTCTTGCTCAGACATCATACGCATATTACCAAAGCCGTCTTGTTTAATATTCTCCATTGATACTTGGAAGTCTTGATTCCATTCGTCTTGCTTTGCTTCTAAATGATCTATAATAATTTTAGCAGTTAGCTCGGCTATTTTAGTAATATCTTTCTCTGTCATTTATTATCTTTTAGTGAATTTAAATAATCTTTTAATGTTAGTGTTAATAAATTTACCTTTAGATTCAGCGTTCATTAATCCACGCCAATAAAATAATGGTACGTCTTCGTACTCGTATACACCACCGTTTTCGTATATTAATACAAGCGTTTTGTTTTCGGTATAATATCTACCTGTTGAAATTGTTGACGAATTGTCAGATCTAAATTTTTCAAAATTGTTCATAAGTTTTTTGTTTTTGTTTATTATATTATCTTTGTTTGATCGTGTTCAGTCTGTAATATCTTCTATGTATAATAGTATTGTTAAACATAAAAGATACGCTATTATCCATATTATTATTGCTATCATTAATGAAATACTAATCCTACTTTATTTGTTTTATTGAACCACTTAGTTGCCATTAAATCAATAGAGCTGGCATCAGTATACGAAGCCCTATCAAGATCAGCATGGCTTGAGAAAATTTTAGTGTGTCTATGTTTTGTCTCATCTATTAAATGTTTTTGTTTTCCAGAGTCACTGAATATTATATCGTAATTACTTGGTAATGAGGTTTTTAACATCATATCAATCATATTGGTGTAACTGTAAAACCGTACGTTAGGATTGCTATTAGCAATGTCGATCCACTTTTTTAGATATGCGCGAGAATAATAATCGCCGCTATCATGGACTCTGACGTAATCAGGTTTCTTCTTACGTATTTCAGCGTTCATAGCATCAACAAACATGTCAGTCTTGCTGAGTTGATAACGCTTTTCAAACGCAGGTTTTACGTTACTCCAGATGTAGGCTCCTTTCTTGGCATAACAGAATTTAACACAACTGTCAGCCATTGGGCACGTCAGTTTCCCGCTAGCAGATTTGTAGGCAGGAATACCGAAGTTAAAGACCCGGAGCCCGAGTTCTTTTGATGTTTTTTTAAGTTTAGTATTTTGTGTTAATAAGTTCATAGTTTTTGTTTATTATATTATCGATCAGCGATCGTGTTTAGTTTGTATTAATCAAGCAACACCATATATGCTTCAACATTATTTTTACGAAACCAGTTCAACGCTTTTTGAAACTCGCTAACTTGTTTAGGTGTAACTGTTTTAGGTGCTACTTCAAATATATATTGGCTACCCATAATATAATCGTACATTGAGAGCTCGAGGCCGTTGAGTGTATAGCATTCGCCACTGAACGGATTGGTTACTGTTTCACCTTCACCATATATGGTTCCTTTAAACCATTTAGGTACTGTTTGTTTTTTAGTTTTCATTTTTTAATTCTTTAAATATTACTTCACCTTTAACAGCTCTTTCGATAGTTAGACCATAATGATTAGCTACAATCTCATACCTGGCTCTGTCTTTAATTATTTGACTAGCATAGTTTAAGTACCTATAGTCTTCATCTACTGTTAGATTTATAGCTCTTGAGCTACCGTCTAAAAAACTACAATCTTGAGAGATCATTTCTATATATTGTAGCGTGTTTATAGGGTTAACTATTTTATGGTTATAACCTTCATTAAGTAACTCATCTATAATTTCGTCTTCCATTTTACATAATAGATCTTCGTAGTGCCTAGTGATAGCATCTTCAATAAAGTCATAGTTATCACAGTATATATTATTGTAGTCATGTATAGCATCATAAACAACATCTGTTAGCTCGTTCTCGTAATAATAAACATCTTCACTTACGTTTATATGCTTGTCATCATCTGTCGCTATCCATACAGAGTAACCATCAGCGGTTGACTCTTCATATATACTGAAGTCAGGGTTTTGCCATTGATCTGTTATTTCACAATCATAGTGTGCAAGTACTTGGTTTCTAGCATGCTCGTCGTCGCATCCTTCGATCCAACCTTTCTCGGACATTCTCTGAGTTATTAACTCATCGGTTATATATTTATTCTTCATCTGTTTCTATTAATTTAGTGATGTATTGCCACACCTTTAATTCTATTTTATTACTGTTTAATACTATATCCATCTCGTGTGATGTAACACCTCCGTAGTTACCTGTACGTATATCTTCTTTGTTTTGCTCGATCGTAATCAAGAGCATAGACATTTTAGCGAAAGCTTTGTCGCTTGCTCGTTGTTGTAGTTCTTGTTTAGTCATCGCTATCTATTAAAATGTTATCGCCAAACCTGTAGTCCCACGCTGATACTCTGAGTGCATTTATATTACACATATCGTAGATATCTCTGATCTCGCTTATAGTTAGCTCACCGTAAAACTTACTGCTTTCTAGTTTAGCAATAATTCTTGTTGACGTAAACTTGTAATCACTTTGATTAATAAGTTTAATGTACTTAGGTTTAATTGATTGTAGTAAATTGCTCATGTTATTTGTATTTTAAATTCATATATATTATCGATCGGTAGTCGTGTTTAGTTTGTAATTAATCTTGGTATTTTTTAAGTGTCATACTATTTACTTTATCAATGATCTCATTACCTACCATAGGTGAAATAACCGGGTGCATATATGATCTTTTACCTTCAGATTCAGTAGCTAGTACATCTGTTTCTGCTTCTTCGATAGCGTGTCTCAACGCTGTTTGGATGAAATACTTTTCAAATCCGTTAAATTTTGTTTTACTCATTTTATTTAATTTTAAATTAGGTGCGCAGGAAGGATTCGAACCTTCGACCTCGAGTTTATGAGACTCGCGAGATAACCAACTTCTCCACCGCGCCATTTAGTTTTATAAGGAAGCGTGATCGGCGTCTAACTCATTTTCATCATTAGATATACCGGCCGGTCCACCGATGTTTGCTTCCGTATTACATTTATATTATCATTGGGTGATCGTGTTTTGTTTGTACATTATTTCGATCGCACGTTGCATTACTTGTTGGTGTATAGCATTGTAGTCGTCACCGTCGGCGGGATAATCGCCTAGTTGCCAGTCAATACTGTCTTCCATTAGTTCGAGAGTTATGTCAGCGACGCTCTCCGCTATTTCGTATAAGTTTCTTTTATTGCTCATATATTCTAGTTTTTAATTCATTTACTTTTTCTTGTAAGTACCAATCATCTTCATAGTTGAGGTTGATGTACATTGATAATTCTTGTAGTAGATCCGCTGCTAACTTCATATTATTGTTTTTTTAAGTAAGTTAATCCTTTGTAGTTGAACCACTCAGTTATACCTTCTTGATCTTTATCTTCGTTGTAGATAAAACCGAACGTTGATGGTAACTCACCGACAAGATATGGTTTATATACTTTACCGTTTAATACTATTTGTTTTGAGTGGATAAATTTAATTGTATTTTTCATTATATTAGTTTTAGATTCGTATATATTATCAATCTTTAATCGTATTCAGTTTGTAAAAATCTTTTACCGCTTTTTCGGTTAATGTTTTTAAGTTTTTATGGTACTCTACGTTATCTATATAGTAGTCGATCGCTTCTTGCATTCGCTTTTCAGTGAACTTTGTAAACACGCTTACATCTGTGTGTTTGAGTAGATCAACGTCATTGCATTGGTACATTGTTGACGTGACATCTCGCCAATTTGTTACTTGAATTTCTTTATATGAATAACCTCTATGCTCCATTATTTACATTTATTGTTACTTCTACCCAGCCCTTTTCAGAGTGACCAGCGTATACTCTTAAGCCGTCATTCACTAGTATATCTACTAATTTTTGTGCTGCTCGCCAAAGACTTGGTTCTGGCATTTCATCGTGTTCGTCGTCGTACATTACTTCGCCTCTACATTGGTAGAATATATCATCTACATCGTTTTCTACTAGTTCAAAATCCCAACCGTTCACGGTTATATTTTCACATAATTCCATAGTTAATTTCTTATTGCCCAGGCCGCTGCGGTGCCAAGATCGGTTAATACTCTGTTTGCTCGCTTTAGTACAAATAGTACTTTGTGTTTAAAATTTCTCATTATTATTGTTTTAATTTCGTATATATTATCAATAGGTGATCGTATTTAGTTTGTAGTCACTGGTTGGTTGTAGTGATTCCACAATTTAGTGTGGGAGAATGATCTACCTTTACTACCCGATCCTTTACCTTTAGTTTTCACTTTTCGGTATTCTTTCGCTGTCAACCCTGAACAATATTCACCCTGGGTTACCGTTTTGCGGTGTTGTATAGCATCCGCTTTTCTCTTTTGTGCGACGTATGCACACACTTCTTTCATTGTCATCATAGTATTACTTTTTTATTTTAGTTCTTATTTGCTTCCGTATTCATCGTATAACACTGAGGTTGAATGAAACGCCCACATACACTTGTTAATAAATTCTATTGTATTCACACTATTACACTCTATTGGAAAAGTATATAACATTTCTCTATAAAATTGTAGTAAATGTTCGTTGTTTTCGCACCACAATTTTTTAAAGTATTCGTAGTCGTTACCTTGCATGAAATTCATACCTACAATCTTGTTCTTTATTATTATTTATTAACCACATTAACTGTGCATACTCTTCATACTCTTGTTCGCTATTAAATCCGTGATATTCTTTCATATTATTCTACTTTAAATGTGTTAGGTAATAATGGTACTAAATGTCTTGCCACTGAAGTTCCGTTGTTAGCGTGATCACATATTAGTTGGGCTAACTCACCTTGCATAGTAAATAGTTGATCTTGATCGATCAGGTCGCATAGGAAAAAATTGTCGCCACCTAGTATTTCTATAAATTCTTCAATAAATTCAACATTTTTTGGTTTCATAAGTATTATTTTTAAATTCACATATATTATCGTTAGGTGATCGTATTTGTTTTGTAAAGGTGTAAAAATATTAGTGAGTAAAAATAGTAGTAGAAAGTATTACACTACCTCTCTTATTGAGTAAAAGTAGGTAATTTCACTACAAATAGAGTGTTTTTTAGTTAATTTGCCTACAAAGTGGAGGTTTTTAGGTGATTTTCACTTAAGATCGTAGCATATTGGGTGATGTATAGCATTTAAACGTCGCGTAGGGCGGAGTCTACTCTTCCGGTGTATAGCAAAATACCCAGGCCAAGCCTCGCAACGGAACTTCCGAAGCGGTAAGGTTAAAAAGTGTGACGTTAGCTTGTTATATTAATATAATAGTAGGCTATTGTCACGTTTTTTGTTTACTCTTCGTCATCGAACTCTGCCCATTCCAGGCACTGTCCACATAACTCGTCTGATAGATAGCTCGCTTCTGAGCCGCAGCAATTTGAATACATAATTTTTGTTTTATTTGTTAATATTATCGTTTGTTACTCGTGTTTGTGTTGTCAGGGGTTGATCCTAAGACTACTTTTCAGTAGCCTCAGTTTCAATTGTTACACGATCTGACAGATGTCTCGTGTTAGCCGGCATGTCTGTCGACTGTGACCAGTATCCACGTTTGATCCAACATGGCATGATGTTTAGTTTCGGCAACATTAGTTCCAGTACTTCATCGTGATTGTACGTTACTTTGACACTTGGCTTTGTCTTGGTCGCTTTCGTGTTGAAAGTTATGATTTGATTTCGGCCGAGCCATGATTTACGGACTACGAAGTTGGCTCTTGTGATCGGAGGGAAGATTGTTGCTTTTTCTTCGTTTGACATGTTTGCGATCGCGTTTGTAATTAATTCTTGATTTGACATAATTTAAATTTATTTAGTTATTATTATTTTATTTGTTATTCACTTATATTATCGAATAGTCTTCGTATTTAGTTTGTTATTTTTATTATTTTCTAATTTCAAACATTTTACTTAATTTGTTATTCACTTATATTATCGAAATGAGATCGTGTTCACTCTGTCAAAATGCTATACGCAGTATGCTATACGTGCTATACAGCCTTCGGCTGCGCCTCCGGTCCTGAGCATTACTCAGTCGTGTTCCAAGCCTTGAGCTGGGCTGAGGTCAGTTGCTGTTCCCTGGTCTGATCCTTTGGTCTGGTCTCCGATCCAGATACATTGCACGTAGCTGGTTCCATCTGGTCTGGTTCTGATTTCTGATCTGTACATTATATTATATCTAATTTAGTTAGTATGTCTTCAAGTATATCTTCTTCAAGGAATTGATCCTGGTCGTAGTCTGTTTTCATTCTCGATGTAGGCTTTGATCTGGTCAACCTGTCCTGGGTATCTGTCGTAGATCTTTGTCTATTCTGGTTACTTTGGTTTCATATCTTATATTTATTTTAGATTCACTTATATTATCGGATCTCCATCGTATTCGTCTTGTACAAATGCTATACAAACGGCAAGCCGTAAGCCGTAGCCGAACCGCAACCGTAAGCCGAACATCCAGGATCCAGATGCCAGTAAGCCGCACCGCAGTACCAGACCCGATAGCATAAGCCTGAACCTGCACCGTAAACCGCACCGAAAAGCCGAAACCGTGCGCCAAAGCCGAAAAAAAGGCCGGGGGCCCCTAATTTGAAACGCGTTTTCTTATAGGATTGTTGAGGTAATGTAAAGGTGCAACCCCATCACTCTCTATTTGCAACGTTTTTTTATTTCAGTAAGTGTGACATTAGCTAGTTATATATATTAATAAGAGGCTATCGTCGCGTTTATGATATTGTAAAATTTAGGTATAACATGTAAGTATATAATGTATACGAAAACAATATTATGGCAAAACCAAGAAGAAAAGGCGGACCGAAGCAAAAATTAAGTCCAGCAGCAGCGAAGGCTAAAGCAATCAGGGACAAGAAGTACGCTATGACCGACAGGAGAAGGAGATTTAAGGCTGAGAGTCAAAGAAAGGATTGTCCTAAAGGACACGATTATGACCATAATACTAAAAGATGTGTTACATCGTCTCATAACAGAGGTGGAACGCAGAGTAAGAGTAAAAAAGACGGTACTAAAGCCGAAAGAAAACAAAATAAAAGATAAACATGGCAATAATATATTCATATCCTTACGATCAGACTATAACTGATACAGATGCTTGGGTAGGAACTGACTCCGTCAATAGACAAACGAAGCAGTATACGGCTAAAGCAGTAGCGGACTACCTGAATATAAACGGTAAGGTGGCAATTGCCGGTCAGATGAACTATCAGTTTGTACAAGACCCTTCTTTTAAAGCAGGTACTTTTGCTTTTGCAGCCGGAAGCGGTGATGACACACCTTGGTCAAGCATTACGTCTATAGTAATATCAAACATGGACCTATCTGGTCAGATTGTTTCACCTTTCTTAGAGTATTTAATAGATGAGCAAGTAATGTTCCAAGATGTAGCCGGTAAGGGTTCATTTGGGCATTATATAATGAGAGGGTACACGCAAATTGGTACAACTAACTTTTATACATTAACATTAGAATATTTAGGAGGTAATGGATCTATAGATATGGATCACTATTATACTCTTGTAAACTTTTATTTAGAACTCGGTGCTACAGGTGTTGACAGTGTTGATACATCTGATACTGACGTTTATAGATATGACACCTACAACGCCTACAACGGGTAACGTAGAAATTACAGCATCATTGTCAGCTACTGGTACGCCTGATAATACTAAATTCCTACGAGGAGATAACGTTTGGGCTAGAGCGAACGAAACATATACATTTGTACAAGCATCTGCTAGTGCAACGTGGACTGTTCAGCATAACCTAGATAAGTTTCCTTCTGTAACTATGGTTTTGTCCACCGGGCAGAAAGGTTACGGAGATATAGTATACATCGATGAAAACAATTTAACAATAACCTTCGCTTCTGCTGAATCAGGCAAAGCATATATGAACTAATTATGGCAATACCTTTTTTAAATAACATTAATCTTAGCGATAATCAATTACAAAACGCTAAGCTACATATCACCGGTACGGCACCAACAGCTGCAGCGGCTCAAATATACTTTGACAGTAGCGATACAATAGCTAAGTACTATTCCAATGCAACCGACACTTGGGTTAGTTTAGTTCAAACTGATTTTGCAAACGGTACATTTGTAAGTCTGACTAATGGAGGAACATCGATAAAAAGAGCGTATACTGTAGACTTATCAGCGGTTGATGGCACTTCAACTTCAGCGTCTAGGTTTTTAACTAAAGATAATACATGGGCAACAATTCCTTTTGGAGATGTAACTGAAGTACAAGGAGGTACTTATATAAATGTAACAGATCAAACAGGGCCAGTACCTATTGTTAATCATGATTTAACAACTAGAACAGATACAACATCTACAGGCTCTCCTGGTTACGCAGGTACATTTACAGTTGTAGATTCTGTAACAACAAATACAACAGGTCACGTAACTGCTTTAAATGTTAAAACAGTTACAATGCCCTCCGCTGAAGCTTATACATTTAGTGTAACAGCTGATTCAGGAACTGATCAAACAATAGATAGCGGAAATACTTTAGACATAGCCGGAGGTACTAATATAACCACAGTTGTAGGTGCAACCGATACGGTAACAGTAAATTTAGATGATAGTATAGATCTAGCAGGCGAATTAACAGTGTCTGGAACCGGACAATCAAGTGTTGCTGGTCAGTTAACAATACCACAAGTACCGTCAGCTGATACAGACGCGGCTTCAAAGCACTATGTTGATCAAGCAGTAACAGGAGCATTAAGCTATCAAGGTGGATATGATGCGGCAACAAATACACCAGACTTAGATTCTTCACCGAGTTCAGCTATTAAAACTGGATGGACATATACGGTTACAGTAGATGGTTTATTCTTCACAGAGCAAGTAAGGGTAGGTGATGTGCTTATAGCTAACAATAATGCACCAACCACATTAGCAGAATGGACAACAGTACAAAATAACATTGACCTTGCGGATCTTACAACGGTAGGTATTGGTAATGTAAATGCCGGTACTGGAATAAGTGTTGCTTATGCATCAGGTACGGCAACTGTAACAAACACAGATACAAATTCTTCAAACACATATGCGGTAACAATAACAGATACGGCAACCATAACTCATAGCTTAGGAACTAAAGATGTTATTATACAGCTTTATGATGTAACAACCGATGAAACTGTTTACGCAGATGTTGAAAGAGGATCTACCTCTGAAGCAACAATTACATTTGCCGCAACACCAACTAATAGCGTTAGAGTTTTGGTACAGAAGATAGGGTAGTAATAATAAAAATTAGTACATGAAGTTTAAAAGTAATATAGAAGTACAGGCGGGTCTAGAAGACGCTAGTGGTTCACCAGGTACAGTTAATCAGTTATTGTCTTCGACGGTAACGGGTACTGCTTGGGTAGATCAAAGCACTTTAGTCTCTGGTTCTGCTGAAAGGGTTTCAATTCTTGTTAAAAACGGCGAAGGAACCGCTTTGGTTAAAGGAGACCCTGTGTACATAATAGGCTCAGTTGGTGCTTCCGCTAGGCTTGAAGTTGGTCTATGCGATGCTAGTGACTCAAGTAAAATGCCTTGCGTTGGTCTACTAGAGCAAGATTTACTAGACAACGGTGAAGGTACTGCTGTAACAGCTGGTAAGCTTAGAAACCTAGTTACGACACCTATAGACGGTCAAACTACAACTGAAAATGACACAATATATGTTAAAGCAGGTGGTAGCTCAGGTTCATCACTAACTACAACAAAGCCAACTGGATCTACAAACTTAATACAAAACGTTGGTCAAGTAGGCAGAGTGAGTACTTCATCTGACGGTAATTTTGTTGTATCGGCTATAATGCGTACAAACGACGTGCCTAACTTACCAGAAGGTAGAATATGGGTAGGTGATGGAAATACTATAGTGTCTGATACAGTTTACATAGATGAGCCAAATGAACGTATGGGTATCGGGACGACTAGTCCTAGCAGGTTACTAGATGTAGATGGAATACAGGGATGGAGTGAAGGCACGAATGTAGAAAAGGCGTACCTTAACCCTACAGGTACAGGTACTGATTTCAATCTTTTAGGGGACAATGGCGACATTAGATTTGATAGTAGAGCTGGTTCAAATAGTTATATAAATACAGGTAACGTAGGTATCGGTACAACTAGTCCGGACTCTTTACTAGAAATATCTACCACAGACGGAACTAAGAACTTTGTAAAATTAACTTCTGGAGCAGGCGGTGTAAATCCAACCTTGGTATTTGAAAAATCAGCCGCAGAGCAAGGTGTTATACAGTACATTAGAAATGGAGATCTAAAAATATACAATACAGATAGTGATGGAGGTGTAATGCTTAGTGGTTCAAGCGCTACTAATTATGACATGTACATAAATAATTCCGGCAACGTAGGGATCGGGACAACTAGTCCTGGGGCTAAATTAGATGTTGAAACATTACTAACTGGAAATCAAACAATAGCATCTTTTAAAACAAGTGAATCAACTTATAATGGATTGCTTATAGCTACTAATAATAATGCAGGTTGGGTAGGAAATGGAACAATAACTGCTGATGAAGGAATTTTGTTTCAAGATACAACTTCAGCAATGAGGTTATATACTAATAGTTCTGAAAGAATGCGTATTGACTCAGCTGGCAAAGTTGGAATTGGAACGACTAGCCCAAACTATAACTTAGATATTGAAAACGCCTCATCAGGTGCTGGGATAAGACTAAAAAGAGCAGACACAGGTGACTCTCTTATTCTTTTAGAAGGCTCAAGTTATGGTTATCTTCGAAACACTACTGGCCCTCTTGGTTTAGGTGGTGCGAATGGAGAAAGAGATGTTTTGATTGATAATAACGGTAACGTTGGGATTGGCACGACTAGTCCTAGTAATCCATTGCATGTTTATTCAAGCGATAATATTTTAGCTACTTTTGAGTCTACAGATGGAATATCTGAAATAAGAATAAAAGACGATACAAAGTATACTAGATTACTAACAGTAGGAGGTCATTTTAAAATAATGCCTAATGACGGTGTTGAAATGGCTGTATTTGAAGGTGATACAGGAAGAACGCTTTTTAATGCAGGCAACGTCGGTATTGGAACGACTAGTCCTAATTACAAGCTAGCAAGTTACTCGAGTGGAGATGAATTTGCTATAGTAGCAGGTGCTGGAAATGCTGTAGGAGAATTTACAGGTATTGGGTTATCTGGATATATCGCAACAAACGCCGCTGTAAAAGCAGGTTTAGTTTTTGAAAGAGAAACTAGCTGGGGTATTGGTAAAATGCATTTCTTGAACAATAACACTCTTGGAGATAGTGATGCTACTTTATCAGATAGTAAAATGACTATAGACTCAGACGGCAACGTTGGGATTGGTAGATCATCATCTATTACTGCTAGATTATTTGTAGAAGGACCTGTAGATACATCTACTATTTCTACATCATCAACACCCGCTGCGAGAATAAATAACGGAGGTGCTATTTCAAATTGGATAGGCTCTAATGGTTATAATTACGGCTACATACAATCTATACAGGATGATGGAAGTAATAATTTAAAACCTTTATCATTACAACCTTTAGGCGGCAACGTAGGTATCGGGACTACTAGTCCTTTAAATAAGCTTCAAGTATCTGGTGGTTCAGTAGGTATCGATTCCCAATATATGATTCGTGACAATAGAAATAATACAATATTGTTACAATCGCCAAGCACGACTATAACTAATAGAACTCTTAGTATTGGTAATGCTACTTACAATAATATTATAATACCAAATGGTAACGTAGGTATCGGGACGACTAGTCCTTCTGAAAAGTTAGTGGTTGATGGAAAAGTAATAATTAACAATACTACTCCTCCAAATAATCTAGCACAATTAAACATAGGTTCTACAAGCGGCGGAGAAACTAGAGCAATTGATATAGATGGAAATTGGACTGCTGGTGAAAGCAAATCAATAACTTTTGCCTATGGTACCGATGCTACTCATATGGTTGGTCAAATAAACTGTGTGTTTAATGGCTCTACAGATTCACGACTAAGATGGGGTAAATTGTATCATGGCGGTGCTTCTAGTACATATACAATGGAGTTAAAATCCACATCAACTACTACAGCTAATTTAACAGTTGCTGGTAGTATACAAATGGCTGATGATACAGATACAGCTTCAGCAGATAAAGTAGGTACAATGAGATATAGAACTGATACAGAATATGTAGAGGTTGATGGAGAAGAGTTAATTACTAATGGTGGTTTTGATACTGATAGTGATTGGAATAAAGGGGCAGGGTGGACAATTAGCGGAGGTTCTCTTAACGGTTCCTCAACAACTTCAACAGCTTTTCAAATAAATACGGGATTGGTGTCAGGTAAGATATACGAGGTGGTTTACACTATATCAAACTACGTTAGTGGTTCTGTCAGGATAGAGCTAGGAAGTGGGAATGTTTCTGTAGGCAGTATAAGGAGTGCTAATGGAACATACATAGAGTACATAGAAGCGGCTCAATAGACAACGTATCAGTAATAGAAGTAACAGCAGAAGATGCAAGCTACGCAGACATGTGTATGCAAACAGGTAGTTCAACATACGAATGGGTTAACATAGTAAGAAATACATACTAAATGGGATTAGGAAAAACATATTCAAGCAAATCAATCAGCTCAACAATTAAGTTTTCAAACAGGTAGTAGTGATAGAATACGTATACTAAACAACGGCAATGTCGGTATCGGGACGACTGCTCCTGGGGCTAAACTTGTAATATCAGGAGGCGGTGGAGCAATTAGTGATAACGGATTTCAAATTAATAGCAGCTACGGGTTTAATGGAACTGGAGTTTTAGAAATTAATCCTTCAGCCACATCACATATACCTTTATCAATCCTTTCAAAAAATGGGCAAACAGCAAACCTTGTTAATGTAACATCTTTTGGTGGAACTGCAGGCAACTTGTTTAACGTACAATCCTCAGGCAACGTCGGTATAGGTACTGATAGTCCTACAGCTAGACTAGATATCTTAACAAACTCAGCTACGGGAAATGGTGATATTGATAAGCACATTAGATTTAGAGCTGATAATGGAGAGCAGCGTTTTAATTTTAAAGTTGGACAAAGTGGTAATGCAGCTAATCTTGGAATGTATGACGGAGATGAAGTTCAAAAGGTTAAAATAGATACAAATGGAGACTCATATTTCAACGGCGGTAACGTCGGGATTGGGACGACTAGTCCTGTAGAGAAACTACATGTGGATGGAAAAGCTTTTATTAATGGGCAAATATACGGAGGTTTTGGAGCACTAACAACTAGCGGAACTCTAGACTGGAACGATAGCACAAATGCTAGGTCTGGTAATGGTCACACGTTGTTAAGAGGTAACGCAACTAACGGACCTGCTGGCAATGAATATTACCACCCATTTTCTTGGGAATATGGTAGCTATGATAATGATGGTAATATGACGCAGTTTGCTATTCCTTACTCTACCAATAATACAGGTATGTATTATAGAAGTAGATACAGCGGAACTTGGAATGACTGGGCTGAAATTGTTACTACAACAAAAACTTTACCCGGTGGCCCTTACTTACCACTTTCAGCTGGGGCAAGTTATCCTTTGACAGGTGATTTGTATCTAAAAACGGCCTCAAACCAAGGTAATTTATTCTTTGGGACTGCTGACGCTAATTATAAGATTTTTGGAGGTGGTACTTATGGTTATATGGGCTATAACACTGGCGGGTATCATAGATTTTTAACAAGTGGTGTAGAAAAAATGCGTATAGACTCCTCAGGTAACGTTGGAATTGGAACAACTAGCCCTAGTGGACCACTACACGTGAAAGGTTCCACGGATGATGTGGTTGTTTACATAGATACTAATAATAATGCTATTGGTGACACTGCTTCCATAAAGTTTAATGATAGAGCTAAAGTTGGATGGTTTGATAGTGCTGTTTATTTAGGTGATAATGGTCAAAATAAAGATATAAAACTTAAGGTCAACACAGCGGATATAATATCTTTAACATCCAATACAGAAAGAATGCGTATTACCTCTGCTGGTAACGTAGGGATTGGTACGACTAGTCCAGGGGCTAAGTTAGATATATATGATATATCCACTAAAACAAATACAAATCCAAATACAGTTGAAGTATTACACAATGGAAATGTTTCTACTAACAATATATACCCTGTTGCTGGTTTATTTACACAACGCGTAAGTGGAGGAGCTAATAGTTTTGCAACTGGTCTTGTTGGTGTTGCAGACAAACTAGGTGATTATGGTTACGTTGCAAGGGGAGTTCAAGGAATTGGAAAGCTGTCAGGAAATGTAACTGTCAACAACGCTGATATGCAATATATAGGTGTTGAGGGTAGAATAGAAATGGAAGGATCTAATTCTGTTAATCTTGATGATAGAGCTTACTCTTTTTACGGAACAGCTGAGGTAGATTCTGGAAGCCACTTAAAAGAGTATCATGGCTTATACTTAAAAACACCAACTAATAACGGTACAATACTCAATAAGTACGGTATATCACAAGTAGATGTTAATAGTAAAAACTATTTTGCAGGAAACGTCGGGATTGCGACGGCAAGCCCTTCGCATGAGCTTGAAGTTGGATTGACATCTGCAGTAGGTCTTACTTCTCAACCAGCTATACCTTTAATGGTAAGCAACGATGGCAACAGTGTAGACGGAAGGGTATTTATACAAGTAAAAAATGATGCTGTAAATACAGCATCAGCTATAGGTGCTGGGCTTGCAGATGACTGCAGCTGGTGTAACATCAGGAACAGCATCTTTTGAAAATTCTTTAATATTTTTACAATCTAAAGCAACCTGGAAACCAAACAATACACTCAGCGCCTCAAAATATAAAATTCTATGTAGATAACGATGGTACTGCTGCTGGCGCAGGATTGAACTATAATGATTTTGGGGATGCTGCACTTGAGCTAAGAACAAACGGTGACGGAGTATTTTATCATAAACTTAGGTGTATTGGTACAACTAATCCTGGAGCTAAGTTGGAGGTATTTGGAACAGGAAATAGCTTCCGTTTAGATAGTGCTGCAAATGGTTCAAAAGAAATACTATTTAGAAACGTAGGTACAGGTACCGCTACAATTAAAACAGATGGTGATTTAAAACTGTACACTGAAGATGCTGGTAAAAATATTCTTTTTAATACTAACGGAGGTGAAAGAATGCGTATTTTATCAGGCGGCAATGTTGGGATCGGGACTACTAGCCCAACAGCTAAGCTACAAGTTGCAGGAGATGTTAATATTGGGGAAACTCTTAATGTTGGAACTACAACTCCTTCTTATAATACTAATTATGGAACAGGAGATTTAAATGTTGAAAATGATCTTTTTGCTTCTGCTCAAATCTTTACACATAATGATACAGCTGGTAATTTTTCATTTTTAGGATTAGGAAAATCTAGCGGTACAGGAGCATCACCTACAGTAGTACAAGCTAATGAAAGAATTGCAGTCTTAGGCTTTTATGGTTACGATGGTGCTGCTTATAAAAGACTTGCAAGTATAGACGCTTATGTAGACGGAACTCCCGGGACAAATGACATGCCTGGAAAATTATTATTTAATACTACTTCTGATGGTTCTTCTTCACCTACAACAAGATTAACTATAGGAGCTGATGGTAACGCAACTTTTACAGGTGATGTAGGTATTGGAAAGACACCAAGTGAAAAATTAGATGTTGAAGGTAATATACAAGCCATTAATACAGCAGGAACCGCTGTCTCTTATGTTGATATTGTGAGCGGTGCGACTTGGAGGTTGGCTTCAAATCCTACATCTGGAACAAATTCTTATGGGTTAGATATTATTAAAGGAAGTGGCGGTACTGATGTAAAAATGTCAATAGACAGTTCTGGCAACGTAGGTATAGGGACAACTAGTCCAGGGTATCCATTAGAGGTTGACGGCGGAGTAGGAAGCGGTGTTAAAATTAAAGCAGGTAATGGTTCAAGTGATGATTCTTTTTTAGTATCCAATAATGATGATGTATCTAAGTTTTTAGTTCAAGGAGATGGAAAAGTTATAATAAATTCCAGCGCTGGAATTTCAGGTAGAACTGAAAATTTCCAAGTATTTGGTAAGCAAATAATAACTAATACAGGAACGTCTGGACCGGTTTTATATTTAGGATATAACTCTTCAGGTGCAAATACAATACAACTTGGTAGAGGAAGAACAGCGGATGGCTTATCTTACATGGATTTTAATGGAGAAGTAATGCCTGCTGGTCAGTTTGGGTTTAGAATAATACGTTATAGTGGTCAAAATGCTAGTACAGAATTAAACCAAGTAGGCACAGGTGCATTTAAAGTAACATGTTCTAACAGTGCTGATATAATACTAAACCCTAATTCTGGCAGTGTTGGTATAAGCCAAACAAATCCATCATACAAATTAGATGTGACTGGTGACGGTAGATTTACATCTACTGTGACAGCTGCAAACTTTATACTATCATCTGATGAAAGACTAAAAGAAAATGTTGAAAAAGTATGTGATAATAAAGTTGAAGCAGATTGGAAAACTTTTGAATTAAAAACAGAAAAAGGACAGAAGAGATATGGTGTTATAGCGCAAGAGCTAGAAAAAACCAACCCTGAGTTTGTAAGAGAAGACAGCCAAGGATTTAAGTCTGTTGCTTATATAGATTTATTAATTGCTAAAATTGCAGAATTGGAGGCAAGATTAGAAAAACTAGAAAAATAATGGCAGTACCAAATACAACTACTTTTTCATTGCAAGATGTTGTCTCGACTGTCAATCCAACAACAGATGATTTAGTTGATTCATTTGATGACGCTATATTAGGCAAGTTTGATTCTAACTACGGGCCAGGTGATGAAAGTAATTTACTTCAATTTAGAAACTATGATGCTGGAGGAACTTTATATATAACAGATGCTAATTTTAATTCAATTATAGCTACTTGCTTAGCTCAAGAGCCTGTTACGGGTCTTTACAACGTAACACCTTTCGGCACTATGCCAAATTGGGATGTGAGTAGAGTAACAGATTTTAGCTATGCCTTTGAAAATAAAAATACTTTTAATGCTGATATTAGTTCTTGGAATACAGGTAACGGCACGGTGTTTCAAGGTATGTTTAAGGGAGCGTCTGCTTTCAATCAAAATATTGGTTCTTGGGATTTAGGTAACGCTTGGAATACTGGTCTTATGTTTTATGTTGCAACCTCTTTCAATCAAGATATTGAAAGCTGGGATGTGAGTAATGTGACATATATGAGATCAATGTTTTATGGTGCAACCTCTTTTAATCAGCCGCTAAGTGACTGGGACGTGAGTAGCGTAACAGATATGGGTAGTATGTTTAGATTACCTAATAGTGGAACATCAGCTTTTAACCAAGATATTGATTCCTGGGATGTGAGTAGTGTGACTAATATGTCATCAATGTTTATGAACTCCACTTCTTTTAATAACGATATTACCGGATGGGATGTTAGCAGCGTTGTTTATATGAGCAGTATGTTTAAAAGTGCAGTCTCTTTCAATGCGGCTATAGGAAATTGGGATGTGAGTAATGTGATTAATATGTCTGAAATGTTTAACAGTGCAACAGTTTTCAATAAATAAATAAATAAATAAACCAAAATTAAAAACAAAAATTATGACAACTTACAATTGGAATTGCAAAACAGTAGATTGCTACCCAGAACAAAACAACGAAGCGGATGTAGTGTACAATGTGCACTGGATTGTAACAGGTGTACCTCAGATGAGGTAGATTCTGAAGGAAAAGCTTACTCAGCTACAAACATTGGAACACAAACTCTAGACACAAGTCAGATAACAGAATTCATACCGTTTGATCAATTAACAAATGATGAAGTAGTTGCTTGGACTAAAGGAGCAATGGGTGACGAACAAGTTGCTAGCATTGAAGCAAGCATACAAAGTCAAATAGATAGTTTGATTACACCTACAAGTGTTACACTAACTATCGGAGAGCCTGTACCACCAACACCTGAGGTTGAAGAGCCGCAAGAGCCTGAGACTGAAGATTAATTAGGTAAAAATCGAAGAAAACGAGTAATAATACTCGTATACCTGAAAAAGGTGAATTAAATCAAATCAAATTAAATTAAATATGAACGGAATTGTCAAAAACTTGAACTTTGGTGACGATGCTAGAGATCAAGTATTTAAAGGAATAGAAAAGTTAGCAAATGCTGTCAGCTCTACATTAGGAGCTGGCGGTAAATGCGTGATGCTAGAAGACGGTACGGGTAAACCCGTGATAACAAAAGACGGTGTTACTGTAGCTGATTCTATAATATTGTTTGATCCAGTTGAAAACATGGGATCTACATTGTTAAAGGAAGCTGCTAGAAAAACTGTTCAAGAAGCAGGTGACGGTACAACTACCGCAACTGTTTTAGCTCACGCTATATTAAAAGAAGCTTATGCTGTTTCAGAAAAGAAAAATGCCAGAGAAATAAAAGATGGTATAAATTCTGCAGTTGAAAAAGTAATTAAGTATTTAGAAAAGCTAGCGGTTGACGTGAAAGGAGACATGCTAGATAATATAGCTTCTATATCCGTTAACAACGACAATGAATTAGGTTCTATTATAGCTGATGCGTTTAGATCTGTAGATAACACAGGTATTGTAATGATGGAAACTGCCGGTGACGGTAAAACTGTTTCTGAATTAATTGAAGGTGTACCTTACGACAAAGGTTTAACAAACTCTCATTTCATTACAAACGAACAAACAAAAACAGCGGAATTAGAAAATCCACTAGTATTAATTATGGAATCCCCAGTTAATACTATAAGAGATATACAAAAAGTGCTGGAGTACGTAATAAAAAACAATAAACCTTTGCTTATTATAGGCGATTTAGAACAAGGTGTTTTATCAACTCTGGCCACCAATAAAAAGAAAGGTAATCTAAAAGTAAATGTAATCAATGCTCCTACTTATGGTATTAGCAAACGAGAAGTACTTGAAGATCTTTCTTTACTAACTGGCGCTACAATAGTCAACGAAGATTTAGGTGATGACCTTGATTCAATTGACGTAGAGTATTTAGGATCTTGTTTAAAAAGTGTTACCTCACACGAGGACACTGTTATAACGGTCTCTGAGGCATCCGAAAAAATAAAGGATGTAATACGTAGTATAAAAGAAAAGCTTACAAATAACACGCTAAAAAGCTGGGAGGTTATAAAGCTTGAAAAAAGATTATCCATGTTAACCGCTAAAATTGCGGTGGTTAAAGTTGGTGCAAACTCTGAAGTAGAGTTAAAAGAAAAAACTGATAGAGTTGAAGATGCTATCTGTGCAACAAAAGCAGCCGTAAAAGAAGGTATTGTACCAGGCGGAGGCGTTGCATTATTAAATGCTTCAACATATATTAAAAGTGAAGGATTAGGTGAAGAAGTTTTATTAAAAGCTATAAAAGCCCCTTACTTTACAATATTAGAAAATGCAGGTATCACAGCGTCACAGCCACAAGATAAAGGTGTTGGTTTGAATGCAATAACAGGAGAACCTGTAGATATGGTTAAACACGGTATAATTGATCCGTTAATGGTAACCAAAAGTGCATTAAGAAACGCTGCATCTGTAGCTACTACAATATTATCAACTGATTGTGTAATTAATAATTTAAGAGCAAATGAAGGCGATAGGTAGAAACTTAATAATAAAGAAACAAAAAGAAGGAGTGGCCGCTACTAAAGGCGGTTTACTTCTTGCCGAAAAACAAAGGGAAGATATAAGATACATTAAAGCATCTGTAATATCTCCTGGAGAAGAAGCAACCAAAGCAGGTCTAAATGAAGGTGATTTAATTTACTACGATAGACACGCTGGTCACACAATAGAAATAGAAGGTGATCCGTATCAAGTTATAAAAATGCAAGATATAGTTGTAGTTTTATGAGAATAGATGCTAGTGATGTTAAAAAGTTAGGGTTATTGAAACACTACAGAATCATACGAAAATGGGCATGTAGAAATAATGACTTAAACGACGCTGATCTAGAACTATTAATTTATTTAGATTGTTTAGACATGTTTACTAAGCAAGATTTTAAAACAGGTACGTTTTCATACAGTTGGGATAATAGAAGATGGAATAAATTATTGAAGGAAGACTGGATTTCTGTTTGGCGAAAAAGAAATAGAACTACTCAAAAGTATCATATATATAAAGTATCATTCAAGGGCAAGCAACTTATAAATAGAATTTATAGAATAATGCTAGGTCAAGATGATATACCTACGAGTAGTAGAAACAGAATAATGAAAGGAGATACTTATACAGATAAAGTATTAAGTGTGTCTATAAAAAACGTCAATAAAGATGAAACAAGATGAAAACTTATTGGGTCAACCAATATTCCAAAATCCGGGAGCGCCTGTACCTTCAAATGAGATGGGGAATGCTAAACCTGTGTTTAATCCAAATCAAGCTGCAAACGCTCAGTATGTATTTGGAACACCAGATCAAAGAGCTAAAAGCATGCCACAAAGAGAAATAACACCTTTATATTTTGAAGATCAAAATGGAGATGGTGAAATTACTAGAGCTGATGTTATAAAGGCTAGAGTTGAAGGGTATAAAAAATAAAATAAAAAAAATAAAGATATGGATAACATTAATAAAAAAGCATCAGGTCAAAACGCTATATGGGATGGACCATTAGATTTAGACGCACTACCAAAAGGTAAAGGATCTAGTTCAGGTAAATACGGAATGGAAATTTCTAAAGCACACTGCGGGTGTAGCTCTATGAAAGGACCTATCACACAACGAGCTAAATAGTAAGCTATGCTAGCTCAGGATGTAAAATTATACGCAATAAACCTTGCCACAATGGCAGTAACTATGACTAATATAGAAGTATACTTAAAGATATTATTACTACTGGTAACTATAGGTTATACGTTATCTAAGTGGGTTAAATTAAAAGAATAAGATATGGCTTATGTTCAAAGAGAATCTCCTCTACTTAGAGTTAGAAAAACAACAAAAGGTAAAGGAAGAAATTTTAGAACAACTAGCGAAGGAGCTGGTATGACAGCCGCTGGTGTTAAAAAATATAGAAAGCAAAACCCAGGTAGTAAACTTAAAACAGCTGTTACTAAATGTGATGTAAAACCTGGAACTAAAGCTTATAAAAGACAAAAAGCATTTTGCTCTAGATCAAAAAGCTGGAAAGGTGAGAGAGGTAAAGCAGCTAGAAAAAGATGGTGCTGTAGTAGGTTTTAAACAATTAATAAATAAACATAACAATGAAAAATTACAACAAAAAACCAAAAAACGAAAGTAAAGAATCAATGGCAAATTACGGAAGTCCATTAGATAAAAAAGGATGTAAAAGCAAAAGCCCATTAGCTATGAAGGGTTCTTGGATGTCTAAACATTGCAACTGCTAATATAAGTTTTTGTATGGCTTTTAAACTAAACAACCCACCTTATAATTGTGATAACACTCCTATTTACAGCGTAGATATGGAGCAAGGTGTTTTAGGTAAAGCTAATAACAATGGTACTATAATTATAAGTAAAGACCTAGATCCAAACAAAAGAGAGCATGTTATATCTCATGAAATGGTGCACATAGACCAAATGAAACGTGGTGATTTAGATTACGACGATAACAATGTTTACTGGAAAGGTAAAAAATATTCAAGAGCTAAAATGCAGGAAGGAGCTAAAAACTTACCCTGGGAAAAAGAAGCATATACAAAAACAAAAAATAAATAAAAATCATGGCATTTAAAATAAAAAAATTCATATCAGAGTCACCGCTTAATTTTGACCCAAAAAATCCTTATGCTAACAATAGAGGTAATAAATCTAAGTACAGCCCTGAGAAAGATACTAAAATAGTATCAGACTACAGTAGTTATAATCCAAAAGAACATTCTAGAGTTAGAAATTATCTTGCAGAAAATAAATACAAATCTGCTCAAGGTAGATTAAGTACAGTTAAAAAAACAACTCCTGCACCAATAGACCCTTCTAAACCTATACAAGGACCAAAGCAAAATATTGAATTCGATACAGGTTTTGGAAAATCTGGAACTGATTTTGTTACTGGTAAAAAAGCAGTTGAAGAGGTTAAGAAAAGAAAAACAACTACTTCAAACACTAAAACCCCGCCAAGAACTAGAGCAAAAGCTAAAACAATACAAGCGCCAAAAGCTAAGAAGATAGAAAGGACAATTGAAGCACCTAAAGCTTCTGATGTAAATGTTAGTAAAAAACCTACTGTAAAAACCGCGCCTAAAGACAACTCTAGAAAAGCTATAAGAAAAAGAAAGAAAGCAGATAAAGCAGCAGGTGTATCTAAATCACAGATGAGAGCTAACAAAGCTAAATCTAAATCTGAAGCAGCTTCAGCAAAAGCAAAAAAATCTAAAAATCCTTCTTATAGAGCTCAATTAACAGCTAAATCAGAAAGACTAGCTAAAAGAGCTAAACGTAAAGGTAATTCTTAAAAAAGTGAAAAAGATATTAGAATTTTTCAGTACTAAAGTCTTTAAACAAGTTGGTGATGTAGTTGATAGCTTATTTACCAGCGAAGAAGAAAGGTTAAATGCTAGAAATGAAATATTTAAAGTATTACAAGATGCCCAATTAGAGCTTCAAAAAATGCAAACTGAGATTATTGTAGCAGAAGCTAAGGGTAATTGGTTGCAGAGAAGCTGGAGACCAATACTAATGCTTTCATTTGGTTTTATAATCATATACACTAAGTTTATATCACAGTTATCTACAAGACTTGTAACACCTGTTTTAGAGCCTGAGTTTTGGCAATTACTAGAAATAGGTATTGGAGGTTATGTAATTGGTAGAAGTGGTGAGAAAATAGTAGATAAGCTAGGACCTTTATTTAAAAAGTAAAAAGATTAAAAACAAGTAATAATAGTAATAACAGTAACCAATTAAATTAAATAAAATGGGAAAATTAACAGATGAACAATTAAAGTCTATTAAAGACGCAACAGGAAAAATGAACTCTATACTTACAGAAGTAGGATTTTTAGAGGCAAGAAAAGCAGAATACCTATCAGCACATTTTGAAGCTGTAAAAGAATTAGATGGTATTAAGGCTGAAATCAGAGAAGAGTATGGTGACATCACTGTAAACTTAGCTGATGGTACTTATGAAGAAGCTAAGCAAGAAGAAGAAACAAAAACTCTTGAGATAGCGGAATAATGAGTTCTGTTGTAAGAAAAATAAGTATAGGTTCTGACTATAAGAATGACGCTATGCACTATTCAGTAGGGCAAAACGTTTATGGTGGACATACTATAGATTGCATACTACATGACACACAATCTAATTCTTACAGTATTTACATAAAGAAAGGAAATGAGGTGATGCCATGGAAGAAGTTTAATTCTAACATGGCAATATCCGTTGAGTATGATTTAGAATATTAAATGAGAAGTCTATACGATTTTATCGTCAAACCTATTGGCGATAGATACGATAACAAGGTAAAGCTAGGCGACGTTACATTAATACTAAACACTAAAATTGAAGACTTTAAGTCTGTAAACAATTTAGCTATAGTTGTTGAAACACCAAAAGCTTTTAAAACAAGTATAAAAAAAGGCGATATCATAGTAATACATCATAATGTATTTAGAGTTTTTTATGATATCCGAGGTAATAAGAAAAGAAGTAGATCTCATTTTAAAGATGACTTACACTTTTGTTCGGCAGATCAAATATATTTGTATAAAAATACAGGGGATTGGAAATCATTTGGAGACAGATGCTTTGTAATGCCTTTAAAAAACAAAGACACTTTAAGATCACAAAAAGAGCAAGACCTTATTGGTATATTAAAAATAGGTAATAGTTCTTTAAAAGCGCTTAATATCAATCCAGGGGACACAGTAGGGTTTACACCCGGCAGTGAATGGGATTTTATAATAGACGATCAAAGAGTTTATTGTATGAAATCTAATGATATTGTAATTAAGTATGAATACAAAAGAAACCAAGAAGAATATAATCCTAGCTGGGCAAAAAGCAGTTAAGGAGTTAATTAAAGTGGCAGAAGAAAAGATCGTTGACTCAGAAGATGATTTATCAGCTGACAGACTTAAAAATGCTGCCGCAACTAAAAAATTAGCTATATTCGATGCTTTTGAAATACTTGCTAGAATAGAAGAGGAGGATGAAAGATTAAATGAAAACCCAAAAGAAGCTAAGGAAGAAAAAGCTTTTAAAGGTTTTGCAGAAGGAAGATCTAGATAATGTACGAACAAACCTTAGTAGCAGTATTAAAAGACTATATCAAACCTAAGATATTAAAAAGGTTAAACAGGTATAAGAAATGGGAGTACGGTTATAACGAAGAATACGACGTAGTTGTAATCAGTAAGACCGGGCAGATAGGAGAGGTTTACGAAATACAAGGAGTAAAAATAGCATTGCCAAAGAAAGATGATGTTATTAAATTTGAAGGAGACAAGTGGAAACACACGGAATACCCAAAAGAGCTTTCAAAGATAAAATCGGTATTTGATTGGGACGAATACCCTTCACAATTTAAAGAAAAGTGGTATGACTATATTGATACAGAATTTAAAAGGCGTGAAGAAGGTTTTTGGTTTTTTAATAAAGACAAGCCTTCTTATATTACTGGTACTCACTACATGTACTTGCAGTGGTCCAAAATTGATGTTGGGGCAGCAGACTTTAGGGAGTCAAACAGATTATTCTTTATATTCTGGGAAGCTTGTAAATCAGATGTTCGTTGTTACGGAATGTGCTATCTTAAGAACAGACGGTCAGGGTTTTCTTTCATGGCCTCAGGCGAAACGGTTAATCAAGCTACAATATCAACAGACTCCAGATTCGGCATTTTATCAAAGTCTGGTCCAGATGCAAAAAAGATGTTTACAGATAAAGTTGTACCCATCTCAGTTAATTACCCGTTCTTCTTCAAACCAATCCAGGACGGTATGGACAGGCCAAAAACGGAGCTCGCGTACAGAGTCCCGGCCTCTAAATTTACGAGAAAAAAGCTTGATACCAATGAAAAGCTACAAGAAATTACCGGTCTCGATACCACGATCGACTGGAAAAACACCGGAGACAACTCGTACGACGGGGAAAAATTAAAACTATTAGTCCACGATGAAAGTGGTAAATGGGAAAGACCTACAAACATATTAAATAACTGGAGAGTTACAAAAACTTGTTTGAGATTAGGTTCAAAAATTATAGGTAAGTGTATGATGGGTAGTACATCAAATGCTTTAGACAAAGGTGGTGAGAACTTTAAAAAACTATACTATGACTCCGACGCAACAAAAAGAAATGCAAATGGACAGACTCGTTCGGGACTCTATAGCTTGTTCATTCCTATGGAATGGAACTACGAGGGATACATTGATTCTTATGGATTTCCTGTATTTGAAACGCCAAAAAAACCAGTTGAAGGTCCTGACGGATCACCTATAAGACAAGGTGTAATTGAATACTGGAACAATGAAGTTGAAGGATTAAAAGGAGATCAAGATGGTTTAAACGAATACTACCGTCAGTTTCCAAGAACAGAGCAACACGCTTTTAGGGATGAAGCAAAACAATCTCTGTTTAACTTAACAAAGATATACGAACAAATAGATTATAACGAAGACCTTAGAAATACATCGATAATAACCACTGGAAGTTTTATGTGGGAGAACGGTATAAAAGACACTAAGGTGATATTTGTACCAAATAAAAACGGTAGGTTCAACGTTAGTTGGGTACCACCTGTACAAATGCAAAATAGAGTTATAGTAAAAGGTAATACAAAATATCCAGGTAACGAACACTGTGGCGCTTTTGGGTGTGACAGTTATGATATATCAGGTACGGTTGATAAAAGAGGTTCTAACGGAGCTTTGCACGGTTTAACTAAGTTTAGTATGGAAGATGTTCCGCCTAATAGATTCTTTTTAGAATATATAGCTAGACCTCAAACTGCTGAGATATTTTTTGAAGATGTATTGATGGCTTGCATATTTTACGGTATGCCATTACTTGCGGAAAATAATAAACCTAGATTACTGTATCATTTTAAAAGAAGAGGTTATAGAGGCTTCTCAATGAACAGACCTGATAAAAGATTAAACAAATTATCTGTAACTGAAAGAGAAATAGGTGGTATACCAAACTCCAGTGAAGATATAAAGCAGGCACACGCTGCAGCTATAGAATCATATATAGAAACTTGTGTTGGACGAACAGAAGCTGGTTATGGAGATATGTACTTTCAAAGAACATTAGAAGACTGGGGCAAATTCAATATAAACAATAGAACAAAGCATGATGCTTCTATAAGTTCAGGGTTAGCAATAATGGCTTGTAACAAAAACTTATATTCACCGGTCAGTCCAGTGCAAAAAAAGGTTTACGATTTAGGAATTAAAAGATATGACAATAGAGGTTCTACGTCTAAAATATTAAGATAAATGAAAATACAAACAAATACCGATAGTTCTTTCCCTAACCAGGTTGTTAGCGACGAAGTAAAAGCTAGTTACGATTACGGCTTGCAAGTCTCTAGAGCTATTGAACAAGAATGGTTCAATCAAGGAAGAGGTAACGGTAATAGATACTTAAATAATTGGAATAGCTTTCACTCACTACGATTATATGCTAGAGGAGAGCAATCAATACAAAAGTACAAAGATGAGTTGTCTATAAATGGCGATTTATCTTATCTTAATTTAGATTGGAAACCAATACCAGTTATATCAAAATTTGTTGACATTGTTGTAAATGGAATGTCAAATAAAACTTATGAAATAAGTGCATTTGCTCAAGATCCTTTTTCTGTTAAAAGTAGAACTGATTACGCTGCAGCTGTTGAGAGAGACATGAATACTAAAGAAGCTCTACAAAACATACAGCAAAACTTAGGCATGGACTTTTCTATGACAGGTGACTTAGAAGCTTTACCTCAAAGCAAGGAAGAGCTTGATATACATATGCAGATGACTTACAAGCAGAACGTGGAGATAGCTGAAGAAGAGGTTATAAACAATGTTCTTTCATTTAACAAGTACAATGAGACGAAAAAACGTTTAGCACACGATTTAACAACTATAGGTATTGGAGCTGTTAAAACATCATTTAATAAGTCAGAGGGTATAGTTACTGACTATGTTGACCCTGCTAATATGATTTATTCATATACAGAAGATCCAAACTTTGAAGATATATATTATGTAGGTGAGGTGAAATCTATATCTTTAGCAGAACTTAAAAAACAATTTCCATCATTATCGGCATCAGAGTTGGAAAAGATACAGGATATGCCTGGTAATTCTCAGTATGTAACAAACTGGGGTAATTACGATGAAAATACTATTCAAGTTTTATACTTTGAATACAAAACATACTCAGATCAGGTATTTAAAATAAAGAAAACAGATCAAGGGTTAGAAAAAACTTTAGAAAAGCCTGACACATTTAATCCACCAGTTAACGATAACTTTGAAAGAATATCTAGAACAATAGAAGTTTTATACACTGGGGCAAAAGTACTAGGTACAAATATGATGCTAGAATGGAAGTTGGCTGAAAATATGACTAGACCAACAGCTGATACTACAAAAGTAATGATGAATTACTGTATATCAGCACCTAGAATGTATAAGGGACGTATAGAGTCTATAGTTAGTAAAATTACTAGCTTTGCTGATATGATCCAAATAACGCACCTTAAATTACAACAAGTGATGTCTAGAATAGTACCAGATGGTGTATTCTTAGATATGGATGGTTTAGCAGAAGTCGACTTGGGTAATGGCACAACATACAATCCAGCTGAAGCATTAAACATGTATTTTCAAACAGGTTCTGTTGTAGGTAGATCACTTACACAAGATGGTGAATTGAATAGAGGTAAAGTGCCTGTACAAGAATTATCATCTTCAAGCGGTCAAGCAAAAATACAAAGTTTAATAGGTACATATCAGTACTATTTACAAATGATAAGGGACGTGACCGGATTAAACGAAGCTAGAGATGGTAGCGCTCCAAATAAAGATTCATTGCTAGGTTTGCAAAAAATGGCTGCTAACGCTTCTAATATTGCAACTAAGCATGTATTAGATTCTTTGTTATACTTAACAGTTAGAACTTGTGAAAATATAAGTTTAAAAGTAGCTGATGTTATTGAAAACCCTTTAACTGAAAATGCTTTGACAAACGCTATAAGCACGTTTAATACAAAAACTCTAGAAGAATTAATTAATTTGCAGCTTCATGATTTTGGTATTTACTTAGAACTAGAACCAGAGGATGAAGAAAAAGCTTTATTAGAACAAAACATACAAGTTGCTTTACAAACACAAGCAATTGCTTTATCTGACGCTATAGATATTAGAGATATTAAGAACATAAAGCTAGCTAATCAGTTCTTAAAGATGAGACAAAAGTCAAAAAATAAAAAGAGAACAAGAACAGCAACAAGCTAATATTCAAGCACAAGCACAAGCAAATGCAGAGTCTGCGGAAAAAGCCGCTATGGCTGAAGTACAAAAACAACAAGCACTCACTCAAGAGAAGGTAAGCATAGAGCAAGCTAAGTCGCAGTTTGAAATACAAAGAATGCAAACTGAAGCTCAAATAAAAAGAGAGTTAATGGCTGAAGAGTTTAACTACCAGCTTCAATTAGCTAAAGCTCAAGCTGATGTTCAAAAGCAGAAAGAAGCTGCTACAGAAGATAGAAAAGATAAAAGAGTTAGAATACAAGGAACACAACAATCAGAGTTAATAAATCAAAGACAAAATGATTTGCTACCTACGGATTTTGAATCCGCTGGTAATGATAATCTAGGTGGTTTTGGACTAGAACAGTTCGAGCCTAGGTGATACTAAACAATTATTTAATTATATTATATTATGTCAGAAGTAAAACAAGAAGGGGATTTTAAAATTAAATCCAAGAAAACAAGTCCTAAAAAATTAGGCAATCAATCTAATGAACCTATAAAGGTTAACATAGATGAAGTAAAAGAACCAGTAGCTGAAGAAGTTGCTAAGGTAGTAATACCAGAGGTAAAAGAAGATGTAACAGAGGAACCTGTAGTGGTTGTTAACGATACACCAGAGAATACGGCACAAGATGGTATTATAGAAATTGTAGATGAAGAGCCTACTCAAGAGCCTGAAAAAGTTATTGAACAACAACCTCAGCCAGTAGCTGAACAAAGAGTGCTACCGGAAAACATAGATAAGCTTGTTACTTTTATGGAAGAGACAGGTGGATCAGTGGAAGACTACGTTAGATTAAACGCAGACTACTCAAGTGTTGATGATAAAACACTATTAAAAGAATATTACAAACAAACAAAACCTTATTTAGAATCAGATGACGTTAGCCTACTATTAGAAGACTACGATTATGATGAAGACATAGATGAGGAAAGAGATATACGCAAAAAGAAAATTGCGTTTAAAGAAGAAGTTGGAAAAGCTAAAAGCTTTTTGGAAAAAACCAAGAGTAAATATTACGACGAAATCAAGTTGAGACCCGGCGTTACTCAGGAACAACAAAAAGCAACAGAGTTTTTCAACCGATATCAAGAAGATCAGAAGATAGCTGAGCAACAGCATTCGGACTTTAAATCAAAAACAAATGATTACTTTACTAATGAATTCAAAGGTTTTGACTTCAATGTAGGTAAAAAGAAGTTTAGATATGGTTTACAAGATCCTAATAAAGTTGCAGAGAACCAATCAAGCATTAACAATTTCGTAGGAAAGTTTCTTGACGAAAGCGGTAATATAAAAGACACGAAAGGTTATCACAAAGCTATTTATATCGCTTCAAATGCTGACAAGATTATTAATCATTTTTATGAACAAGGAAGAACAGATGCTACTAAAGAAATAGTTAGCAATTCTAAAAATCCAAGTACAGAGCCAAGGCAAACTAGCTCTAGTGAGTTTGTGAACGGAATAAAAGTTAAGTCAATAAGCGGTTATGATTCTTCTAAACTTAGAATTAAAACAAAAAAATTTAACTAAAAAAATTAAAAAATTATGGCAAATGTAAGCCCAGCGTTTGGAAGCTTAATCCCAACGCAAAAAAAGCAAGCCTTAGAAGGCAATTATTTAAACTTTACTGATGGTACGAATGATTTCGCACAACAGTACTTACCAGAAATCTATGAAGCTGAAGTAGAGCGTTATGGAAACAGAACCTTAGGTGGTTTCTTAAGAATGGTAGGAGCTGAAATGCCAATGACTTCTGATCAAGTAGTATGGTCTGAGCAAAATAGATTACACATCTCTTACGAGAATGTAACAGCCGCTGTAACAGGTACAACTCCATCTAAAGTTTCTACTTTAACTATTCCTGTTGGAGGATCTGGAGCAACTCTTATTCAAAATGTTGTATCTCCTGGTTCTACAATTGTAGTGATGAATCCAGCAAATGGGGCAGAATTAAACTGTTACGTTGTTGCTTCTGGAGCAACTCCTGGTAGCTCTTTAGCAGCTGGTGAATTAACTGTAGCACCTTATACTCAAGAAGCAGTAGATCAAAACGTGGAACTGATGTTGATTTAGTAACTGGTGCACCAAATCTTAAAATCTTTGTATATGGATCTGAGTACGGAAAAGGAACTGGAGATGCTAACAGAATTTCTGTAACACCTTCTTTCACTCAATATTCTAACTCTCCTATTATCATTAAAGACAAGTATGCAATCAACGGATCTGACACTGCTCAGATTGGATGGGTTGAAGTAGCTACTGAGTCTGGTCAAGGAGGTTTCTTATGGTACTTAAAAGCTGAATCTGAAACAAGATTACGTTTTGAAGACTACTTAGAAATGTCTATGGTAGAAGGTGAATTAAAATCTGGAAGTTCAACTACAACCGCTAAAGGTACTGAAGGTCTTTTCGCTGCTGTTAAAAGCCGTGGAAATGTATTAGTAGACTTTACTGCAGCAACTGGTTTAGCTCAGTTTGATTCAATTCTTAAAAACTTAGATACTCAAGGAGCTATCGAAGAAAACATGTTATTCTTAAATAGAGAAACTTCTCTAGACTTTGATGATATGTTAGCTGGAGTTGGACAACAAGCTGGAACAGCTGCTTACAACGGTGGTAGTTCTTTTGGTGTATTCGAAAATTCTGAAGAAATGGCATTGAACTTAGGTTTCTCTGGATTCAGAAGAGGTTCTTATGACTTCTACAAAACTGACTGGAAATACTTAAACGATGCTTCTACTCGTGGAGGTGTTGCTGATGCTGGAATCGAAGGAGTATTAGTACCTGCTGGAACTTCTACAGTTTACGATCAAATATTAGGAACTAACATCAGAAGACCTTTCTTACACGTAAGATATAGAGCTTCTCAAGCTGATGATAGAAGAATGAAAAACTGGATCACTGGATCTGTAGGTGGCGCTGCTACTTCTGATTTAGATGCTATGGAGGTTCACTTCTTATCTGAAAGATGTTTAGTGACTCAAGCGGCTAACAACTTTGTGTTATTCACAGACTAGTACCGATTAAATTAATGTAGTAGTTACCCTTGTTGAACTGACAGGGGTAATTATTACTCTTATTAAAAATTTTATTATATTATATTATGGCAGCAAATGCAAAAAAGCCTACAGCTAAAAAGCCTGTAGCAAATAAAGAAATAGTACAAGAGCAAGAAGTAATGACTGCTCCAAAAAAACAAGAACCAGCAAAACCAAGTTGGGAAATAAAAGATAGAATGTATATAGTTATAGGTCAAGCGCCTCTAACTCTTACAATTTCATCAAAACATACATCAAGACATCCTTTGTTATATTTTGATAAAGAAAAAGGTATTCAAAGAGAGATTAGGTATGCAACCAATCAAAACTCTCCTTTTATAGATGAACAAAACGGTCAAGCAACATTAGGGCATATAATGTTTAAAGATGGTGCTCTTTATGTTAAAAAGGAACAACAAAACTTACAAAAATTACTATCTTTATATCATCCATTATTAGGTAATAAATACTACGAGCATAATCCAGTAGCTATAGCCGAAGATGAATTAGAAGATTTAGAAGTTCAAATAGATGCAATGATGGCTGCAAGAACTATGGATGTTGATGATGCTGAAGCAATACTTCGCGTTGAGTTAGGGTCTAAAGTTTCAACCATGACAACTAAAGAACTAAAGAGAGATCTATTATTGTTTGCTAAAAGACAACCAGATTTGTTTATGGAATTAGCAAATGACGATAATGTACAATTAAGAAACATAGCTATAAAAGCTTCCGAAATGGGTATTATTAAATTGTCACAAGATCAAAGAACATTTACTTGGGGATCAAACGGTAGAAAGTTAATGACTGTACCTTTTGATGAAAATCCCATACTCTGCAATGGCAGCTTACTTTAAAACCGATGAAGGCGTAGAAGTTTATAGGTCAGTAGAGAAAAACTTAGAATAACATGTAATATTAATATTAGCTGGTCACTTAACGTGGCTGGCTGGTATTATAATAAAAAAATAAATAATGGCTATAAATGTAGATTTAGTTTATAAAACTGTCTTATTAATACTTAACCAACAGCAAAGAGGTTATATAACTCCAGACGAGTTTAATAAAGTAGGTAATCAAGTTCAGCAAGGTATATTTGAAAAATATATGAGTGATCTGAATCAACAGTTACGTATACCTGAAAATGACAACGAGTATGCTAACAGAGTTAAAAACCTAGAAGAAAAACTAGATATATTTAAAACAATAGCTACACCTACTTTTTCAGTAGATCACTTCACAACTGCTTCATTGCCAAACTTTTATAGGCTAGGTACTGTTATCTACGACGATACTATTGAAGCTCAAATGGTAGAAAGAAACAAATGGTACAAAATAAAGAAAGCACCATTACTTGCACCAACTAAAAAACAACCTGTATTTTTATACGAAGACACTAAAATAAGTGTATATCCAACAAGCATAACATCTAATATTCAAGTATCTTACTTGAAACAACCTTCAATGATAAATTGGGGATATTCAGTTGGTAGCTTAGGGCAATATATCTATGACGCTAGTTCTTCAGTAAACTTTGAACTACATCCATCTGAGCAAGTTGATGTTGTTACAGGTATATTATTATACTCAGGTGTTATAATACAAGATCCTACTATAATACAAGTAGCAGCTCAAAAAATACAACAAGAAGACATAAACGAAAAATCTTAATAATACATGGGCTTAATTACAGAAAATAATCAGCAATATTACGCAGGTGTACAAAAGTTCTTATCTGCAGCTGGTGCTGGGCAAGCCTTCACAACTACATTTGATACTGAACTAGTATTTGGTAGTTATGATCCTCTTCAGCAAAACTACGCTTTAAATAATTTTAAGTTATACACCGCAAACGCCGGTGTTTTAACATATACAGAATACACTTCAGCTTATACTGTATCAGGTAATACAATAACATTTACAGGTAATTTAGCAGCTAATACAAGTATTGTTGTTCAATTAAAAATATTAAGCGGTGGTGAATACGGAAACAGAGATGCTTATGGTAATACTGTTGAAGAAAATTACGGTAGTTACAGTTACATATCTTTAGAAGATGTAATAAATAACTTTCAAATAGCTTATGTTGGAACAGGTAAATTAATACCTAGTTGTAAAAGAACTGATATAATATTTCACGCTAAACGTGGAATGCAGGAATTTAGCTATGATACATTAAAAAGTATAAAGTCACAAGAATTAAATATACCCCCTGAATTAAGTGTTGTGATACCGCAAGATTATGTAAACTACACAGCTGTATCTTGGATAGATCAATTAGGTGTTAAAAGACCTATATATCCTGCAAACAATTTAACTACAAACCCATTTGAAAACCCAATACAAGACTCTAAAGGTGTACCAACACAAGATAACTTTGGTAACAACGTTGAGGGAACATCGATAACAGAAGAAAGATGGCGAACAGCAGATGATACTTTGATAAATCAAGATAATGTAGAAGATTTATATAACGAAGGATATGACAATTGGGGATGGGATGAACAGCTTTTAGGTCAAAACTACGGATTAGATCCTCAGTATGCTCAAGTAAACGGATGGTTTACTATAAACCACAGAGAAGGCAAGATGTCTTTCTCGAGTAATTTAGCTGGTGCACTTATAGTTTTAGAGTATATATCTGACGGATTAGCTTACGATATGGACACTCAAGTTCCTAAGTTAGCAGAAGAGGCTCTATATGCTCATATAAGCCACGCTATCGTAGCTTCTAGAATAAACCAACCTGAATATATAGTTAGAAGATTAAAGCAAGAGAGAAGCGCTAAATTAAGAAATGCTAAATTAAGATTATCAAATATAAAACTTGATGAAATAGTTCAAGTAATGAGAGGTAAATCTAAATGGATAAAACACTAGAATTAAATGGCTGAAATTAAAAATACATTTCTTAAAGGCAAGATGAATCAAGATCTTGACTCTCGTATATTACCTAACGGTGAATATAGAGAAGCTATTAACCTTTGCTTAAGCAGATCAGAGGGTTCTACCGTTGGTGAATTTGAAAATATTTTAGGTAATAAATCAATATCACAAACAGAAAATTCAGCTATTATAATAGGTTTTTATGTAGACGAATCTAACAATAGGGTGTTTATTTTTGCAACTGATCACAATGATGCAAGTGGAACATACAACAGTTCTTCAAATAATTATATATACGAGTTATCTTTATCTGGTAATTATAACAAAGAAACACTAGTAAGTGGTGCTTTTTTAAATTTTAATCAGTCGTTTCCAGTAATTGGAGTTAACTTAGTGGAAGATCTTTTATTTTTCACAGATAACTTAAACCAACCTCGTAAAATAAACGTAACGCTAGCTAAAAATACTAATCATTATACAAAAGAAGATCAAATATCCGTAGCTAAGTATGCTCCTTGTGAGCCTATTATAACTATAGATAGAATTGTTGTTACAGCGTCATCTGCAGTAACATCTAGTACTGTAAGTGTAAGTGACTCTACTGGTATAAATCCAGGTGATGCAGTGTTTCCATTAGAAACAATAACAGTGCCTAGTGGATGGGACAATAGAGTATACGTTGTATCGGTAAATCCAGGAGGAGTAGCTAATACAATAACTTTATCAAAGTCAGTGACTGTTAGTCTTGGTGAAAAATTATCTATAACAAGGTCAACAGCTACTAACAAAACAAACGAATATAATTCTAACGGTATTAAGATACAATCTTTTACTACATCAGGCACCGGTGTTGCTACTATTTATCAAGTAACTTTACCGGCTTTAAACGGAGAAGCATCTGTTATACCTAAATTAGGTGATTTAGTCGTGATAACTGATGTAGCTGGCGCAGTTAATTATCTACCAAATAATACCTCTATAACAAGCGCAACCACAGCGACAGGTTTCGGGGGAGACACTCTGGATTGGCAAATTACGTTATCTAATGCGCCTATAAATTTACCGATACCCGCATCTGCTTTTATTAAGCTAGGTGTTAATAAAGACTACGATCCTTTGTGGTCTCAACAAGACTCTAATTCTAAATTCTTAGAAGATAAATTTGTTAGATTTAGTTACAGGTTTAAGTTTGAAGATAATGAACATTCTTTAATGGCTCCTTTTACACAACCTATATTTATACCTAAACAATTTAGTAACTTTGGTGGAGGAGGAAAATCTTTAACCGAGGACATGGATGATGCTTACAAATCAACTATAATTGCATGGTTTGAAAACAATGTTCAAAATATACTATTAAAAATACCTCTTCCTTATAATACGCTACAACAAAACATAGATAATCTTTTAATAAAAGATATAGATATACTTTATAAAGAGTCTGATGCTCTAGCTGTAAAGGTTTTAAATACTGTAGATATAATAAACCTGCCTAACAAGTCAACCGCTTTAGAATATATAGAGTGGTATGATCCTGTTCACGGGGATAATGACACTTATTACTACCCTTACAACTATGCTTCTAGTAAGCCATATAAAACACTTCCCGGCGACGACATTACTAGGGTATATGACAAAGTACCTGTGAAAGCATTGTCACAAGAAATTATAGGAAATAGGGTTGTTTATGGTAATTACATAGATAAACATTCAAGTCCACCTAATATACCTTATGCTGCTATAGTAAAAGATAGAGATGCTTATAGTACTAATACAGTAGAATATCCAGCTCACACTTTAAAACAAAACAGAACTTATCAAGTAGGTTTTATATTGGTTGATAGATACGGTAGGCAATCAAATGTTGTATTATCTTCACATGACTACAATGAAAATGAAGAAGGTGGATCAACCGTATATGCACCATACAAAACGTATGCTCAACAAGAAAACAACTCTAAGGTTATAGATTGGCTAGGTGATGCTTTAAGCGTTAGGATAGATTCTGCTATAGGTACTGAAAACACAGGAGGTCAGCCCGGGGTATACAATGGTGACCCTACATCTAGTGCTTATAATCCTTTAGGTTGGTATTCATACAAAATAGTTGTTAAACAACAAGAGCAAGAATACTACAATGTATATCTGCCTGGTTTTGTAAACGGTTATCCTATACTAAATTCAACAGAAAAAGATAAAACATCTTTCTCTGTATTACTTAGTGACAATATAAATAAAGTACCTAGAGATTTAAACGAAGTAGGGCCTAATGATAGAGAATATAGTAGTAGTGAAACTCTTTTTATAAGAGTAAATAATCCAGCTATAAATACAAATGCAACAGCTGGTAATAGACCTTATGGATATCCTCAAAAATTTACACCTTGGAATAAACAGTATTACCCAGATTTATTAAGTCAAAGAGTAACTACTATATCAACAGTTAGAGATTTAGAAATTTCAGCTATTCCTTTTGTTGCAGATGCTCCCGAGGGAGAATACGGAGCTACTGTGCAATTTACTGACGTTACAGTAACACCTAATGAAGAAGTTACAAGGTTTGTTGGTTCTATACCTTGGGGGCAAGCACCAAAGCTACAGCCATTATACGATTCAGATTCTAACCCCTTTATAGTGCAAATAAGCACTACACAAAATGGAAAAACACCTAAAACTGGAATAACACCAACTAATCCTGGCCCTATAGGTGCTTACACAACAGACAGAGATAGAACAACAGCTAATGGACTTATAGTAAGTATGCAGCCATTTTTATCAATAGCTGAAACAAAACCATTTGAGTCAGTTCTAGAATTATTCTACGAAACTTCACTACAGGGTAAGGTCGGTGTTTTGAATGAAATAATAAATAGTCAATATTCAGGAATTATAGGTATTGATGGAAATAACTTTGCTTCTTTCCCAGAAAGTCTTGCTCCTGGAAGTCAAATAGGCGGTAGTAATATAATATGGAAAGATGGTTCTGGTGTTAATATAACAAATAATGCTTTGTTTACATCTTCACCTGCTATATTATCAGCTTATAGAGCTAGTGATGTAGGACAAAATAACAATATAGCCAATCAATTTCAATTAGTCTATTCAAATATAGATGCGGAGTACCAATTAAAAACAGCCGCTGGATCATATTTCTGGTACAGTGAAAGTTCAACTAGTAATCCTTCAAATGATGTTTATAATTTAACTTTTCAAACAGTATACGAACCAACTGCTGGAGAAGAATACACTGATAATACAACATACACTGCAACGCTTACCAATGTTCAACCTTCTTTCATTTTACCTGCTAGTTGCCCTCTTACTTTAACAGGAATAACTACAGGAACTACTGCTATTTATAGCTTTGAAGCTGAAAACGGAAGCAATGTTGCAGGTGGAAACGAAGAAAGTCAGTTAATTTTTGAGCTAGATTCAAGCAACGCTCAAGCTATATTAAATGGATTTAGTATAAGTTCTTCAGGTGCTTTAACGGCAAACTCAGGTACTTTGGTTAACGAAAATGTGTATAGCATAATTGTTAAAGTTACAGATGCTAACGGCTTCGGCTTATCAAATACGTGTACTATTTCATTTACTGTTGGTACAGATCCGGTACCGCAAACTATATGCGCGGGAAGACAAGGAGGCACGAACGCTGAGTGTAATGAAAATATAGAATATCAATTCCTTGCTTACGGAACTAATGAGCAAGTTAGTGGTACTTATGCAGGGACACCATTTAATACGGCATACCCTCCAAATAAAATATATAATGCTAAATACAGATCTACTTTTAACCCTAAAACAACAGGTGCTTTAACACAAGGTAAAATGTATATAAAACCTTACTTACAAAGAGAAACAGTTTTAAGTGATGATGTATATGTTGATTATTTAGTTCAATACAGAGCAACAAGTAGTTCTTCTTGGGCTACAGCTCAATTAGCAAATGGTAATACTTTTGGATCACCTATAGGATATAAAAGAATATCAATCGATAATAGCGGACCTACTTTTGTTGAGGATTATTGGGAATTTGATGCTGTTGGAGAATACAGGGTTATTGCTTCTAAAATGGCAGGTGCTAACTGTAATGGTAGTACTAATGCAGGAATTTTCCATGTAAAATTTGGAGATGCTGTATATTCGCAAGGCCCAGGTAGCAGCTGTGGACCGTAATAAAATTAAAAAACAAGTAATAAATACAATATGTCTATAACACTTGAAGTACCATACTTTAACGCTTACGCGGTTAAAAAGATATCTGATGTACCTTATGAAGATTTGGTGGATAATACTATTACATCGTTACCATGGTCAGCTCCTCAAGTAGAAGACGCTGATCAAGACTGGTATATTGAGGAATCTAGAATTAGGGGAGGTTACAATAATACATCCACTGATTACGGGGTTAAAGCTTATTTAGTTGAAGATAACGATAATCAATCAAGGCTTTCAAATTCATTAATATATTCAGGTGTATTAAATTCAAGAACAGGTATAAATAGAACTAATGAGTTTAGTGTTGCAGAAGAAATAACTAGGAGTGTAGATCCTATTAATGGTAGTATACAAAAGCTTTATGCTGAAGATACTAACTTAATTATATTTCAAGAAAGAAAAGTAAATAGAGCTTTAATAGATAAAGACGCTATATACTCTGCTGAAGGCGGTGCTATAACAACATCTGCTAAATTAGTTATAGGTCAAATAATAGCCTATGCCGGTGAATTTGGTATATCTACAAATCCTGAATCTTTTGCTGTTTATGGTTATCAAAAGTACTTTGCTGACAGAAATAGAAATGCTGTACTTAGATTATCTATGGATGGAATAACCGAAATATCTAACTATGGTATGGTTGATTTTTTCAGAGATCAATCTGGTTTAGTTTCATCAACAGGTAAGATTATAGGTGGTTATGATATATATAATAAAAGTTATACAATGTCTTTACAGCAATCAAATGGAGACTATAAAACATTGTCATTTAGTGAAAATATAAATGGATGGAATAGTTTTTACACATATAAACCTAGTTTTATGTTTGGCTCTCAGGGACAATTTTATACAACTAATTTAGATTCTGGATATAAGCATTACTCTTTAACTGATAATAGCAATAATCCTATACCAAGAGGTCAATTCTACGGGGTAAATAATGATGCTTCTGTTAAGTTTGTTTTAAATCCAGAGCCTACAAGATAAAAACTTTTAAAACAATTAATTACGAAGGTAGCAATGGATGGGAAGTTATATCTTTAGTTTCTGATGAAACCGGTGCAGACGAATTAAATGGCAACTGGACTAATAATGTTAATCAGGCAACAGTAGATGTTAGTACTCCTAACGCTTATACTAAAATATATAGCTATGATGAAGGCGCTTACTTAGATAATAATGTCCAATATAGAGCAGGATTTGATAGAAAACAAAACAGATATGTAGCAGCGATACCAAACAATTCACCTACACCTATAGCTGGACAGGTAATAATGGGGCCTAGCAGTACAGGTATAAAAGCCTACTATGCTACAGTAACTATGAAAACAGATGCTACAACGGATCCAGGTGGATTAAAAGAATTATTTGCAGTAGGCTGCAACTTATGGAAGATAAAAAACAAACAACATGATAGAATTTTTAGAAATATTTTTCTTTGGACAAGGCAATGTTCAAATGGCTAGAACCCTTAACAGCTATGGCTGTTGCTTTAATATCAGGAGGTGTTCAGATTATAGCGGTCTTATTCGGCGGTGGAAGCTGCTAAAAAGAAGAGAAAAGAGCAAGCTAGCAGAGAAAAAAGCAAAACTTAATAGAAAATTAAGTACATTAGAAAACTAGTAGACAACCTATAACCGATCCTTACGCTGGTGTAAGTAATTTAAGCTGGTTTAGCTCAAGATCTTAGTAGTCAATTAACTAATCCATATGCTAACTTAAGTGTAGCTACTCAAGCGGCTGAAATGGAAATAGAGCAAGCTGATATATCATTAGCTAATACTTTAGACACTATAAGATCTACTGGAGCTGGTGCCGGTGGGCAACTGCTTTAGCTCAAGCAGCTTTATCAAGTAAAAAAGGTGTATCAGCTAGTATTGAACAACAAGAAGCTCAAAACGAAAAACTAAGAGCTCAAGGAGAGCAACAACTTCAAGACCAAAAAATGGCTGAGCAACAAAGACTGCAAGGTATTCAAATAAGTGAAGGTCAAAGAGTTCAAGGAGCTAGAGCTCAAGGAGCTGCGTTTACTTTTGGAGCTAAAGAAGAAAGAGAAATGCAACAACTAGATAGAGTTTCTGCTCAAATATCAGGAGCTGAAGCTAGACAAGCACAAGCAGGCGCTGATAGAACAGGTGCTTTGACAGGTATGATTGGTGGACTTGCTTCTACTTTTGGATCAGCGGTAGCAGGAGGAGCATTTGAAAGTTAATAAAAAAAATAAAACATGAGTTATAGAAATCCAGAACAGGTTGTAGATAGACAATCAGGCCAGTACATTAGGCAAATGCAACAGTCTGTAGCTAGTTCATTTGAAAAATTAGCAAATAAAATATCAGCTGATAATAAAGAAAGAGCTAGGAAAAATGAAATAATGATTAGAGAAGCTGAGAAAAGATCTGAAGCAGCTGCTCAATCTATATATCAAGCTCAGTCTAAAAATAAGTCAATAAACTTTAATGGTTTAAACGAACAAATAGATATACTTAACTCTATATATAAAATACCTGCAAACGAAAGATCTCAAGAAGATAAGAACTTTATAAGAAATATGCAATATGCAGGTACTCATATAGGTGACGTACTACAAAATACTTCGGCTGGTCAGCAAGAATATTTAGAAAAAAGATCTATACCTATGGGTAATCAAGGTGGTTTTTCTTTAGCTAATAAACCTGAGAACTTAGAAGCACTTGATATATTATATGGCTTTAAAGACGCACCTGGTAGAAAAGAAGCTAGATATGACATGTCTGGACCTGATGGACCAGTTGTATACATAGACGTTTATAACGAAGACGACAAACTAATTGGTAGTATTATAAACAAAGACATGAGTAGTATAGCTCAACCTGATTACGTACCTAACCTATCTAAACAAACAACAGATACTCAAAAATTACTAGAAGATAAATTAGATTTAAATGCTGTTACTTCAATGGTATATGCTAACTCAGAGCCAAAACAATTTAGAGCTGAAAACGGGACAATTTATTACACTAGACTTCCAGATAAAGAATACATTAAAAAGCAAGCTAAAGAAGACGTTAATGCCGTTATAGTTGGGTTACCAACAAACGAAGCAATAACCTTTTACAATGATGTATTGTCTAAAGGTAATATGGAGATGGAGCAAAAAAGCTCTTGGTCCCAGCAAAGAGATAAAGAAGGTAATTTAATACCTGATCCTGATTTAGTTAAAATTCAAGAAGCTTATTTAAACTATGTTGTAGATACTAACGCTAAGTTCAATACAAGTAAAAACTTTGGAACAACTAAACCTAGCGATTATAAACCAACGTCTTTTGATAAAAAAGCTGCTAGTAGTAGAGAATCTGCAAAATTAATTGTAGATGATTTAAGAAGATACGCTAGAGAAAGAAAACTGCCTAACGCAGCTGTTAACTTTGGTCAAGGCGTAGAAGAAATTACTAGCACTATATTTGAAGATCCAGCAGAAGAAGGTGGTATGGGTAAAGTTAAAATATTTACTACAACAAAGTCAGGTCAAAAAGCTGGTGAATTTGAAGACTTAGAAAGAACTATAGACTTAGACACTAAAGATGGCATGATGCAATACGCTAAAGCTATGATAAAAGCTGGTGAAGGAAGTTCATCTGAGAAAAATGCTAAGCTAGAAGCTATTAGAAAAATACTTAGCAAAAAGAATGGTGGTAAGTACGATAACTTATAAAATAAATAGTATTAAATAGAATTACATGGAAGAATTATATAATAGTTTATTTGAAGCCGGTGATTATACTGGGTCTTTTGAAGATTTTAAAGAACAATTTGGAAACGAAGAAAAGTCAAAAGTACTTTACAAAGCCTTGAACGACAACGGAGAGTACACTAAATCTATAGATGAATTTAATACACAGTTTGGTTTTTCTTCTGCAGAAGATTTTCCGACAGACGATGTACCAAGTGCAGTTGCAGAGTCGCAGGAAGGGGAAATTGCACTAAAAGATACGGAATTAGCGCCGGTAGATACTTCTTTGGAATCACAATCAATGGATCCGTTTGTGATAAACGGGGAGCCAGTAAGTGAAAAAGAATTTAAAGAATATCAAAAAGATTTAGCTGAAAGAGATGTTTTAGAAGAAGATGAAAGCTTTTTTTCAGCTACAGGTTTTGTTGATTTTTTTAGCGATATAGCTACAGCGGCTAAAGAAGGTTGGAGACAAGGTGAATTAGTAGATCCATCATATGAGTTATATAAGCTTGGTGATAAAGCTACTGACGAAGATGTTTTAAACTTCGTAAACAAAAACAAAGAAATAGCTAGAAAAAACTTAGGATCTGCAGAGATGCAAGATTTTAATAGAATATATGAAGAAGAAGGTGGTGGTTTTTGGGGTTTCATAAAAGGTGTTGTTAACAATCCTTCAACGCTATCTACAATGCTAGTTAGTTCTATTTCTAATCAAATAAGCTCATTACGCTCTGATGAAGTTAGGGCAGCTGGTGCTGCTGCTGCTGCTACAGGAGCTGTTGCTGGTTCTGCAATACCTTTACCAGGAGTATCTACATTAGGTGGAGCTGTTGCTGGTGGTATGGCTGGTACTATGGGAGCTATGGAAACTGGTTTAACTTTTGCTGAATTGCTTCAAGAAGAAGCAGGAGGTTTAGATCCAGATAAAATAAAGAAAATACTTCAAGATCCAGAAAAACTAGCCGATTTAAAAAATAGAGCTTTAAATAGAGGTGTAGCTATCGCTGCTGTTGAAATGGCTACATTAGGAATAGCTAAAGGTGTTGGTGGTAAACTAGCAACTGCTGGATTTAAAAGAGCACCTATGGTTGCTGCTGGCGTTACCGGTGGTGTTGAAATAGCTGGTGGTGGTTTAGGTGAAGTAGCTGGAAGGTATGTTGCTGACCAAGAAATGGATGTTGCTGAAATTGGTTTTGAAGCAGTTGCTGGGTTAGGTAGTGCTCCTTTAACTTTAGGTAAGCAAGCTTTGAATATTCAAACAAACCTAGATAGAATTAAAGTTAACAAAGAGATTAATAGAACTGAGTATGGAAACATAGTAGATGTTTTTAAGCCAGAGACTAAAACTGATGATGCAGAAATTAAAATATCTAAAATAAAAAACTCTAGAAAAATACTAGACGAAAAAGTTGATGCTCAAGTGAAAAGAGCTGAGATAACAAAAGAGGAAGGTGATGCTATAAAAAAGAATTTTATAAAGACTCAAGGAACTGTAAATAAAGTAAAATCGTTAAACCTTAGCGAAAAAGCAGAGATTAAAATTGTTGAGTTACAAAAAGAAAAATCAGACTTAGAAGCTCAAATAAAAGAAATAAACGACAAAGCCCTAACAGGTACACAATCAGAAAGACTAGATGCTATAAATAAAGAGCAGGATCTAGAAATAAAAAAAGATAGAAAAGAAAAAACATTAAGCTTTGCTAAGGATGCTGCTAGTATTGGTATAAAAAGTACTGCTCTAAGCCCTGAAGATTTTAATAAAAAAGCTAGAGAGCTTGAGATAAACAATATAGATAAAAAATTAGATAAATCTAAAATAGCTGAAAAAACAAATAAAATAAACAACACTAATTACAGTGATAACAGCGGTGGGTTTTTTGCTAATGGCGAGTTTTTTATGAACAAGGATAGACTTGTGGAATTAAATCAATTAAATGTTGGTGCTCACGAAACATTACACCCTATACTAAACGCAATTGTAGGTGATGCAGATCAACAAGGTGCTGTAGTTGAAGAGTTTAAAAATCAGTTATCTAAAGATCAATTAGACTTCATGGAGCGCATGATGGAGGCTAGATACACAGATAAGGAAACCGGTATTGTTAATAAAGATACTTATAATAAAGAATACCTAACTGTTTTTTCTGACGCTATTGCTGATAAAGAGATAAAATATAATGAAACTTTATTTACCAAGATAGGTGACATGTTAATGCCTTTATTTAGATCACTAGGTTTTAGCAAACTAAATTTTGACACCGGTAAAGATGTTTACAACTTTATGCGAGAGTATAGTAAGTCTGCGGAAAAAGGCGCTATAAGCAAAGACATTAAGCAGTTTGTTGCTCCTAAGTTAGGTGTAACTACTGATTTTTCTAAAACAAAACAATCAGATTTTTCTAATGTTAATCAAGAGAAAATTCAGTCTTTAGAGCAAGAGCTTGAAACACTAGATGAAAACGAGTTTGAATATGATCCAGACGAGTTTGATGCTTTAAGATCTAACCTGCAATATAAAATAATACAAGCTAAAAAAGCACCTGTAAAAAAACCTGTAGTTAAAAAAGAAAAAGCAGAAAAAGAAGAAACTACTAAAAAGACTTATGATAACGAGGCTTTAGTTGAGACTATAAAATCAAAAGAAACTACTAGAAAAGATAAAGCAGCTGCAGAGTCTGAATTAGTAGAGTCTTTCGATACGATGGCTTTAAAAGCTATAAAATATGACACTAGAAAAGGAGATTTAGATAGAACCGAAGTAAGAGATTATCTTAGACAATTTTTACCTAAGATAATTGAATCTTATAAACCAGATGAATCTAAGTTTTCTACTTGGGTGTATAATAATATAGCTCCAAAAGCTCAACAAACTTACGAGAAGTTTAGAAAAATAGCAGATAAAAGTCTAGATGTTAAAGCTGGTGAAGTAGGTTCAGTAGCTGAAGTTGCATCGACAACAGATACAAAGTCTGTAGAAACTACTAAAAAACCGTCTAGAAAGATAAAACCTATAGAATTAATAAGAGATTTAGGTTTACAGAAAAAATACAGGGATGCTGTTAAAAGTATGGTTGAATCTGGTAAAGCAACTATAGACGGATCTACTTTTGGTAATTTAAAAGATTTAGCAGCTGAAGTTACTGCAGAAATATTTGATATACCCGTATTAAAAGTTACAGATCCTGCAGATAACTTAGCTTTTAAAGACGTTGTAGTAGATAATAAGAATATAGAAAGTATTAAAAAATACTACCCTGAAGCTAAGGTTGGTATGATTATAAAATCAGAGTCAAGTAAAATACAAGACATAATAAAGTCTATGGGTCCTGACTTGTTTAAGTTAATGCCACCAAACAACGTAGCTCCTGAGTTAGCCACTGTAGATGCCCAAGCTTATAAGAGTGTTAAAGGTACAGGCTTAAAGATACCTACAAGCTTAATGAAAGCTTTTTACGAAGCTACCGGTAAAAGAAGTAAAGGTGTTACATCTCAAGTTGTTATTAAAGAACTTAAAAAAGATCTTACATACGAGCAGTTTTTAGAAGACTTAGGTATTAAGAAAGGTGAAGCTAATAAGTATGACAGAAAAATAGGTCAAAGACTAAAAGCTATAACAATGCTGTTCGGTAAACTAGCTACTAACACAGAAATAAGGCAGTTAGATAATGTCACCGACGTACAAAAGCAGAACATACAAGCAGGTAAATCTGATATTCAATTTAGTAAAATATCAAACGCATATAAAGCTACAACTAATAAAGAGGCTAATGTAGACTTTAATGATGAGCAAAAAGTAAATAAATTTAAAAAAGATATATTTGATGTATTTGATAGCTTCAGTGAAGATGATTTTGTGAAGTACATATTACCAACAGCTAGCAAGGGTTACAACTATAAATGGAAAACAGTTAACGGCAAAAGTGTTTACTCTGAAGATTTTAAAAACGTTAGAAATATCGCTTTCGAAGGAAGATCTGATTTTTTTAAGTCTTATAACGAACACAGAGAGAAAAAGGGATTAAAACAAATAACTCATGAAAAAGGTGATAGACTTGTTGAGTATACAGATATAGATGGTAACAGTAAAAAAATAAAGCTATCTGTTCTTAAAAAACAATCGTCAGAAGGTATTAACTCTGGTAAGTTTTTTGAAACAATAAAGGAAAGAATTAACATAGCCAAAGATCAAAGAAAAGGATTAAAGAAAATACTAAAAACATTAATAAAGTATAACAAAAAAAATCCTAATGACAAGACTTTTATACCTATGATTTTTACTATGATGAATAGTAATACTGATTCCTTAATTAGAACAGCGGCTATACCTAAGTGGATAATGTATGTAAACGGATTAAGTGACTCTGATTACGTGTACGAACATTCTCAAACAGCTTCGGACACTTCTGTTGAATTGATGAAAGCTTTATACAATAGTAAAACAGAGGCTGAATTTAACAGCATGTTCGATAAAATAATGAAGAACTTCGATGTTGCTATTATACCTAAGGATCAAGACTCTATAGTAAACAAAACAAACAAAATGAATGGTCCTAGGAAAGGCGATTCTAAAAGTGATTATTCTCTTGATTTAATATATCCAGACGAAAAAGGTTTTCCTACTAGATACAAATATGCTAATGAAAATAACGGTGCTAATATATCTTTGACACCAATACTTGATTTTAGTGAAAGTAAAAATGTAAAAAGTATAAAAGAATTATACAAGTCAACACTGCAAGCGTCTAAATCTAATAATGACACGTTACCTAAATCTAAAAGATTAAAAGGTAATTTTACTATGGATCAAGTTTTAGATGAAATGAAAAGCTTAGATGATCAGCAATCAGAAGCTGGTATACAGTTCAGTAATATTCAAAACTTAGATAAAGATTTTAACGATATATTAGAGAAAAAGTCTGGTATAGCTTCTGATAAAGAATATAAGCGAGTAAAAGCAGAGACTGTTGGAGCTAGTAAAGGTAGATTTAAATTCTTTATACCACCTTCAGCTGAAGATTTTGTAGGTTTGTTATATGCTACATTAGGTAAGGGTAGGACAGGAGACGCTCAAATGGCTTGGTATAAGAAAAATTTACTAAACCCATTTGCTAGAGCTATGGAAAACATATCTAGAGATAGAAATGCTTTAGGTAGGGATTTTAGAGAGTTAAAAAAGAAACTTAAAATAGTTCCAAAAGATTTAAAAAAGAAGATACCTGGAGATTCTTTCACTAAAGAGCAAGCTGTTCGTGTTTGGATATGGAATCAAATAGGTGAAGATGTTCCTGGTTTAGACAAAAGCGATATAGATAGTTTAGTTAAATACGTTGACTCAAACCCAGATCTAAAAGTATTTGGTACAGAAATAATGAAACTTAACAAAGGTACTGGCTATATATCACCTACTGACTCTTGGAATACAGGTACCATAACGACTGATTTATTAGAAACTTTAAATACAAATAAAAGAAAAAAGTACTTAGAACTTTGGCAACAAAATGTTGATATTATATTTTCAGAGAAAAACTTAAATAAACTAGAGGCTATATATGGTAAACAATATCGTATGGCTATGGAGAATATATTAAAAAGAATGAAGACTGGTAGAAATAGATCTACAGGTGTAGATTCTTTAACAACCAGAGTAACTGACTGGTTAACAGGTAGTATTGGTGCTATAATGTTTTTTAACACTAGATCAGCCGTGTTACAAACATTGTCTGCTGTAAACTTTATAAATTTTGGAGACAATAATATACTAGCTGCAGGTAAAGCTTTTGCTAATCAAAAACAATATTGGACAGACTTCAAAAAACTATTTAACTCTGAGTTCTTAATCGAGAGACGTGATGGATTAAAGATGAATGTTAATGAAGCTGATATTGCTGATATAGCTAAAGAAAGAGGTGTTAGAGGTGTTATAAACAAACTATTAAAATTAGGATTTACGCCAACTCAAATAGCTGATAGTTTTGCTATTGCATCTGGTGGTGCAACTTTTTATAGAAATAGAGTTAAATCTCTTATGAAACAAGGTAAAAGCAGTATGGCAGCTGAAAGAGAAGCTTTAAGAGACTTTAGAGAGATAGCAGAAGAATCTCAACAGTCAAGTAGACCTGATAGAATAAGTCAACAACAAGCGGGTCCATTAGGGCGTATTATACTAGCTTTCGCTAACACACCAGCGCAATACGCTAGATTAATTAAAAAAGCCGCTAGTGATCTCAAGAATGGTCGAGGTGATGCTAAAACAAATATATCTAAGATTATATATTATGGTGTAGCACAAAACTTAATATTTAATGCGTTGCAGCAAGCTTTATTTGCTATAACATTTGGAGAAGATGAAGAAGAAGACGAAAAGAAAGTAGTTGGTATCGCAAACGGTATGCTTGATTCAATACTTAGAGGTACGGGTATAGGTGGAGCGGTTTTTACTGTGATTAAAAACGCTGGTATAAAACTAGCTAAAGAGAGTGCTAAAGATAATCCTAAGTACGAAAATGCTGCTTCAGAGTTATTAAAATTATCACCACCAATATCTTCTAAAATAAGTAAATTAAAAGCCGCTGGTAGGTCTTTTTCTTGGGATGAAAAAGAAATAAAAGAAAAAGGTTTTAGTTTAGACAACCCGGCTTACTTAGCGGGAGCTAATGTTATATCAGCTACGACAAACGTACCTCTAGATAGAGTTGTTAAGAAAATAAATAATGTAACAGCATCTACTCAAGAAAATATATCTGTAGCGCAGAGAGTAGCTTTACTAGCTGGATGGTCTGAATGGCAGTTAGGTATTAAAAAATCTAAAAAATCCAAAAGTAGAAAGAACGTAAGAGGAAAAAGCAGTAAGAGAAGAGTACTAAATTAACATTTATATATATGAAATTAAAATACTTTACGCACGAAGAGTTTGACTCACCAGATGTTCAAGGTAGTGGTCAATTAATGAATGAAGAGTTACTTAACATGCTTGATATTGTTAGGAAAAAGTATGGTAAATCTATTGTTATTAATTCAGGCTACAGAACTATAGAGCATAATGCTAAAGTAGGAGGTACACCTGAATCATCTCACACAAAAGGTTTAGCAGTTGATATTGCATGTAATAACTCTACTGACAGATTTAAATTAACAGGTATATTAAAAGAAGTTGGATTTAAAAGAATTGGTATTGCTAAAACTTTTATTCACGCTGATATAGATAAAGATAAAGCACAAAACGTATTATGGACTTATTAAAAATAAAATTATGAAACTAACAAAAGGAACACCATTTCAATTAAAAGACGACTGTTATTACAAGGCTAAAAAAGCACACAAAGTATTTCCTTCAGCTTATGCTAGTGGTATGATTGCTAAGTGTAGAAAAAATAAAGGTAAGAAATAATGAGACAATCACCGTTGTTCGTTAGAAAAACAGAAAAAGGAGCTTCTTTAAAACGATGGTTTAAGGAAGAGTGGAAAGATGAAAAAGGAAATCCATGCGGATCGTCTAAAAATAAGAATACTAAAGTTTGTAGACCTTCGAAAAAAGTAAACTCTAAATCTCCAAAAACCTGGAGCAATATGAGTCCAGAAGAAAAACAAAAAGTTATAAAAGCTAAAAAGAAGGTTGGTATGGGTAGAAGAAGATCTTCATCTAGTAATGTATCATAAAAGTAAATAATAATAGCAAATATAAACCAAAAACAACTAATAAAAATGAAACCATTTACATCAAAACACTGTGCACAATATTTAACTAAACAATCTCCTTTTCAAAACAAAGATCCTAAACCTAAAAAAGATCCAAATAAATTTACTAGAAACTATAATGCCGCAACAGGTATGACTCATGAATTTATTCAAGATGATGGAGGAAATTCTGTAACTCCAGGGTATGACTTTAAAAAAGCTAGTAGCTATAAGAAAAATGCCATTAAAAAACACGGTAGTTTAAAAGCTTCTAGAGCTTATTATAAAAATATTGCAAAAAAGTATAAATAGGAATAAAAATTATCAGGCGTACCATACCTGCAATTCCTATAAAAGAAAGGGGCCTCATTATGAGACCCCTTTTTTTAATATATATAAATTATTTAATTATTTATACATATTAATTATTATATGTATAAAAAAGTCATAACTTTTAGCCTTTAGCCATCACAAGCTAAACAATCTTCATTCATAGCTTGCTGAGCTATATCACCACGTAAAACAGATTCTGTTCTAGTATAATATAAGGTTTTAACACCTTTCTTCCAAGCTTCAAAATGAACTTTGTTCAACCACTTAGGTGTAGCTTCAGATGGAAAAGCTAAGTTTAAACTAACCGACTGGTCTACATATTGCTGTCTAAGACCAGCTTGGTTAACTAATTCTAGTTGATTAATCTCTTTAAAAGTTTTAAAAACTTCTTTAACTGGAATGTCATGACCCATAGTGATATTATCCAAAGCATCGATATCCTGTATGCTGCCTCCGTCAGCCAATATTTTATTCCATGTTTCATTTGTATTTAGTTTATGTTTCTTTAATAGTTTAACTAACGTCGGGTTTTTCCTAATGAAAGTCCCCTTTGCACTCTGCTCTGTAAAAACATTCGCAGCCCACGGCTCAACACCAGGAGAAACATTACCGCTAAGCTTGCTATTAGAAACAGTAGGAGCAATAGCACGGAGATGAGTATTACGCATACCCGTCCCAACACACCATAAAGGCTCGCCGTAAATTTCAGCCAAGTCCATTGAGGCTCTTTCACTTTCAATTTTAATTTGCGAAAATATTTTCCTAGTTTCAAACTGAGATAGTAAACCTTCGAAAGGAATACCATTTTCTTGGAGATAGGTGTGCCATCCGAGTACACCAAGTCCCAATGCTCTCCCTTTCTGCGCAGACCGAACAGCATTTTCAAACCCGCGAAGTCCCTTGGCTCTTTGAATAAATTCCTCCATAACTCCGTCAAGAAAGAAAGTGGCGTCATATATAAGATTAGTGTCTTTCCATTCTTCATATTTTGCTAAATTTAATGATGATAAACAACATACAAAACTATGGTTTTCATCTGTGTGTAATGTAATTTCTGAACATATGTTGGTCATATGTACTTTTAATCCGTTTTCTTTATATGCTTCTGGATTTGCTTTGTTAACATTTCCTTTAAACATAATATACGGTTCTCCAGTTCCTTTTCGTTTTCTAAGTAATTTACCCCATCTAGATCTTGCTTCCTTATCTCCTTGTTCAAGCTTTCGCATAAACTTATCACCAACAATTGCGCACTGATGAAGGTTAAGCGATTGTCTGTTAACATCTCCTTTAGGTTCCCTGATTTCAAGCCAGTCCTCAAAGTCGCCATGTTCAATGTTGATATTAACTGAGGCAGCTCCACGACGGACACTCCCTTGATTAGTTGCAAGAATTGTTGAGTCATATATCTTGCAGAAAGGTACGACTCCGTCTGATGTTCCATTACCTGTTATTTTAGCGCCAGCGGGTCTAATTTGATTTACACCGATACCAACTCCACCGCCGTGCTTAGCGAGTAGCATCATCTCTAAATTTTTACTACCTATATCTTGTATGCTATCAGCAACATCAATCCCGAAACAGCTAATAGGCAAGCCGCGATCAGTACCTGTATTAGATAATACCGGGGAAGCGAGACATAGCCAACCATTCCATATGTACTCGAAGAAAGTTTCTGCCATTTCCGGTTTATATAATCTACGAGCAACCGTTTTAGCGACCCTATAGTATGCTTCTTTAGGTGTTTCTCCGTCGAATAAATATCCCCCGGATATTGTCTTCTTGTATACGTCGTTATTACCCCACGCAGGGTAATCTTCTCCTTTTTTCCAATCATTATTCCACATATTTGTTATTTGTTTTTATTATTACCACATGTCTTCATAGTCCTCATTTTCTCCAGCTTTTGAATAATCAGTTGGCCTAATAGCGAAAAAATCAGTATGAGTGACGCCCCCGGTAAGATGGTAAAACCAATCAAGATTACTAGCTGCTTTGTCGTTATACGCGAAATAGTTTCCAAGATCGACGTAACCGAGCTCCACAAGTTTTTCATTTGTTCTTTTCTTTATAAAGTGTTTTAGATCATTAGATGATATACCTTCTATATCGCCCATTTCAAACATTTTGTCGATATATTTAACTTCAAGATTAACCATTGTTTCTGCAGCTTTTATTATATCTTCTCGACATAAACTCAGTAATTGATTATCTTCTTCGCACATATGACGAAATAAAGTACAACCCATTTTGCTATGCAATGATTCATCCCTTACTGACCACTTCATTTGTTGCCCAATACCTTTAAGCAAATTTCTAAGTTGAAAAGAATAAAGTACTGCAAAGGCAGAATATAAAGAAACTCCTTCGGCAAATGCAGAAAATACAGCGAGAGACTTAGCAATACCAATTGAGCTAGTCCCACTATAAGATACAAGATTATCAAATCTTTCTGCTGTAGCAGGCTCGTGTAAAAACGCTTCATAATCTTCTAGTTTTAAAGTTTCATTTAAGTAGCTATAAGCAACCGCGTGTATAGTTTCTTGCGATCCAAACATCATTGCCATTTGTTGTATTTCATGTTTAGGAAACCAACCAACTACTTTTTGTGTCCAATAATCAGATACTGCACATTCGGTTTGAGCAAACCCTAGTAGTATATTACCTACTAAGTTTTTTTCTTTTTCATTTAATTTTTCTTTCCAGTCTTTAACATCGCTTTGCATCGATATTTCTGTATGCAACCAAAAAGCTTGAGCTTGTTTTAACCAACCCTCAGTATAATACTCAGGGTACTCAAAAGGCTTATAAGGTATTCTTTTATCAAATAATCCCATTATGTTTTTGTAAATTGTTTTATTGTTTCTAATTCGTTCTTCCAGGCATCTATATGAGCTAGTATAACAGGCTTTGTTGTAGACTTAGATACATTCTTCATATCATTCAATATATTGTCTATAAATAAGCCTACCGAAGCCACTACGCTTTCTAAGTTATCATCCATTATTTGAATATTTTCAAAGCTATATCAAAAAATGGTAGATACAAGACGTGTATAGCAATATCCTCTTCTATATAAGATCTAAATCCAAATAGTACTCCAGGATAAAACCCTACTTCTATAACCCAAGCTGTTTCGTTTTCGTTTTCTTTCATGTACATTTTATATTATGTCTTTTGTGTAATTGTTCTATATCTATTGATCTCACTTTGCCTTTTGCCTCCCAGCTCCATTTAACAAACTTGTCAATCTGGCGCTCTGCGTATTTTTGTCTTGCTATCCTCTTTGCTTCGAAAGGATTAACTCTACGGTCTTGTCGCATTCTTTTTGATTTTGTGGTTTGTATAATGTTACATTTGGGAATTGCCTGACTATAAGTTGCTTGAACAACTTCCATCTCATAGGAAACGACTCGTTTGCTCTACCTTTAGTCTCAATTATAAAATCTTCACCAATAAAATCAGGTGTATACTTAATAGGTAGAATACGTTTGCATCCTCTATTTTTGTAATCACCCTTACCATTGGATTGTCTTTCGTAAACTTCATTTTCAAAATGAAAACCATTTAATAAAACAAACGTCTCTCCTTCGTACTTAGCTTTTATCTTTGCTTTTCTCAAAGCTATATACATATATTTCTCAAGACCAGAAGCGAAGTCGATACCATCATATGATACCTTCTTCGATCTTACAGGTCCACGCTTTCTGCTTTTTCTTTTAAATAATTTTTTCATACTCAACATCTAGATCTCCTAAATTATCATAATGTAAACCATCATTACCGTTTTGAGCTACTATATTTATTCTATTGATCATAGCTTCTTCAACCTCGTCAGCTAAACAAGTTTTAGCAGCTTCTATATATAGTAAAGCATCCATTAGCTCTTCTTGTACATCTATTAAGAATCTATTAAGATCTTTCTTTTGACCTTCAATCTCTTCCATCATTGTAGCTCCGTACTTTTTTTGACCTACTAAACTACGTTGATCCATTTTAGCTAAAACTTTTTGAACTATCTTGTCTTTTGTTTTTATAAGCATATAATTTTAGTTTTTATCAAAGCCAGTTACTCTTTTGTTTCTCCAGCTAAGGTGTTTGTTAATAGGTTTTTTACTAATACGTTCTTTAGTTTTTTGTAACCTTGTTTCTGTTTTTGTTATCATAGTGTTTCACTTAAACTTTCTTGTTTTACAAACGTGCCATTTATCATTTTACCTGTTCTGTTAGATATAACATCGTAAGCACTTGTTATACAGTCTTCTATATTATGACCTCTTAGTTTAGCTAAATTAGTTAACACAACAACCATATCACCGATAGCATCTATCACTTCTGGTTCGTCGTTTTTTAATATAGCTTGAGCTAACTCTCCTGCTTCTTCCATAAGTTTTACAAACTGAGTTCTAGCATCGCCAGATCTATATATTCCTTTATCAGTAGCCCAAGATCTAATTAGATCATACACACTTTCGGTATTGTTATAGGAAAAAGATTTTTCTGTATAAGTAGAATTAACTGTACTTGGTTTTTCACTAGCATAAAAAGCTTTGTTATATATATAACACCTTTGCGTATTGTACATAGATATTTTAGCATTACTTAATATCCAAGGTATATTATCTTTAGTTATCTCAAATGTACCAAACTCTGGATGCTTCCATTTTAAACCTATATTATCCATTAGCCTACCTCTAAGTTTAGCTATTGGAACAGGAAAAGTTGTTGTTTGCTCTGTTACGTTTATCTTCATATTGTCATTATTTTTTTTAGTTAAAGAATTATATTTTTGCCTGTCTACCTTATAGCCATAAGACTTTTGAAGTTCTATTTCCTTGTCAGATATATAATCTATATCATCGCTAGTAAGTAGAACTTCGTATTCATCTGCGGTATAACCTTGTTGCCGCGTAACTCTATCCTTAAGATTACGTGTTATTCCTATTTTTTTACCTGGAATATGGTATAAATAAAATATCTCTTTCATAATTATAATTTATTATTATATAAGTGCATGTTATGAGCGTGGTGGTAATACCAACCAGTCTCAATAGATAACATATCTGCAACTAATTCTTGTAATGATGCAAATTGATACTGATCATTACAGAAACCATACCAGACGTCATTAGAACGCATATAGACAGACATACAAAGCTTTTCATCAATTATAGAAAACTGTATAGCATAAGTACAAGGCGTATCGTATGTAAACCTGTTATGCTCTTTAGCATCATATATACTTATAGCTGCTTGCCTTGTGTCTGTGTCTTCTCTTAGTTTATCAACTACATAATCTAGTTGGTTATTTCTTTGCCATTGATAACCGTAGTTAGAATTAACTAAACCGTACTTGTCGGCCATACGTTCCCATATAGGTGGTATACTACCGTATAGTTCTCCTAATTTGTTAATACTAGGATCGCCAGATAAATACCAAGCCCATTCAGCTGCAGCATATTTTTCATTCCACTTACGCTCAACGTTTGTTATAACCTTGTCTGAAGGATTATCTATATAAAAACCACAATTGAATATAGCCTTTGTATCACCAAAGTCTACACCTTTTTGTAGTATTTCATCTATAACACCTTCATATGCTTCATTAGCATTATTAAATCTTGTTTTCATATTTGTCGTAATAATATTTATAGTAGCTGTACATCTTAATCCATATATCTAACTTTTTATAGTCAGCTGGGTCTGTACTAGTCTTACCGTTATTTAGTATCTCTATAGTCCATCTAGACTCCCTTATAGCTACTGGTGATATGTATATTTGATTTCTTACACACCATCTCATAGCTTCAGCCTCTTCGTTTGTCGGAGTATAATCACCCATATCCCACGGTGACTTTTTCTTACCCATTACTCCCAAGGCATTTTATCTGCTGATACATCTAATGGCTCATGAGGAAGAAAACAACCTGATCTAGGCTCCCATTTAAAATGTGCTTCAGCTCCGTTTTCACCGAGGTTTTGAAACTTTATTTTAAGTACCTTAGCTTTAACTGTTTTGTTCTCATAATCTCTATGTACTAATAAACCGTGATAAGAAGCATCGTACCATTCACCACCACCTTTAATGTTGTACATTGTAGGCTCTTCAATCTTACCATCTTTGTCTTTATACATTTTAGTTGGGTGAGCTACAATAAATACAAGTACATCAAACTTCTTAGCGAATGTTTCTATCTTAGTAAGATACTCCATTGTATAACGGTTAACATCCTCTGTCTTACAGTCTACGTCTCTAACTTTATTAAATGGATCAATAACTAGGCATTTAATACCTTTACGTTTAACTAGCTCAGCAGCTTTTTTAAGCACTGACTCTAAAGTATAACGTTCCATATCAATGTGAAAGTAATTACTATTACAATGATCTGCTATTTGATTCCATTTATCCCCACCGATATCTTCTTTCGTTGGCATACCCTGCCAAGTCTTACGCATTAATTTATGAGCGTGTAGATATGTCGGTACATTCTCTGGAGATGCGAAAGCTGTTTTCCAACCGTAGTTCGCGTTATACCCAACAACCATTTGATCCACGAAATCCGACTTCCCTGAAGAAGGTATTCCAGTGACAGTAATAAATTGACCAGTATACGTAGAAAATATATCGTCAAAGTTCTGTAAACCAATTTGAAAGCCAGGCTTAAAACCATTGCGAACAAAGTCAGTGACTTCATCCTCGATATCTCTGAACGTAGTAACGTTTTCAAGAGGTACGGGCCTTGCTTCAACGATTCTCTCTGTAAGTTTTTCTTTACCATATTTTTGTAAGTATTCATTTGCATCTTTACAGTCTTCAAATGTTGATAGAAAACAAACTTCAGATCCAAGCCTTCTAATTAACTCTGTTTGTAAAGCTTGTCCAGCTTCATCAGAGTCTACGGCTAATATAATCTTTTCTTTGTCTTCAAAGTAATCAATACAACTATCTAAGTAGTCTAAGTTATTAGAATTAAGTGTTGCTCCATTAGGAACTGATATAGCGTTTGTTATACCAGCTTCATACAGTGCTAATACATCCATTTCACCTTCAACAATAACACAGTACTCATATCCTACAATACTATCTATATTATAAAATACTTTCTCAGCACCCTTATATAATTTAAAGTTCTTTCTTCCATCTCGGTATTTAACGTTAGTTAATTCGCCGCCCATAAAATAATTGAACTTTATTACATTCTCGGTTTTACCGGTCTGTGGCATCCACTCAGGACCCTCACTGATCTTTAGATCAATAAGAGTCTGAGATGATATACCTCTTGTTCCAAACCATTCAATAACTTTATCACTAACAAACTCAGGTTTGTCTAGATTTATTTTTATATCAGGTTTAACATACACCTTTTCAGCTTTACCCTTACGTTTGTAAGTATGCAGTTGGAATGATGTATTACAATTGTGACAAGTACCGAGACCCCGTTCCCAGTCATAAGAAGCACACTTGGCTTTTTTATTCGCGGGTTTTCTATTATGAGAACAATTAGGGCATATACCCTGTTTTTTACCCTCTTCTAGACCATGCTGATTAAACGTGTCAATCGCAAATCCATTGATCTCTGTAGTCTCTATTTGCATAGGTTATTTAATTTAATTTAATTATTCTCCGTCTCTACAATGAGGACATATGTCACAAAATTCAAATTCCTCTATAGTCATACCAGCATGACATATTTGGCACGCTGTTTCTCCGTTATTCTTATACATTAAAACGGTAAGTCATCTTCTTGAGGGGTTAAAGCAGGGGCAGCCTGTTGAGGTTGACCTTCTCTAGGAGCAGCGGCAACATTATCACCGTTAGTCCATACAACTTTAACATTACCTAAATAAACCTTAGGAGCTTTAGCCTCTCGTTCTTCTTTTGATTGTTCTACTACCACAGGGCCTTGATTACCATAGTTATCAACCTCATCGTTTATTGTGATTGTAATTGGTAAATAAGATCCTTTTTTCCCTTTGTATATTTTATCCTTAGGGATCTCGTTCAAATTAATATTTGCTTTGATAATACTAGCCATAATTTTAGTATGTATTTAATTGATTAAACATTCTTGTTAATTGTTCTTTAGTTGCACCAGTTGTTCGCCGAACATTATCTACTGCTTTTACATGTGTTTGATTCCTGTAAAAGTTTGATTCATTTGTTCTCATACCTGTTACTGTGCATACTCTTTTTTTACTTCTTGCCATTTGATTAAAGTGTTGAATTAATAAAATAATTTTTTGGATCAAAATCCGGGTTTTCGTAAAACAATTTCCATTGCTCTACTGCTTGTTTAACTTTTTCCTTACCGCTGTCATAGAACTTATCAGAACAGTCGAATATACCTATCTGCCTTGTAACCTTATCTATTGCTAGAAAAATAAGATCATAACCAAAAAGCTTTCTATATATATAAGCTTGACTGTCATAATTATATTTATAAGCTGAGCTTCTAAAGTTATGAAGATTAGATGTAGTCTTCAAATCTACTACGTACTTCTCATCATGATTTACAATATCAGCTTTACCTTTCCACAACAAACCCTCTATTTCTTTTATACCTGGTTTTTCATACTCGACGTCTATACCGTTTATAAGATCATTACAAGCATCGTTAGATAGCATCGTATCTATCATTAGTTCTAACTTGTCAACCTCATGTTGCAGTAAACACATCTCGCCACCTGATATTTCTTTATAGAGCTTTGTATTTCTTGTTGATGATTCTATTATCCTATACTTTTTAAGCTTATCTGGCTCAAGTATTGCTGTGTGAAAATAACCACCTATTAAGAAATTAATGTTAGGCTTTTGCTCTGCGCTTAGCGCTAATGGATTAGTTAATAATGTTGATATATCAGAGTTACTTCTAAATTGTCTACCAAATTCTCCGTAGTAGTCCTCATCGTTTCTAAGTCTCTCAATAGCATCATTTAAAACTTTTTTATCCATTTATAATGTTTTAAGTTTAGTTTCTATCTCACTTGATAGATCATATTTGGCCTTTATGGTTTCTAATTTACCACCTTTTTTAATAAAGTCTACAGCTTTTGGAAACGCTGGATCTTTTTCTGAGGTTAAAGTACTTTTTGTTTTCTTACTTGTAGTACCGTGTGTATTAGTAGCATCACTGTCCGCAGTGTCATCAATCAGAAATAAATTTCCGAGAGCATATTTTTTGCCATAACTAGAAGCACTACCAAATTGCTGAGGTACATTCATACCTTTTTGATTCATATCTACACCTACTATAGCTTGAGCAATTATTTCAGATTGTCCATCGCTTAATACAGCTTGAGACTCCATTACTGGTATACCTGCTATTTCTTTTAGTGTTTCGTTGATAGTTACATTTACTTTTAGTTTTAATAAAAATGGTTTTACAGCTTCTAATATATCTTCAGCTGATCGATAGTTGTATCTACCGAAAGAATTAAATCTTGATTTCTTAGCTTTTAATTCAGTTTGAATTGTTGCTAGTTTTTCATTTAAAGTCATAGGCTTTAATTGTTTTAGTTATTATTATAATTACATATATACGTATTTTTTTACGTTAGTTTTATCACCTAACTTACAGTAAGTCAATCACTTGTGAGTGATCTACGTTTTCTATAAGCTTGTTAATAGCTTGCTTTTTTATCTCAGATACAGTCACATAATCACGTGCTCCAGTTATTCCTAGTTTAGCTGCTATTTGTTTTCCTGAATGCTTGTCACAGTCTAAACCATAAGAAAGTCTAATAACGTCTGCTTCTTTTTCAGATAAATATTTATTTAGTATACTTAACAGATAAGAGTTTAGTAAATTTATATTATAAACCTCAGATTTATCAGGTATTGAATTACTCCAAGACTCACCGTTTTCATTATCATCCTCATGCGGTTTATCAAGACTTAAGAACACTGAATTAAAAAACAAAGCAACTGCTTTTTTGTCATCAGGATTTTTACGTATTTCGTTTAGCTTATGCTCTGGTATTCTAATATTACCTCTACATATATCTATACGTCTTCTTATAGCTCCTTTGATTCTTTTACTTAAAAACGATTTTAAAGTTTTTTCAACGTCTTCAGATTCGTGTAAAACAGTCCAGTCTAACCTGTCGACAGCTCTAACTAGTCCTTCGCAACCACATTGTATAAGATCATTAATACTTAATACACCTGAAGCTTGATCAGATGTTGAAAACTTTCTAGCTAAGTTCTCAACTAGTGGTATAAATTTTACTATAAGTTCATCTCTAGTATATTCATCCCAAAATTTACCATCAAGATTAGCTATAGATTTTTTAACATCTGCTTTATACCTTATGTAATTTTGTATATTATATTTCTTCATATTGATCTATTTTTTCAAATGCTTTTGCCATTAAGTTATCGTTTGCATAGTATATATTACCTATACTAGCCATCCACTCATTAAAGTTTTGTCTCATAATTGCTGATTTAATAATTCTTTTTCTTTTTTTAATTCATTACCCATATTTCTATATATAGTTCTAGCAGAGCAATCTAATAGACCTGCTATTCTAGTTATTGTTATTTTATTACCATCGTCGTGAAGATCTAGCATGCATTGATATATTGATTCTTCATCTATTACAGATGATCTACCTACTAATTTACCTACTATTTTCATTTTTTCACTTAATGTTAATCCTGTGTATTCTTTAAATATAATTTTACGTGATTTATTTTTAGGTGGTTGTTCAAGATCAGACATCAAAACATCGTATACCATTTGCTCAAAATGCCAACTACTTATTTCAAATGTTACAAAGCCATTTATCTTGTTACATATGAAAATACATATATCAGAGAATTTATCGTGAGTTAATTGAGGGTTTAAGTACCATATAACTAGCATGTGCCACTTCAAGCTTTTATAAGTATTTATTTTAGCCTTACTGCGGAACAATGTATAGCATTCGTTTGTACCGTTCTCATAGTAACTACCCCAATCATATACCTCTGTTGGAATATCATTAATGGGATCTCTTCTATATATAATACGATGCTTATTAAAAAAGTCTAATTTTCTATTGTATGACATTAGCCAGTTACTATTATATCTAAAGGCCTATTGTCACAGTCTACACTTTCACAATAACCTAATGTTTGGTATATTATATTTTTTTCATTAAAAAAATCTTTTTGTTCTAGCCTCATTTCCTCGAATAATTGTTTAGTTCTACCCATTATTTCTAGTTATTATTTGTTCGCTTGCGCTTTTTACAGTGTGTTTTTCGTTTTCATAATAATTCCAGTATGCTGATACACTGTCACCTTGTACTTTGTACTCTTCTGGCATACATTGTGGTGGTTCTGTAAAAGTATTGTCCGGTATTCCTAATGGTAATTGTTTTAAAGGTTCTTTGCATTTAGTTATTGTTAAGTGTATTTTATTATATCTTTTAGTATACTCTTCGCCTAGTGCTATCATATGATTATACAACCACATGTATTGCTTTGCGTTTTGTCTACACCATATAGTAGACGGATGATTGTAATGCGCTTTCTTATAAGGCACTTTAACCATCGGATAATTAAGTTCGGCATAATGATGATGTGCCGTACAGAGCATCTGGGCTGATTCTAAGATCATCTTTACGACGTGCTTGTTATATTGTATGACTGCAGCTTTTTTAGGATCAGAATTTAAATAAAATATATTCATAATTTTGCTTTTAAATCTATTATTTTGCTATTTATTTTACTAGCTAACGTGAAGTTTTGATCTTCAACAGCTTTGTCTAATTCTTGCTGTAATTCGTCTATCTGCATGTGTATTATTTCTTGCTCAGACATCATACGCATATTACCAAAGCCGTCTTGTTTAATATTCTCCATTGATATTTGAAAGTCTTGATTCCATTCGTCTTGCTTTGCTTCTAAGTGATCTATAATAATTTTAGCTGCTAGTTCGGCTATTTTAGTAATATCTTTTTCTGTCATTTATTGCTTTTTAAATGTGTTCATAAGTTTTTTGTTTATTATATTATCTATAGTTAATTGTATTTAGTTTGTACTAGTGAAATACTAAACCTACTTTATTAGTGTTATTAAACCACTTAGTAGCCATTAAATCAATAGAGCTGGCATCAGTATACGAAGCCCTATCAAGATCAGCATGGCTTGAGAAAATTTTAGTGTGTCTATGCTTTGTCTCATCTATTAAATGTTTTTGTTTTCCAGAGTCACTGAATATTATATCGTAATTACTTGGTAATGAGGTTTTTAACATCATATCAATCATGTTGGTGTAACTGTAAAACCGTACGTTAGGATTGCTATTAGCAATGTCGATCCACTTTTTTAGATATGCGCGAGAATAATAATCGCCGCTATCATGGACTCTGACGTAATCAGGTTTCTTCTTACGTATTTCAGCGTTCATAGCATCAACAAACATGTCAGTCTTGCTGAGTTGATAACGCTTTTCAAACGCAGGTTTTACGTTACTCCAGATGTAGGCTCCTTTCTTGGCATAACAGAATTTAACACAACTGTCAGCCATTGGGCACGTCAGTTTCCCGCTAGCAGATTTGTAGGCAGGAATACCGAAGTTAAAGACCCGGAACCCGAGTTCTTTTGATGTTTTTTTTAGTTTAGAATTTTGTGTTAATAAGTTCATAATTTTTTATTATATTATCTATTAGCGATCGTATTTAGTTTGTATTAATCAAGCAACACGAAGTATGCTTCTGTATTATTTTTACGAAACCAGTTTAACGCTTTTTGAAACTCACTGACTTGTTTAGGTGTAACAGTTTTAGGTGCTACTTCAAATATATATTGGCTACCCATAATATAATCGTACATTGAGAGCTCGAGGCTGTTGAGTGTATAGCATTCGCCACTGAACGGATTGGTTACTGTTTCACCTTCACCATATATGGTTCCTTTAAACCATTTAGGTACTGTTTGTTTTTTAGTTTTCATTTTTTAATTCTTTAAATATTAATTCACCTTTAACAGCTCTTTCGATAGTTAGACCATAATGATTAGCTACAATCTCATACCTGGCTCTGTCTTTAATTATTTGACTAGCATAGTTTAAATACCTATAGTCTTCATCTACTGTTAGATTTATAGCTCTTGAGCTACCGTCTAAAAAACTACAATCTTGAGAGATCATTTCTATATATTGTAGCGTGTTTATAGGGTTAACTATTTTATGGTTATAACCTTCATTAAGTAACTCATCTATAATTTCGTCTTCCATTTTACATAATAGATCTTCGTAGTGTCTAGTGATAGCATCTTCAACAAAGTCATAGTTGTCACAGTATATCTGATTGTAGTCAGGTATTACTTCGTATAACGCGTCTGTAAGTTCGTTTTCATAGTAGTACACATCTTCGTTTACGTTTATACGAGTTGTATCAGCGGCAGCTATCCATACAGAGTAGCCGTCAGCAGTTGACTCTTCGTATACACTGAAGTCTGGGTTTCGCCATTGATCAGTTATTCACATTCATAGTGTGCAAGTACTTGGTTTCTAGCATGCTCGTCGTCACATCCTTCGATCCAACCTTTCTCGGACATTCTCTGAGTTATTAACTCGTCGGTTATATATTTATTCTTCATCTGTTTCTATTAATTTAGCGATGTATTGCCACACCTTTAATTCTGTTTTATTACTATTTAATACTATATCCATCTCAGTGTGATGTAACACCTCCGTAGTTACCTGTACGTATATCTTCTTTGTTTTGCTCGATTGTAATCAAGAGCATAGACATTCTAGCGAAAGCTTTGTCGCTTGCTCGTTGTTGTAATTCTTGCTTAGTCATCGCCGTCTATTAAAATGTTATCGCCGAATCTGTAGTCCCACGCTGATACTCTTAACGCGTTGATACTACACATGTCATATATATCTCTGATCTCTTGTATAGTTAGCTCACCATACCACTTGCTGCTTTCTAGTTTAGCAATAATTCTTGACGAAGTAAACTTGTAGTCACTTTGTTTAATAAGTTTGATGTACTTGGGTTTAATTGATTGTAGTAAATTGCTCATGCTATTGTTATTTTAAATTCATATATATTATCTGTAGTGTATCGTATTAAATTTGTAACTAATCTTGGTATTTTTTAAGTGTCATACTATTTACTTTATCTAATATTTCATTACCTACCATAGTAAAGTAACCTTCTGAATAGAGAGGTCTTTTACCTTCGCTTATTAGTTCTTTAACATCTTCTTCAGCTTGTTTGATAGCGTGGTTTAACGCTGTTTGGATGAAATACTTTTCAAATCCATTAAATTTAGTTTTACTCATTTTATTTAATTTTAAATTAGGTGCGCAGGAAGGATTCGAACCTTCGACCTCGAGTTTATGAGACTCGCGAGATAACCAACTTCTCCACCGCGCCATTTGTAACTAGTGAGGATTCGAACCTCATACCCGTCGGTAGCCCATACACACTAACAAGTGCACTTGTAAATGTTTTGCCTGACCTAGTTGTCGGTTTTCTTATTTAGAGAGAGCTATATACCGTAAAACTCTACTATTCGCCAGACATTCCCCACACTTTGTCGCGGTCGTTATTTATTCGCTGACTAATAAACACATTAGAGGATCTTCGTTAGCTTAACTACTTAAAATACCGTAGCCGTACTAAGCCCTCCACCGTGTTTATATTCTTTTATACAATACACCATCAACCTCGATTACGTCTTGCACTGAGTCTAAGTCGTAGTTTTTTATTAAGTATTTTTCTAGATACACTAATCTAGCAAGGCCGTTAGTTATTTTTACTCTTTGTTTACCTACATAAGAGCTCATATTTAACTCGCTATTGTCACCAAGTGTCATATAATAATTAGTTATTGATCTTTGAGGATTTAGTTGATAGCAAGATAAATCTTTAAATCTAGTTCTTATTATTTTACGCACCATACCTGATTTGTATGTAGCAAATTTACATAAACCATACTTTTTGTGGTTAAGTTGGAACGTTCTAGTACCATTTTCACGTTGTGTATTTGTAGTTACATCAGTTAGTAGTGGGTACTTAGCAAGCATTAACTCTACATACTTGTCTTCTAGCTCTTTTCGGCGAGCTTGCCATTGTGTTAGTGTATTCATATTATCTTCGTCTTTGTGATTTATGTACAAGTGCACTTAGCTCTTGACTTACTATTTGAATTGTATTACCTGTTTTATGGTAAGTAATTGGAACATAAGAATGTTTTTTTACTTCAGAACAGGGTGGACATGTCTTATATCCTAAGTTTAATCGGTAAGGGTGGACCTCGTCGCCGCATTTACAGTACATAGTTTATTATTTTTTGTTACATATATATTATCTAGAGTTAATCGTATTGTTTTTGTAAAGTTTTTCTATCGACTCACTAACAACGTAGTCATGTAGTTCACTGTACTCATCACCGTCTAAATCTTGATCCGCTATTTGCCAATCAACACTGTCTTCTATTAGTTGCAGTGTAATTTCAGCTATTCTTTCTGCTATTTCGTCTATTTGCTTTGTTATACTCATTTCTATTCTTGATTTATTAGTTCATCTATTTCACAGAAAAGCATATCATCTATCTCTGCTCTGCTGTATACATCTTTATACTCTTCATAGGCTAAATCCCATGGACTTTTAACTATTTGTTTGCTCATATATTCTAGTTTTTAACTCGTTAATTTTATCTTTTAAATACCAATCGTCCTCATAGTTGAGGTTAGCGTACATTGATAGCTCTTGTAATATATCTGCTGTTGATTTCATGTATATATTATCTTACTTTTTTCGTATTAGTTTTGAACGACACTCCTGAGTTATGGTAAGTCCACAACTTGGTATGAGCGTGTTTCCTGCCTTTAGATCCCGCTCCTTTAGACTTTGTTTTCACCATTTTGTGCTCTTTTTCAGTGAAAGGTTTACAAAATTCACCTTTAGTCACAGTTTTACGATGGTGTATAGCATCAGCTTTTCTTTTCTGATCTACGTATGCACACATTTCTTTCATTGTCATCATAGTATTCTTTTTAATTCTTGTTTAATTGCTAATATATCTTCGTCGTCTACTTCTATGTCTTCGTCAGAGTGCATTTCTCTTTCCCATACAGTATTATATATAGTGTTATGAAAGTTATTACTTATTACTTCATCTAGTTGATACGCTATTCCCTTTATTTCATTCTTTGTCAGCTTCATACTACTTGTATATTATATTAATTAAATCTTCTACTAACATTTCTTCAGTTTCCTCTTCTGCAGGAACACAGTCAACTACTACAAATTGCTTTATTTTGTCTATAGTTTGCTCTTTACTTAAGTAACTACTCATAAATTCGAAGTGACTTATAGTTTCTTCTGACCAGTGGAATAAACTCATATTACGCCCACGGATTATTAGACTTTTCTATATAAGTTAAACCTTCGTGGTTAAACCACTCGATAACACCCTCTTTTTCTTGTTCTTGATCGTACATGAAGGCAAACTTACTTGGTAGTTCACCGATTAAATAACCTTTGTAAGTTACATCGTTTAGTCTCGCCATTGGCGCTTGATTCTTTTTGTCTTTGAAAAATTTAATAGTATTCTGCATAGTTTATTATTTATTTACATTAATATTATCTCGCTTTAATCGTATTTATATTGTAAGAAGTGTTTAGTTGCTTCGTACTCTAATTTATTAAGCTCTACGTGGTGATTAGCGTTCTCGACTAAGTAATCGATCTCGTCTTTCATTCTCTGCAAAGTTAATTTAGTAAAACTACTTGTTTTCACATGTTGTAGTAGATCATTATCGCTACATAGATACATAGTATTGATCTCACCCTTCCAGTTTTCTACTTGTATTTTCTCGTAAGTATATCCTTTATATTCCATATTAATTTCTTATCGCGAAGGCGGCAGCGCTACCTAGCTCGGTTAATACTCTGTTTACTTTCTCTAGTGTTAACAACACTCTTTTATTTAAACTTCTCATCTGTTTGTTTCTTTATAAAATTCTATTCTGTTAAGAACGTCTTTTCTAGTTACTTTACCTTCCATTTGATCTAAGATATCGCTAGTTAGATCTATTATTTTACCATTATCGCATGTTAATGTTACTTGCATAGTATTACTTTTTATTATAGTTATTAATTGTTACATAGATATTATCTATAGTGACTTGTATTAGTTTTGAAACTTGATTTTAGAGGTGTACTATTATTTACTCCATGAAATAGTATGGGAAGTTTTATACTACACCTCTCTGTACAAGATACTACTCAGTTATAAGTAGTTCTCTTGTTATTACAGGCATTGAAGTGCTTGAAGTGTAGGATTTATACTTTTCCCAGCACGCCATTGCTTCTAATTTGTTCTTCATTACTTCGAACACTTGATCGTGATTGTACTTTGCAACTTTACCACTTTTGAATGTTACTTCAATGATTTGATTTTTACCAATAAGTGATTTTCTTACTACGAATCTTTTACTTTTTAATACTTGCGACATAATTTATTTATTTAAGTTAATATTTATTTTCATGTATATTATCTGAAATGAAATGTATAAAGTTTGTACAAGTGCTCTACGGCGGGGGAGTGAGGTGCTATACAAAGTGCTATACACTTTTAGGGGGTGAGGGGGTTTTACTTAACTGTCGCGTAGGACGGAGTCTACTCTTCCGATCTTATTTCAGGATCAGGCCAAGAAAAGTGTGACATTAGCCTATTAGGTTAAGATAGTAACAGGCTATTGTCATAGTTTTTACAGATGCTCATCAATCAACATATTGAGATCATCCCACAGTTTTCCAGTTTGTTTTGTATCATACACATTATAGATTGTATATACTTTATTGTCCACTGTCAATTCATAAAGATCATTGTCTTGATCAATTTTAAAAGAAATTTGCATAATTATTAATTTATTATATTATCTAATTCAGTTTGTACTCAATTTGTAAGTATTAGTCTGTGATTAACACAGATCTAACACTCACTGGAATACTTGTACTACTTGTGTAACTCTTGTACTTCTCCCAACAGTTCATTTTTTCAAGTTTCTCTTTCATACACTCGAAGGCGTCGATCATGATTATACTTGGCGAGTCTTTCCCATTTTTGAAAGTAACTTCTATTACTTGGTTCTTACCGATTAACGACTTTCTTACTACGAATCTTTTACTTTTCATTGTTGACATAATTATTTATTATTTAAGTTAATATTAGTTTGAATTATTATAAGTTTTAATAACAAATATATTATCTAAATATCTCTGTATAAAGTTTGATTAAAAATAGTATACATAAAATATAAAGTCAAAACCTCTACGGTAAAACGTACGTAAAAAATCGAAAAAATTCGCGTGATTCTGAAAAAAAAGGGGGGCCCCGGCTTTTGAAAACGTAAAAGGGAAAAATGCGTACACCGTTTGGACAAGGCGCAATACCTTTGCCCTATATTTGTAATAACTTTTTAAATCGATACTATGACATTAGCTAGTTATATTAGATAGTAATAGGCTATTGTCACACTATATAAGTATATGCTGCTAAATTTGTAAAAATAAGCGTTTTCGAGTAAGTATATAGAGTATACTAAAACGGTATTATGGCAAAACCAAGAAGAAAAGGCGGACCGAAGCAAAAATTAAGTCCAGCAGCAGCGAAGGCTAAGGCAATAAGAGACCTTAAATACGCTATGACAGACAGAAGAAGAAAAATGAAAGCAGAAAGCCAAAGAATAGACTGTCCTAAAGGTCAAGACTACGACCATAATACTAAAAAATGTGTTACATCGTCTCATAACAGAGGTGGAACGCAGAATAAGAGTAAAAAAGACGGTACTAAGGCCGAAAGAAGACAAAACAAAAGATAAGCATGGCAATAATATATTCATATCCATACGATCAGACTATAACTGATACAGATGCTTGGGTTGGAACTGACTCTGTCAATAGACAGACTAAGCAATACACGGCTAAAGCAGTGGCGGACTACTTGAATATAAACGGTAAGGTGGCAATTGCAGGGCAAATGAATTATCAGTTTGTTCAAGACCCTTCATTTAAAGCAGGTACTTTTGCTTTTGCAGCCGGAAGCGGTGATGACACACCTTGGTCAAGTATTACATCTATAGTAATATCAAACATGGACCTGTCGGGTCAAATTGTTTCACCTTTCTTAGAGTACTTAGTAGATGAGCAAGTACTGTTTCAAGATGTAGCCGGTAAAGGCTCATTTGGGCATTATATAATGAGAGGGTACACGCAAATTGGTACAACTAACTTTTATACATTAACATTAGAATATTTAGGAGGTAATGGATCTATAGATATGGATCACTATTATACTCTTGTAAACTTTTATCTAGAACTCGGTGCTACAGGTGTTGACAGTGTCAGGGCTCTTGATACTGAGTTTATAGATATGACACCTACGACGCCTCAAACAGGTAACGTAGAGATTACAGCATCATTGTCAGCTACTGGTACGCCTGATAATACTAAATTCCTACGAGGAGATAACTCTTGGGCTAGAGCGAACGAAACATATACATTTGTACAAGCAGGAGCTAGTGCAACGTGGACTGTTCAGCATAACCTAGATAAATTTCCTTCTGTAACTATGGTTTTGTCCACCGGGCAGAAAGGTTACGGAGATATAGTATACATCGATGAAAACAATTTAACAATAACCTTCGCTTCTGCTGAATCAGGCAAAGCATATATGAACTAATTATGGCAATACCTTTTTTAAATAACATTAATCTTAGCGATAATCAATTACAGAACGCTAAGCTACATATCACCGGTACGGCACCAACAGCTGCAGCGGCTCAGATATACTTTGACAGTAGCGATACAATAGCTAAGTACTATTCCAATGCAACAGACACTTGGGTAAGTTTAGTTCAAACTGATTTTGCAAATGGTACATTTGTAAGTCTGACTAATGGAGGAACATCGATAAAAAGAGCGTATACTGTAGACTTATCAGCGGTTGATGGCACCTCTACTTCAGCGTCTAGGTTTTTAACTAAAGACAATACCTGGGCAACAATTCCTTTTGGAGATGTAACTGAAGTACAAGGAGGTACTTATATAAATGTAACAGATCAAACAGGGCCAGTACCTATTGTTAATCATGATTTAACAACTAGAACAGATACAACATCTACAGGCTCTCCTGGTTACGCAGGTACGTTTACAGTTGTAGATTCTGTAACAACAAATACAACAGGTCACATAACTGCTTTAAATGTTAAAACAGTTACAATGCCCTTCCGCTGAAGCTTATACATTTAGTGTAACAGCTGATTCAGGAACTGATCAAACAATAGATAGCGGAAATACTTTAGATATAGCCGGAGGTACTAATATAACCACAGTTGTAGGTGCAACCGATACGGTAACAGTAAATTTAGATGATAGTATAGATCTAGCAGGCGAATTAACAGTGTCTGGAACCGGGCAATCAAGTGTTGCAGGTCAGTTAACAATACCACAAGTACCGTCAGCTGATACAGACGCGGCTTCAAAGCATTATGTTGATCAAGCAGTAACAGGAGCATTGAGTTATCAAGGTGGATATGATGCGGCAACAAATACACCAGACTTAGATTCTTCACCGAGTTCAGCTATTAAAACTGGATGGACATATACGGTTACAGCAGATGGTTTATTCTTCACAGAGCAAGTAAGAGTAGGTGATGTGCTTATAGCTAACAATAATGCACCAACCACATTAGCAGAATGGACAACAGTACAAAATAACATTGACCTTGCGGATCTTACAACGGTAGGTATTGGTAATGTAAATGCCGGTACTGGAATAAGTGTTGCTTATGCATCAGGTACGGCAACTGTAACAAACACAGATACAAATTCTTCAAACACATATGCGGTAACAATAACAGATACGGCAACCATAACTCATAGCTTAGGTACTAAGGATGTTATTATACAGCTTTACGATGTAACAACCGATGAAACTGTTTATGCAGATGTTGAAAGAGGATCTACTTCTGAGGCAACAATTACATTTGCTGCAACACCAACTAATAGCGTTAGAGTTTTGGTACAGAAGATAGGGTAGTAATAATAAAATTTAGTACATGAAGTTTAAAAGCGATATAGAAGTACAGGCTGGTATAAAAGATAAAGACGGTCAGACGGGAAGCAGTGGACAGATATTAGCTTCAACTGGCAGTCAAGTTGACTGGATAGACCAAGATGCTATAATTTCAGCAGCTTCTAAATTAGTTGTAATAGCTTGTAAAAATACTTCAGGCGCAACCATAACCAAAGGTACTCCAGTTTATCAAACAGGTACAGTTGGTGCTACAGATGTTATTGAAGTAGCTGAAGCTGATGCTTCTGATGAAGATAAAATGGCTGCTATAGGGTTATTACAAACTAACATTGATAACAATGATTTTGGTAACGTAGTAATAACAGGTGAGCTTTTAAACTTTACAACATCACCTATAGACGGTGTAACACCTACAACTGGAGATACAATATATGTAAAACCAGGGGGTGGACTTACCCTTACAAAACCAACAGGAGTTAATTTTATACAAAACGTAGGTTTAGTTGGTAAAGTATCTGGCGGTAACGCTGGATCACTTACTGTATCTTCTATAATGAGGAGCAACGATGTACCGACTCCTTTATATATAGATCACGATAATCAACGCTTAGGTATCGGAGCGACTAGTCCTAATGCTAAGTTAACAGTAAAAGGTTCTGGATTAACTAGTCAAGACTTTTTTCACATAGAAGATTCTGGAGGAGTTAGAATGTTAGAAGTAACTTCAGATGCGGCTGGAAATACAACTTTACAAGTAAAAGATACTTCAGGGACAACAAAAAGCTTAATAAACTCCTCAGGTAATTCGTACTTTAACGGAGGCAACGTAGGTATAGGCACTACAAACCCTAGTGCAAATTTAGATATAGAAGATGCTAGTGGAGTTACTATTGATATAAATAGTTCAACCGGAGATGGTCAGTTTAGATTCCAAGACAATGGAATAACCAAGTGGTCGGTAGGAAGAGATAATACTCAGCAAAATTTTGTTTTCTCTAGTTCTTCAGGTTTAAATTCTGATAATGTATTAACCTTAGCTCATTCCTCTGGTAACGTAGGTATAGGAACCACTAGTCCTAGTGAGAAGTTAGAGGTTGATGGTATTATAAAAGTAGTACATACAGATGATTCTTACGCAAACTACAGAGGACACGGGGTGTTTTTTAATAGAACTGAAAACTACTTAGCTCCCTTAGCTGATAACACTTCTACTCTTAATATAGGCTATAATGGTGCTAAATGGGGAAATGTAGAAATTAATGGTGCTTTTATTAAGTTTGAGAATGGACCTAATGAATTTATGCGTATTGCTAGTTCAGGTAACGTCGGGATTGGTACGACTAATCCTAGTGCTAAGTTAGAGGTTAGTGCGGGCGTAACTACAAGCGTAGATATAGCTCATTTCTCAAACTCTAACAACATTGCAAAGGCTAAGATATCTTTATCTGCTAATAGCAGTGGAGAGTTATCTTTAATTGATGGAAGCAACAATACTGATGTTTTTATAACATCAAACGGGAATTCATACTTTAACAGTGGAAACGTAGGTATCGGGACGACCTCTCCTGGTAAAAAACTAGATGTTGTTGGTAATGCAGACGTAGGAGTTGCTAAGTTTTCTCATACTACAAATGGTGCTTATGGAAGTATACTACTAGGTACGGTAAATTTATTTACAGGAGACAATGGCAACTACTCTTGGAAAAATGGTAGTAATACGCGCATGGAGCTCAGTGGGGCGGGAGCATTAAAACTAAACACGTATACAGCTGGTACATTAGTATCAGATGCTTCTGGTAATATCACAGTATCAAGTGGCGGTGGCGCTGGCGGTCCTTACTTACCGCTTGCTGGTGGTACAATGACTGGGACTAATGGTGTTTTGATGCCTGATAATTTTAGGTTAAAAATAGGTACAAGTGAGGATTTATTAATTTTTCACGATGGTACTGATTCGCAGATATTTAATCAAGCAGGTGATTTAAAAATTAGAAACGACCAAAACGATGGCGATATAGTTTTTATGTCAGATAATGGATCTGGCGGGGTTGAAAACTATATACAAATTGACGGTAGTGAAGGAAGAACTTTATTTAATAAAAATACAAGATTAAATGATAATGTAAAAGCACAGTTTGGTGGTTCAGGAGATTTTAATATATTCCATAATGGCTTAAATTCTTATATAGAAAATGATACTGGAGATTTATACATAAGAAGTAATTTTCAGGACAGAGATATTATTTTACAAAGTGATAATGGTGGTGGTGGTATTGCTACATATATTCAAATAGATGGCTCTAAGGGCTCAGTAGAATTAAATCATTATGGAGCTAAAAAGTTTGAAACTACAGCAGGAGGCACAATAAACACAGGAACAATAGATTCAACAGGAACAATTACTGTAACAGGAGCAAACGGAAATGTAGGTATAAATACAGATACAGGAAAATTATTGCTGGGTGCATCGTATGACCTACAAATATACCACGATGGTAACGATAGTTATATTAAAGATTCAGGAACAGGAGATTTAAGAATTGACACGAGTAAGTTTAGAGTAAGAAGCGCGGGTGGTGCAGAAAGCATGATAATAGCCACAGAAAATGGTTCAGTTGATTTATATTATAACGATTTAAAAAAGTTTGAAACTCAAAGTTCGGGCGTTAGTGTATCAGGTGGTTTAACAGTCTCAGGAACTAATTCATTTTTAATAGAATCAAATTCTACAGCAGCAACATTTAATTTAAACAGTTCTGTTAGAGGTTTTGATTTTATAAACAATAACGGAACTCTATTAAACTTAGATAGTGCTGGAAATGGAACTTTTGCTGATCAAGCGTTTGCAACAACAGCAACCTCTTCTGGAGACGCATCATCAACCCTAACAACAAAAGGCTATGTAGATGGTTTAATTACTGGAGCTACAATATATAGAGGTGCTTGGGATCCAAGTGGTGGTGGATATGGTTCACCTGATTTAAGCGGTGTAACTCAAACATCTGGTTACTATTATATATGTAGCGCTGCTGGTACCGCAGAGCCTAACGGTACAGGTACTGAACCTGACACTTGGGAAACTGGTGACTGGGTTATATACAACGATGTTAGTGGCACAGGTCAATGGCAAAAAATTGATAACTCATCTGTATTGTCAGGTGTAGGTACAGGTCAAACTGTAGCTTTATGGGAGGGCGCTGGTTCTGTTACAGATTCAGAAACTTTAGGTAACGCACCAATAACAGTTAGTGGTAATGATACAACTTTTGCAGGGAGCGTAACTGTTGGTACTAAATTAATGATTACATCTTCTTCTGATTATATTGATGTAATTAGTGATGATTTATATATTGTTGCGGCAGATAAAAATATTTTATACTCAGGTAACGCAGAAACATTAAGATTAGACGAATCTCAAAACGCAACTTTTGCAGGGGATGTTTATATTCCTGAATATATTTATCACAGTGGAGATACGAATACTTATATAAGATTTACAGCTGATACACAGACCTTCAGAACAGGAGGTGATGATAGATTAATATTAACAAACACTACCGCAACTTTTGCAGGTAATGTAAGTTTAGGAGACGCTAAATTCATTAAATGGGGCAATGGTAATCAACAAATTTTAGGGAATAATACCTCTGGCTTGTCGTTATACAGCAACGGTGAAAGAATGCGTATTCTTACAAATGGCAACGTAGGCATCGGGACGACTAGTCCTAGTGCTAAGTTGCATTTAGAAGGAGACGCTATTATTGAAGGCGTTTTAAGAGCTGACAATGTTAATTTAGGATTAGGAGGAGCTATTAAATTAAAAGCTTCAAATACCTTAAGCGACCAGTATGTTGCTTTTGGAACAACTCCTTCAGGTAGTAGTGGTAACGCAACTTTTACAGAAAAAATGCGTGTTACTTCAAGCGGTAACGTAGGTATCGGCACGACTAGTCCTAAATCTAAATTAGATGTAGATGGGGGAGTAAAGATAGGTGATGATACAGATACAGCTTCAGCAGATAAAGTAGGTACAATGAGATATAGAACTGATACAGAGTATGTAGAGGTTGATGGAGAAGAGTTAGTTACTAATGGAGATTTTGCAACTGATAGTGATTGGAATAAAGGGGCAGGGTGGACAATTAGCGGAGGTTCTCTTAACGGTTCCTCAACAACTTCAACAGCTTTTCAAATAAATACGGGATTGGTGTCAGGTAAGATATACAAGGTGGTTTACACTATATCAAACTACGTTAGTGGTTCTGTCAGGATAGAGCTAGGAAGTGGGAATGTTTCTGTAGGCAGTATAAGGAGTGCTAATGGAACATACATAGAGTACATAGAAGCGTTAGGAGATGATAGATTATATTTTGATGGTGGTGTATCTTTCACAGGCTCAATAGACAACGTATCAGTAATAGAGGCAACAGAAGAAGATGCAAGCTACGCAGATATGTGTATGCAAACAGGTAGTTCAACATACGAATGGGTTAACATAGTAAGAAATACATATTAAATGAGTACAGGAAAAACATATTCAACTAAATACCTATTAGACAGTAATAATAATAGAGGAAGCGAAGGTCAAATATTATCAACAACTTCAACAGGTATAGACTGGGTTGACGCTAACTCGGTGCCTGGAACAGGTCTCTGGGTTACTAGTGGTAACAGTATATATAATAGTAATTCGGGTAACGTAGGGATTGGGACGACTAGTCCTGCCAAACAATTAGTAGTTAGAAGTAGTGCACCTTGGATAAGAATTGAAGAAGATTCCGCTAGTAATAAACGATTAGACTTATGGGTTGATCCAACTTCAGCTATTGGTTATATTGGAGCAAATCAATCAGCTCAACAATTAAGTTTTCAAACAGGTAGTAGTGATAGAATACGTATACTAAACAACGGCAATGTCGGTATCGGGACGACTGCTCCTGGGGCTAAACTTGTAATATCAGGAGGCGGTGGAGCAATTAGTGATAACGGATTTCAAATTAATAGCAGCTACGGGTTTAATGGAACTGGAGTTTTAGAAATTAATCCTTCAGCCACATCACATATACCTTTATCAATCCTTTCAAAAAATGGGCAAACAGCAAACCTTGTTAATGTAACATCTTTTGGTGGAACTGCAGGCAACTTGTTTAACGTACAATCCTCAGGCAACGTCGGTATAGGTACTGATAGTCCTACAGCTAGACTAGATATCTTAACAAACTCAGCTACGGGAAATGGTGATATTGATAAGCACATTAGATTTAGAGCTGATAATGGAGAGCAGCGTTTTAATTTTAAAGTTGGACAAAGTGGTAATGCAGCTAATCTTGGAATGTATGACGGAGATGAAGTTCAAAAGGTTAAAATAGATACAAATGGAGACTCATATTTCAACGGCGGTAACGTAGGGATCGGTACAACTAGTCCAACAGGTTACAGACTAGTAGTGGAAAATACATCTGAAGATTTACTAAAATTACATAATTCAACAGATGGTTTAGATGCATTAATTTCATTTACAAACCCTGGAGGAACTTTAGGTAGAATACAAGGAATAGATAATGGTGGTTTAGGATTTGATGTAGGTGATAACGCTGGCGGTATTATTAGCAATGCAATGTTTGTTAAAAACAATGGTAACGTCGGGATTGGAACGACTAATCCAAGAGGTAGTGGATGGGATGAATCATCAACAGTTTTACACCTTTATAAAAATTCTACAAGCGGAGGATTATTAGCTTTAGAATCAAGCAACACTAAAGCGATTATTAATGCTGGGAATAATCAATTAGCAATGTTTACGACTACTGGTGACCCTATTAGATTTGGCACAAATGGTTCAGAACGAATGCGTATTGATACTTCAGGTAACGTCGGCATTGGGACAACTAGTCCTACTTCAGCTAAATTAGTAGTTGCGGGAGATATTGATGTTTGGAGCTCAACAAACACGCTTTTAAGATCTTCACATAATGGAAGTTACGGAAGCTTACAAACTTTTACAAGTGGACAGTATGGGATTTTGGCACTTAATCCAGGAGGCGGCAACGTCGGGATTGGTACGACTAGTCCTGGAGAGAAACTACATGTGGATGGAAAAGCTTTTATTAATGGGCAAATATACGGAGGTTTTGGAGCACTAACAACTAGCGGAACTCTAGACTGGAACGATAGCACAAATGCTAGGTCTGGTAATGGTCACACGTTGTTAAGAGGTAACGCAACTAACGGACCTGCTGGCGGTGAATATTACCACCCATTTTCTTGGGAATATGCTGGCTATGATAATGATGGTAATATGACGCAGTTTGCTATTCCTTACTCTACCAATAATACAGGTATGTATTATAGAAGTAGATACAGCGGAACTTGGAATGACTGGGCTGAAATTGTTACTACAACAAAAACTTTACCCGGCGGTCCTTATCTACCACTTTCAGCTGGGGCAAGTTATCCTTTGACAGGTGATTTGTATCTAAAAACGGCCTCAAACCAAGGTAATTTATTCTTTGGTACTGCTGACGCTAATTATAAGATTTTTGGAGGTGGTACTTATGGTTACATGGGCTATAACACTGGCGGGTATCATAGATTTTTAACAAGTGGTGTAGAAAAAATGCGTATCACTAGCGCGGGCAACGTAGGTATTGGAACGACTACGCCTAGTAATCCATTGCATGTTTATTCAAGTGATAATATTTTAGCTACTTTTGAATCTACAGATTCAATATCTGAAATAAGAATAAAAGACGATACAAAGTATACTAGATTACTAACAGTAGGAGGTCATTTTAAAATAATGCCTAATGACGGAGTTGAAATGGCTGTCTTTCAAGGTGAAACAGGAAACACACTTTTTAATGGAGGTAACGTCGGGATCGGAACGACTAGTCCTGATGGCAAATTAGATGTTGCGCAAAATATGACAGCAGGTACTACTACTGCGTTTACAAGTCCTCATTTAAGTTTAACAGCGTTAAATGCAACAGATAATACAGGGTTTGTGGGAATGACATTTGCTACAAGCGATAGCGTTAATTATGGATGGTCTTGGGGAGCATTAAGAACAAATGGAGGCTTAGGAGATATGGTCTTGAGAAACCATTATAATTCAGCACAGGGTACAGAAAAAATGCGTATTCTTGCTAACGGCAACGTCGGGATCGGGACGCCTAGTCCTCTACAAAAATTAAGTGTTGTAAGTGACTCAAATAGTCAAACTGACGTGAGTATTGGTAACACTGGTAATGGTGTTTCTAGATTATATATAGATGCTTCTAATGGAGACGTGTCAGGTAGTGATTATATATGGTTTGGTCAAAACAATGATTTAACGAGTGAAATACAAATAACTCAAAATGCCGGATCATTCAATTTAAAATCTTCTCCAGGTGGTAGTTCACAAACTAATTTTACCATGACTCAAGCGGGTAACATAGGTATCGGTACGACTAGTCCTACAGCAGCAAAATTAGTTGTATCTTCTGATACAGCACCTCAATTATTAATTAAATCCCCAAGCACAGGTAGTAGTGCTGCTCAAATATTACTTGAACATAATGATGGGCTTACTCAGAATGCTAGTATAACATTTGATCAAGCAGCTCAAAACACACTTACAATAGCAACTGGATACCAAAGCTCAACTGATTTAAATAGAATTAATATAGCGCCTGCTGGAGATGTAGGTTTAACTGTTAGAGGTGGAACTGGTTCTAGCAGTGGTAACGTAGGTATCGGAACTACTAGTCCAACAGAGCTGCTAAACATTGAATCAGCCACTACCAGCCCTTCAATTCTTGTAAAAGCATCCGGACAAACCGGGAATACCACAACTACCGCAGAACTTATTTTATCTAATGGTAGTTTAAGTAGTAATGATTCTGCACCAAAGGTCATTGCGTACCGTACTGCCGATTACTCAATAGCAGCACTAAGGTCATCAGGACTTAAGTTTCAGACTACCAATGGTAATGCTCCCGTAACGGCTATGACCGTCAACAATGTAGGTAACGTAGGTATAGGAACTGATAGTCCCTTCTTCACAAGTACAACAAGAAAAACACTTAGTATAAACGGTACTAGTTCTTCTAATCTTTCATTTGGCGCTAATGGAACAGCTTACGGTAATATATATGTAGCCTCAAACTCAATGGAAATTGGGACACAAACGTCAGCAAACCCTTTAGGATTTATTATAGGCGGCTCAGAAAAAATGCGTATTGCTTCTGACGGCAACGTTGGGATCGGGACGACGAGTCCTGTAGCTGCTGTTGATATTACAAGAGTAACTCCACAAATCACAACTTTTCATCCATACTTACAATTAAGTCAAAGAGGAACAGTTGCTGATTCCAAAACAGGTATATCATTTAGAAATACTCAATACGACTGGGATTTAGGGAAGATTGCAACTGAACGTCAAGGCTCAAGTAACAGTTTTGATATGGTGCTTTATAGTGCTAACTCAGGTACTTATAATGAAGGTTTAAGAATAGACCATGCAGGTAATATTGCTATCGGAAATGATGACCCAGGTGCTAAGTTAGATGTTAAAGGAAACTATGGTGACGTTATAAAAGCAATAAGTGGGTCACAGAATATAACAACTAATTTCGTAGCGCCATCAACGGGTAGTGGTCTTAATAATATAATTTCAACAGCGGGGAAGTTTAATATAGGAACGTCTGATGCTCAGCCTTTTAGTCTTTTAACTAATAGCATATCTAGAATAGCTATTCTTTCCGACGGTAAAGTAGGGATTGGAACTACTAGTCCTAGCCAAAAGTTAGAAGTTGCAGGGAGCGTTGCTGTAACTGGAACCAATGTAACAGTTGCAAACGCATCAAACCCTTATATATATATAAACGATACAGATGCTGGTGCTGGTATATTCCAGCAAGAAGGTAATACTACAAGGATAGGTTCTGATTCAAATACTCAAGTCGTACTTGTTCAAAACAATGCAACTGCAGTTACTATAGACACAAGTAAAAACGTCGGGATTGGGACGACGAGTCCTGATTATAAACTTGAAGTAAATGGTACATTAGGTGTAAATAGAACTGATGGTATTATTTTTGCGGGCAGTGCAGCACCAGGTTATGGTAACAAAATAACTGTAGATACAAGTAACGACTTTATTTTTAGCACGTCTCTACCTAGTGCTCCATACACTACTTCTGAAAAAATGCGTATTGCAAATAACGGAGCAACAACTTTTACTTCCACTGTAACAGCTACAAACTTCATATTATCTTCTGATGAAAGACTAAAAGAAAATATTGAAAAAGTATGTGATAATAGAGTTAAAGCAGATTGGAAAACTTTTGAGTTAAAAACAGAAAAAGGACAGAAAAGATATGGTGTTATAGCTCAAGAGTTAGAAAAGACTAACCCTGAGTTTGTAAGAGAAGACAGTCAAGGATTTAAGTCTGTAGCTTATATAGATTTACTAATTGCTAAAATTGCTGAGTTAGAAGCAAGATTAGAAAAACTAGAAAAATAATGGCAGTACCAAATACAGACACGTTTACGCTTGATGATGTTTTGCAAGAACTAGGATTGGGCGATGGAGACTCTTTGCAAGATTGCTTTGATGATGCTACTTCAAGTAGTTTTGATACGAACTATAACCCTAATTCAGACGGTACAGATAATAATCTTTTGAATTTTAGAAACTATGGAGGTACACAGACAACTACTTTAACAGTTGCTCAAAGCCCTGTAAGTGGAGGTTCTTCACACGTGGATTTAGGTAATCAAAGTACTAGTTCTCAAAATATCTCATACACTTGGGAGTACGTATCTCAATCGGGAGGTAGTGGAGTTGATGTACAATACGGAGGAGTGACAAGGTCTACCGGTTATGTTACACCCACAATTACTAGTTCTTTTAATGCTAATCAATATAAACCATTTACATTTGGGTCAGGAGGACATAATACAACCGTTTACTTTAAGTTTACTTTAATAAGTGCAACTGTAGATATTGTACCGTCTTCACCAAATAATTCTGCAAATACTCAAACATTAATACTATTATAA